GCGAAATATCTTAAAAAAAAAAATAAGGAGATAATATACTCAATCTCTGCTCGTCGTGTATTCGATCAATATCGGTTACACCGGACAATCTTTCATTATATCCTTACCTCTTTTCCTTTGTGAACATTGGATTATAGCTAATCAAAGAATCCTTCTGCTCGTCGCACTGTCGTTCATCAACAATCGTGCCGGATTAGATTCTTTGATCTTAATCTTCTGTTCCTCTTCATTATATAGTATTCTTTTTACGCGAATTGATTAGATACGCAGTAGCTAAGCTATTGTGTCAGTTTCCGTTTATGGAAAGTGTTTTCGCATAAAATAAATATTCTATTATGAAGAGGATATAGAAAGGAGGTGTTCTTATGAAGAACATCACAAAAAATATAGGAGAGAAGTTATTGTATGCAGCATTCGCTGTAATAATAATATATTGTATACTGATTGGTATGCAGTATTATGTTAGTGGGCTGTTGTAATAACTTAGGAGAGAAATCTCCTATGTTTTTTTTTAGTTTGAACATAGTGAGAACTACAGTTTCCGTTTATGGAAGGTGACGCGTAAAAGTAACATTATATATTGAAAGGAGGTGATACTATGACGGGAAACCATCAAAAGGTTTACGTTGTTATAAGAGACTATTCAATCCCTAATCTGGATGATAGCTATTATGATGATCATTATACCGACATTTATGGTATATATCTTGAAAAAGATGTTGCCATGATGAAGGCTAATGCTCTGAATAATAGGACTTATCACGAGCATGAGAAGGATAAGTCTCTTAGGAGCGTAAACTACTCCGTGGTAGAAAGAACCCTACGGTAGTAGCACAGCGGCACTCGGAAAGACGAGCGGAACTAGGGAACCCGAAATATTCCCGGCAAGCACATGGAGCGTAATGAATAGCTCCTATGTTTTTTTTTCTTAAATGTCTTTGAAAAAATATAGGAGTGATTTATCAGTTCCCGAATTTACGGTTTACTGTCACTCCAGTCCCATAACAACTCTAGTTTATAGTCTGGTTTCAGACTTTCGCCAACCTTATACAGCCTATAATGTGACCTTCGGTATCCCTTACAGGATCAGCCGTGATTACAAGATCATCAGCTCCGCGTCCGCATGCCTTAGCTGCATTGGCAGTGATGACTGACACGATCAGTAATGTATCTTCAACAGGATCCGGTAAATCTACCGGGCTGCCAAAAGACATCGTTACTAATTCAATGCTATCAACTTCGCCAATAACAGTCTCTGACTGCGTTGCGCGGGCGATTCCCTCGCTCTCAAAACTTTTCCTGAGATTACCCTCAGAGTCCACAATATGTACTGTATGAGGTGTTAAATTTCTTATTTTCATAAAATTTCCTCCTTTAAGTTAAAATTGTTTTTAGTTCCAATATGTAATATTATTTTCACGCGAATATCTTCTTTCATATACTGAGGAGGTGATAGAATGGTGACATATTTAATATTAACCATAGTAGTAAACATTTTAATACACAAATCTTTATTAAAGACAGTAGATGAATGTAATTCATATAATGAACTGTCTTTACCATCAAAGATTATTGCGCTTATTATAGTTATGTTATTATGGCCAATAATGTTACTGAAGTTTATTTATCTGTTTATAGAAGAAAGGATGTGATAAGATGAAAAATTTCTTTAAAGATCCAAACAAACTAAAAGCTCTTGAGTGGACCTTAATCATACTCGGTTTATATAACGAGTTTTTGATGTGCTTCCCTCACTAGCCTCAGTGTTATGGGCCTAGAAAGGAGGTTTTTATGGCCCTTTCTTTTTTTTTGTTAGACGCGTAAAACTAATGTTATATTATGAAAGGAGGTGATATTATGAGAAACAACTATTCATATGTTGTAATGCGCAACAGCGAAAGCTGGAGCGGCAATGAGTGGATGGGCGGCAATTATGAGCCAGTAGCGGTATTCTCTACGAAAGTAGAGGCTACGAAGTACGCGAATAATCGTCAATCTACTGATGCCGAGGAAGCGCAGTACACCGTATTAAAAGTAGCACGTTACTCTTAATACGCACAGCGGGACCTATCCCAAAACAGGCGAAACTAGGGAATCGTTAGAATCCCGGCTAAAACGGAGCACTGAATTATAGTGCTTTATTTTTTTTTTTGTTTGAACATAGTGAGAACTACTATTTCGATTTATTGAAATTGTGACTAGACGCGAAAAATGAACATTATATTATAGGAGATATAGAATAAATTTAATAATTTAGGAGGATATAGTTATGACAGAATTAATTAAAAAAATGTCGGAAGGTAAAGAGGAATACAATTTCCCCACACCTGATGGACGTCCTATAACGGTCCATGGGGATTCCGAAAGGGATGCCTATGAAAAGTTTAGGGAGTACATGGGTTGGGATTGATATCCTGTACTTCTGACACCTGAAATGATATATGGTGTCATACAAACAACTGAATATTAGATTGATATTTCATCAATCGGACTACTAGGAACGGAATAGGTTCCTATAGTTTTTTGTAATATCTTTAAAAAATGATAGCAGAGAAATTCTCCACTATCTTTTTTTTTGTAATACTTAATCCCAATACGTGGATACATCTTCATATAAGATTGTTTCATTCAGAATGTTCTCTTTTAAAATTGTTTCTGTTTCAATTGGTTTGACAGTAATTTCCTTTATCTCGACCGGAACAAATATTGTTTCTTTAGTTCCATCTTTCTTTGAATTACTATCATCACAACCTGACAACCAAACAATTACTAAAATTGCTATTACTGCCCAAAATATCTTTTTTGATTTCTTCATAATGCTACCTCCATATTTTTATTATAGTATTCCATAATATGGTCATTAATAATCGCGTAAAACTAATTACCTATTATAGAAAAGATAAGGAGGATATATATTATGAAGAAACTATTTAACAAACTTTATAGACTGACAATGACAATAATATGCTGTGGTTTTGCTTTTATAATGATGGCAACTTTATTCAATATTGATATGAAGTTAGCTGCTGTAATAGCATTACCAGTTGGTATACTATTTAACATCATTGACTGGTGTGAAGAAAGAAAAAGAGGACTGTAATTTAGTCCTCCTATCTTTTTTTTGTAAATATTTAGTTTGAACATGGTGAGAACGCGTAAAATGAATATTCTATTATAGAAGAGATGAAAGGAGGTATACTATTATGAAAGTATACGGAATAGAATTAAAGAAACAAAAAAGTGAGGAGCTTAACCATCGTCTTGGTTATCTTAAGAGAAATTTGAAGTTAACAGATTCTCTCGGTGATGTAAGAATTAGTTTTAAGCATCATCAGGAGATTCTTGTAATTGAAGAGGAACTCTCGAAAAGGGCTAAGATTGGAGCGTAATGCTCCTTCTTTTTTTTGTAAAAAATAAAGGCATTATTTTAAGTCGCGCCTTAACGACTTGATGTATTATCTTACATCTCGCAAACTTACCTTTATTCTGCCATCATCTTCAAGGTAATCATAAAACAACATCTTTTTGTTTCCTTCAAAGTTTGCGGTACCACCAAATGATCCCATTTCCCATCCGGCACATCTATCTACTACTTCACCGAATGTATATCTGTCAGTAAGTTCATCTTTTATCATTTGGATCGCTTCTTCACGTCCTTTATCACGACCTACTGAGTATACACCCATCATAAATACTACGATAGATATTACCATACAAAATGTTACCATTACTGATACTACAATTTTTTGTCTTTTTGCCATTATACTACCTCCATTTTGTGTAAAATATCTTTTACTTCATTTGCATAATAGAGATATATAAAATAGCGTTCGCGTAAAACTAACATTATATTATGAAAGGATATGTAACCAAACAGAGCTGGGTTCAGATCAGGTTAACATGGTTTGAAATTAGAAAACAAACGGGGTTTAATGACGATTAAATCTGTAGCGAGTTAGTGAAGGAGGCCGTTAAGGATAGCGGACAATGTAATTATCCTATATTCTTTTTTTATTTTTTTTTTTAGTTTGAACATGGTGAGAACTACTATTTCGATTTATTGAAATTGTTTTTAAATGGTTTCTCGCGTAAAATATCTTTTATATATTGGAAGGATAATAGTGGTTAGCTCAGCTGGTAGAGCGCCCTTATGGGAGGACACGGGTTCGAGTCCAGTACGTTATTCTTCTTTTATTTTTTTTTTGTGAAAAGTATTTTATGAAAAAAAAAAAGATAGCCCCATATTCATATGCCTCTCAAACGCACCAGGAGCCTCATTTAGGCCCGTTTCATATTTCAAGGTATAAATCTACCAAGAATATACCAAACAGGCCTTTACGGGCATTGTAGTGCGTTCTATGGGCATTCTAGAGCATCATTTCTTCTCTTTTTCTTTTGTCTTGCATACTCTCTTGACAATACCACTAATTGTAGCTAATGTAGCAAGACCTAAGATAACTCCGCCAATACCAAATTTCTTCTTATTCATTTTGATTCACCTCCTTTACTTATCAATCAACACAACATTTGAATAATGTGTTAAATAAGTTACTCCTTTTATTTTTACTTGAATAACATCACTATCGTCCCAATCTTTCCAACTATCCAATTCACCTTGTACAACGGAACCATCAGGTAATTTTACATAGGCATAATCAAAATTCCAAGTTGTATCGATTATTTGTTTATTACAAGCTGTTAAAAGTCCAATACTTAATATAAATATTAAAATAGAAATTTTTATTGTTTTCATATATTATTTCTCCTTAAAAAAGAGAGTACCAAAATATCTTTGATACTCCCTTTGTAGTTTGACTTGCTATCGGTTCATAGAAGTTTTATTTGCTTCTTCATTAGACACCTTATTTGACCACTTACATATTGCAATAATTCCGAACACGATTGCTCCTACAAATAGTATTACACCTATTATATACGGTAACAGTATCATTGCAATTATTGCAAATATTAACATAGTAATAAGTCCTAATATCATAGCTGTTCTCCTTTCTATCTATAAAACGACTACTATTCGTCATAATAAAACCAGAGATTTTAGCGAATTATGGGTTAATCAACTTATCATATCTCCATTTTTATACTTGGTTTGTTACTCAGGTCAGTATTCATTATATTAATAAAAATACAATCTTTTAGCCTTTCTATGTTTCTTGTAGTTAATGTTTCCTGTAAAAGTTTACTATCTTCTGGCAAATCGTCATAACAATCATCACAGAAGTCAAAAGAACCAATATCTTTATTAAAATATCCATTGTTTTTACCAAATGTGGGTAATATTTTTCCACAAACATCACAAAATCTTAGTACCATTATTAATCCTCCTTTTCAATCTCTTCATTCCAAAAGTTATCTATTTCTTTTGTTAATTTAATAACATCTCTATAACACAACCAATACTGTTCCGCTAAATGAAATCTTAAAGGACAACCTTCACAATAATTATTTTTTTCATAGTTCTTGCATATATTATTTTTTTCTTGTCTGGTCAGAAGTTTTCTCTGTTTCTGCATTGTGTTCCTCCAAGAACTTATTAAGAATATCTTTTAATTCAGGTTCTCTAAAAGTTGAATCAATAGCTTCACTTATACTCTTTTTAACTTCATGATACAATGTTAATTTAAATATATATTGACCATAATATTGATACTCTTTCATAGAAATATTTTGAATCATTGGCACTTTCAAATACAAATCATACCCTTGACAAGTGAAAAATATATTTACAGCATAACTACTATAACCTTCATATATAATTTCTGTTATTTTAATATCTTTTTTATCTAAATATTTTTCTAGTGTATAAGTTAAATACTCATATGCATCTTTCTCTTCATATTTCTTTCTCTTATCAATTTTATTTTCTTTATCATTACTCATCTTAATCCATTTTACTGCTTTCTCAATAGAAGTATAAGGAAAATCAAAGTAATAAACTTCTTTCTTTAAAGTATCAAATGCATCAAATTCAAGTAATCTTAATTCATTTTGCATATCTTCAACTATTTTCTTTTTCTCTTTTAACCTTTGCTCTGCTTTTTCTATTTTTACTATTGAAGGTATTTCTCCAACAGACATTCTATAAAGATTCATTCTATCATTAGTATCATAATTTAAAGCCATAATTATTCACTCTCCTTATCTTATTTTGTCAAACATATTATTCCATTCATCTTTATGATATTGTCCTGCTATTTTATATTTTTTCAAATCATCTCGAGCAATCTTCACAGTATTAAATTCTTGATTGAAAGCTTCAACATAATCTTTTTCTTTATCATTTTTAATAACTAAAAATAATTTTTCTTCATAATCATGATATATATTTTCTTTAAGATCATAACAATATTTAGGTTTTAATATCATTCCTACTTTTACTTGTCTTTTGTTCATTTAGGCTTTCTCCTCCTAATATCTTTGCTAATTGTTGGCATTGTTTTGCAAAATATTTATTCATTTCTTTTACTATTTCATCTCGATCATTAGGATATTTCTTATTACATTCTTTCAAGTATTCATCAATTAACTTGCTTGAATAATATATTATATTTGTAGTTGACTTAGATAACTCTTTAAAATTATTTATATGTTTAATATGTTTATGTTTCTTTTGATCAAATACTCCTATATAAAAATCATTCCAACCAAATAAACATAACTTATCATATAGTTCTCTTGTAAGTTTCTTTCTACTATACAAATATACATATGGTCTGTTTGCAACAAATTTATTTTTATATGTGTGCAGACCAAAATGTCCTTGACAACAAGCACTTGTACGATAGCCAAGTTTATTAAAATAATGTACTGCATCAGCTATTTCTTTATCTACTGCAAAGTGTAGTACAAACTTGTTACATTTAGGACATATATGATATGAATGATTATTAAAAGCTATTTCTGGCATAACATTCTCAGGAATATCTTTAAATATTACTTTCAAATCAGCATCTGTATAATTATAACAATTACTACACATAAGAACAGATTTAAGAGTTATAGTTTTTTGCATTATTGTTCTCCTTTATAAAAATTTTAATAATTAAACTGTTGATCACTAAATATCTTTAAATAATACTCACCCAATTTATTAATCCAGCATCCATATATACCAGTTCCATGATCTGTAAATCCTTTATCATCAAGTAAGTATAATATTGCTAAGTATAGCCAATTAACTTTTCTATCATTACCAATACCAATTAACTCTTCATATTTTTCATCTGCTTTTGTACTACGAGATTTATCTCGAATAAGAATAAGTAAATCATATATACCTTTAAATACTAATTCCGGATTACCACAGCCACATATTCCAAGTAAATTACTAAATTCGTCTTTTATATCAGATATTACTTTTTCTCGATTATTTTTTATTTTTTCTTCAATGTCTCTACCTGCATAGTTCCAACTCATACAAGTATTAGTTTTTACTTCTATAAAGTAATCTGCTATTTCTAATAATTCTTCGTCTGTCATTATTTATTCTCCTTTATATTATCACTAAATATTGTATTATATACTTTCGTAGAACAATATGGACAATAATTATATTTTATACTTTCAGATGTTCTATTTATTGTTTTATTGCATTTGGGACAAATATATGATTTTTGAGTAGTTTTCCAAGTAAATATTTTTGGCCCAATTGTTAACCTACCATTTTCATCTTCATACATTATTCCATCAGGTATTTTATCATCTGTCGCTAATATAAACATTATTTATTCTCCTTTTAATAAAATGGTATTGATTCAACTTTAACTGTATCATATTTGAAGTTATTACAATCATTTGGATTCATTGCTACACCAAATTCATTTACAAACTGTTCTGTATTATTTACAATATATTCAGTATCATATATCTTTATTGTATTACCGTTACAAACATCTGGCATAACTATATTAATTTCTCCAGGTTTCACATTATTATTTGGTATAACATAACGATAGTCTTCAACATGCCAATAAGTTATTTGCCCAAGTATTTCATATTTATGCTCGTCAATGTCATGAAATGCATAATAATGTACTTCATTACTATAATAAGGTGTATATTTCTTTTTATTGTAAGTCTTTCTGTTGTATTGCATAATATTTACCCCATTTTCAGTATTATCATTTTAGTTCCTCCATAAATTCATATAACTTATCTACTGGTATTGCATTAATAAATTCATAAGTATTACTTGGATTTGTAACATTTATTGAATTATCGCAAATCAATTCTTCTAACTTTTGTTCTAACTTGCATACACAAATAAAATTAGGATCTAAATAACATTTTCCTTCAAGAGTAATATTTTTACAATCATCTTCATTGCATTCTATATTTTTATTTAGTCTACACATGTCTCTCATCCCTTCAAATCTTTTTGCATTATATTTTGCTTCGTTTAATTTAAACTTACGACAAGGTGTCAATTCAGGTCCGTCATGTTCACAAAAACATATTTTAACACGATTGTAATCTATTTGTATATTATCTGGATTAAAATATTTACAAACTAAACAATTATATTCTTTATCCATTATACATTCTCCCAACTTATAGAATAATATGCCTCATTATATTGTAAGCCAGTTTCAACTTTATAACCTAACTTTTTAAGTGTTTTCTTATTGACTTCATCTAAATAGCCATCACCGCTATAATAAAAATGTCCTTCATTTATCTCATTTTGAATATTATTCATTATTTCATCTAATTCTTTTATTGCACAATTATTTAATACTTCAATAGTTTTAGCGTTAGCTTCTTTTGCTGAGATTACTTTCATTTATTTTCCTCCTTTCTATAATTCCACATTGCAATAGCTTCTTCTTCCGTATAGTATTCTCTTTCATAAAAACCATCTGCTGGAATATCCATTTCCGCAAAAGATTTGGTACGTATTCATTTTCTTTATTCATATTATTTTCACCCCTTATTCCAATTAATTGTTATATCATCGTACCAAGGTCTTTGATCACATGGTGCATCTCCATATTTTGTATCGTTATCCTCTATTTCTACCTTATAACCTAATTTTGTAAGATCTTCAGTTATTCTTTCTTTTATTTCTGGTGACATTTGTTGATACGGACATACAGTACATTCAAATTGTCCTCGTTCAATTGCTCCATTTATTTGTTTTTCGATTTCCTTTTCGATTTCATTTACCTTTGCAAGATTAACTGACTCAAAGTATGCTGTGCCTGCTGTCTTAATCATTTTTTATTCCTCCTTTTAGGTTGTTTCAATAACTCAATTTCTTTATTTAATGATTCTATTTCATCAAGTAATGTTTTATTAGACATTTGTAATAATACATTTACCTGACTCATTGGTATATCGCATAATTTTTTATAGTTCTTGCAATCTTCTACTGTACCAATTGTGTTATATTCATTATATTCAAATTGCATTTTATGTAATAAATCATGTATTCTTTTATCTTCTATTGTATCAATATATTGCATTACATCAGAAAGTTCTATTATGTTAAGACCCATTATTTTCCTCCTTTAAATGATTCACAAATTTGTTAATATCTATAACTTTTCTATATCTTGGTAACTTCTGGCATTCAGCTAAATTTTCTTCGATTACTACTAAATCCATTACAAGTTCATTAGTTTTTTCATCATATTTAACCTTTTTAATTTTATGAAAGCCAGACTGAAATTCTCTTCGATATTCATTAAAATACTCAGCAAATTGTTTTAAAGAACAAAACCTTAAATTATCTATATTTATTGATTCATTTTTCATTTTATTTCCTCCTTTAAAAAACAGACCGAACATGGTGAGGACTACAGTTTTTTGAATGAAATGAAAAAAGTGAGTAGCAACATATTCTGTCACTACCCGTTATAGTTTTGTTAACTACTGTTCTTCAAAATTTATTGTTTTGCAGAAATCAGTTTTATCTTCAATATTTACAAAAATCATATCATTATTAAAAATAATTTCATTGCCATTTTCCCTATTAAAAACTAAATGTACATCGCCAAGTTCATATCCTGTTTCTTTTGCAACTTCTATAACTTTATTTAAAAAATCATATACTGTTGCATTAGTAGAATATTCTTTGTCAACTACATTTTCAATAGTATTTTTACCACTTATTTTAAAACTGATTTGATTTTTCATATAAATCCTCCTTTCTAAACTTCAACAATAAGCTTCATAAAGAGAACATATATTATAGCGAAAAGAAGAAAGGAGCAAATTACGCTCCTTTAAGTTGTTTCTTTAGCTTTGCAATTTCTTTCTCCTTCTTCTCGAGTTTCGATTTCAATTCATCAATTTCCTCTTGAAGGTGGTGAATTGCAACTACATCGCCAATTCTAAATAATCTATGTAAAGGCATAATTATTCTCCTTTCTTATCTTTCTTGAATAACTGAATTATTGCATACACACCAAAACACTCCGCTACAATACAAAGAACTGTGTAGATATACATCCATTTTCTTTGCTCTTTTGTCCAAATTATTTGGTTTATTTCTTTTATAATTTTAAAATAATTCATGGTTACTCACCTCCTCAATTAGGAAGCATTAAAATTAGCGAAGAAATTAGAGAGTACCAAATTTGTTAGGCATTATATCTCCTTTATTTCTTTTAAAGTCAGTTCATTCATATTTTCATCGGTTACCGTTGTAGTTCGTTTTCTTATATATACTTTTTTACTATTCCACTTTCCAAATACAATTTCTTCAAACCACTTTTCACTTTCTTTAAAAAACTTATTTACTTCATCTAAAGATTCAAAAGGACCACCTACTATATGATTATCAAGATCAACAAAATATTCTATTGTATTTTCACTTACTGTTATCATTTATTTTTCCTCCTTATTTACACCAATTAATATCTCAAATAATTTTTTTGCTTCTTGTCCATAAAATGTCTTTTCAAAATTCTTTCCTTCTACAATAAGTGACGGAACATCATCATAATATTTAAATGTTCCTGTAGATGTTATAATGCTATTTTTTTCATTTTTCATATTTTACTTTCCTCCTTTTAGTTTATTAAACCAAGCATCAATAATTTGTTCTTTAGTCATAACTTTTAACATTTCTTTAATCTCTGTTTCAGTTAAATTTACTCTCTTTATTTCATATTTATCTGCATAATTTAACAAATACATTTCTTCTCCATTTCCTAAACTACCACAAATTGTATAATAATTTATTTCTGGAGTTGATTCTTTAATAGCTCTTCTTTTTAATTCTAAATAAATTTCATAAGGAGTTGTTACATTAAACGTTTTCTCCATCCCAGATTACTTCCTTTCTAATATAGTACTCGTTTTATTCATACAAGTTCTCAAAACTCATTCCCATTGAACGATCTTTTCGATCTTAAATATCTCTTTACCTTCTTTTGTGAAAATTGTACCAATTGGCATAACACCATCAAAAAGTTCCATAGTATTACATTTCTGAAACTCCTTTAATCCAAGAATACTTCTAATCTTGTAAGTAGCTTCTTGCATTGTAGGAAATTCTTTTACAAGTTTTTCTTTATTACTACTTATTTTGAATAGTTTGTAAGATCTTTTCAATTATTTTTCTTATCCTCCAATAATTTTGAATATATACTAAACATTAGAGAAAAATTAAGCTCTGGTTTAGCATAAATACTAATATCTAAACCTTTTTTAAGACCAGAAAATATACAAAACATTTGATTACAATTAAATTCTGGTTTAGCATAAATAGAAACATCTAAACCTCTTTCTAGACCATAATATATGGCATACATTTGATGTTTATTAAATCTATCATCATTGTAACATTTTTTAAATAGATCTCTATCTTTTATACCTACTATATCTAATATTTCATCTAAACTTAATTCTCTTATAATCTTAATTTTATTTGTACAATATTTTTCATTATCATCTGAAATAATATCACCATAAGCTTCTATTTCGCAAAACTTATAGTCTTTATGCAAACCATAATAAACAAATACATCTTTTAACTCTTTACAAAAATGAAAACCTTTTTCACATACTATAGGTTTCTCTTTTATTTCATAAGTGTTTCCTATTTCATACTTAAAGTCTCTGCAAATTAAATCTTTATTAAAACCTTTATATCCTTTCATTTAGTTCCTCCTATACAAAAACTATTTTATTTTTATCCAATACTACTATTGATTCGCAATCCCAAGCATTAAATTTTGATTCTAAAACATTTATAAAACTATGTCCTATACAAGAATCCATTAATTGAACAGCGATAATATTATCTTCTAACATTTTATTCCAATCAAGATAATTATTTACAATATACTTTGACAAATTAGATGTCTGTGCATTACGCACTTCATCCCAGTCTATTTGTAATATCTTTCCATTTGAAAGAGTCCAATAGTAGGGTTTGTCAAAATCATAATTACCAAATTTTTCATCTTCACACCATTCTTTCCATCCGTATTTAGCATCAATTGGAGAACCCCAGAATCCTTTATCAGGTTTAAATAAACAACCATTACGGTTATTTCCTAAATCAATATTTATTTTGTCTCCGTCTAACAAATTACCTTTTTCAAAGTAAGTTACGTATATATCACGATTATCATTATTAATTTCTATTATCATTTAATCTCCTTTATATATACCAGCCACTCTCTACGTTCGTGTAGACTCATTTTACAGAAATGCCTCTGTAAGCTCATATTTTGCCCATAAAGGCCCATTTAGTATTTAACCATAGATTTATACCAGGAATATACCAAACAGGCCTTAAAATCGATTCTGGTGCGTTCTAGGGGCATTCTAGAACATCTTATTGTAAGGATCATCAGTTAATATGTCAGGTAGATCTGGCTTTTCAGTAACTAACTCAGCAACTAACCAACATTGTACATCTTCTGGTTTATTACTTATGCTACTAGCAGTTCCAACAATTGACTTACCATTTTCAAGACAGTACATCATCATTCTCATTAATTCATCATGTCCGCCTTTTGCATATGCAACTTCTTTATCCTTATTCCACTGTTCTACTGTGTCCTCAACTAACTTATCTAATTCAGGACTATGGGGTCTTGGACTATCACTTGTAACATACTTGTAACCGGCATAACAAAATACACCCAGACCAATAGTTCCAAGTGCATACTTAATAATGTTCTTTGCCAACTGCTTCTTCTCTTCTTTTGTTCTCTGCTTCTTCATAGTTTGTCATCCTCCATTTTGTTTTAGTTGTATAAAAAAAAAATACAAGGACCCATCAGTCCCCACTATACGATAATTAAATTTCGCGTCTGGTAAAATTACGAGAGCATTTACAGTCCGCTCTCAAAGACTTTATTATTATTCTACTTTAGTATTTATTATTTCCTTCAATATTTTTATTTCTCCGCCTTTCATAATACCTTCCTGCAAAGTACTTTCGTAGTCAAGTATCCAGCTGTCATGATCTTCGCATGTCTTTTCAGTTTTTCTTATTTCTTCAAGTCTTTCAGATATCTTGTCTAATTCTTTTTCCTTATCATTAAGAATATCCGTTAAACCTTTCTGGAAATTTGTTATGTCTTCCTTACATGTTTTCTCACGCAACTTTCTACCTGCGAAGTATCCTACTGGTAAGATTACTGCTGCTACAATTCCTCTTTTTAAAAGTTCCTTAGCAAAATTTGTCATAATAAATCCTCCTAAAATATTTTTAACCATTTTTGGTCTATTATATGCAAGAAAAAAATTACGAGAGCATTTATAGTCCGCTCTCAAAGACTTTTTTATTACTTCTTGTCTTCTTTTTCAGAAGAATCTGTTGTTCCATTAACCATGCCATTAACCATGTTAACATAGTTCTTCTGTGCCTTGACTTTGAGTATGTTAGTAATTATACTTTCTGTTACTAACATTCCTACAAGACCAAGAAACACTTTCTGACCATTTGTTAAACCATTGTTATTATTTTTCATAACATTCTCCTTTCAAAACTAAACAATTAGCTGCTATAATATACTCATAAATATTAGCGAAAAGTGAATGGACTTGTTTTAAGTCGCTCCATTCTACGACTTTGGATCTTATACTGTTGCAGCTATCTTTCGAACAGTTGATTCAGACAACTTCGTTTTCTTTGAAATATCTTCAAAAGACATTCCAAGCTCGATCATCTTTTTAACTCTTATCTCGTTATATCTCTTTCCGACAAGAATCTGAAGTTCCTTATCTTGTGCTTCGGGATACTTTCTCTTAATTTCAATTAAAGCTTGTGTTGCTTCTCTCATAACTTATTCTCCTTTTTGTATAAGCTGTTAACTAAGTTCCGCATAATATGCAAGAAAAAAATTACGAGAGTACCAAATATCTTTGATACTCCCTTTTAAAATTTAAAATATTTTATTCAGCAGAAACGCTTGTTGCTCCTGGTTCTACATCAACAATCTGTGCAACAAGTAGTTTATCGGTTAGTCCTTCCTCATTACAATGATCACTAACAACATATTTACCACCATTGTTTTCACAAGACCATACAAGAAAATCTACCATAAATTTTGAAATAGTTTCAAAATCATCATCTGTGATTTTTTTACATTTCTCATTTATTAATCCAGTATTTTCTTCTGGTATTGCTACATTTGTGTTTTCTTTGCCATTAGTTGCCTTACCAATAATAATTCCGGCAATTGTCCCACCTGCTACAAGTCCTGTTATTTTTAGAACTTTTTTTAATTTAGCTTTCTTTTCTGGTTTCATATTTTATCCTCCTAAAATATTTTTAACCATTTCTGGTCTATAATATACTTGTAAAATTTAGCGAAAAAAAAAATAGCGCCAAATTACGACGCTATAAGAATTACTTAAATAAAATCTTTAATTGTTGTTTACAAAACACTCATTTTTAGCTTCTCTGATAACATTCATATCAAAATTTTCTTTTATTTCTGAACATGTGTCATGTGTTTTACTAAGTTTATTACCTATTGCACTTCTGTTATGAAAGATAGCAAGAACACTTCCAGTTAAACCGCCTATTACGTATTTTAAAACTTTCTGTTTATTCTTAATATCTTTATAATTTTGTGCATAACTTGTAACTTCCGTTTTTAATAACGCATAACCAGTCCATTTAATATTCTGATTTACAATGTCATCTGGTTTCATACCACTATCAATGAGTTTCTCAATTATTAGTTTGTCGCCTTCGCTTAAAGACTTTTCATTTTCATGTAATTCTTTAATTTCTTTTTTATAAAACATATTGTTTTACCTCCTTTCTACTATATACAAGAAGATTTTTGCGAAAAAAAAAGAATAGCGCCAAATTACGACGCTAATCTATTGAAGAAAAATATCTTTTAATCTTCTTTCATCTTTTCTTCCATCATTTCTGCAAGTTTACCTTTGAAAACTATCTTTGTTTCACCTAATTTACGACCAAATATGCTTTCACATATTTCATTACCTACTGCATGTAGATCATCAAAATCTTCATTAAGTGCATCAAGTTTTTCTTCTTTTGTTTTAGCATTTTCAAATCTCTCCTTGCTTCTCAAATTATATTGATGGAATTTCTCCATATTAATTTGACGTTCTTCTTCAAGTTTTTTCATTTTTTCTTCATGTTTTTTCATTCTTTCTTCATGTTCTTCTTTCATCTTTTTCATTTCTTCTTCATGTTTCTTTCTGGATTCCTCCATTTCTTTTTCCAACTCTAAATCCAATTTTTCCATTTGTTTGTCTCTTGATTCACTGAATATCTTTTCAACAGAATCATGTACCATCTTATTTTCTTCTTCGCGTTCCTTTTCTCTATCCTTATCAAAGAAATGCTTAGTAATACCATAAACCATACATGATGCTACTACTGAAATTATACCAACAGTTTTCTTGTTCATAACATTCTCCTTTCAAAAATAAAATTTATAGTTTCCATTATATGCATATAAATAAAAACGAGAGTACCAAATATCTTTGATACTCCCTTTTGAAGTTAATTAAAACTCGATCGGCATTGCAGTAAATCTAGCTTTTATTAAATTTCTTTCTTTGGTCAAGTATATCCGTTCAACTGCTGTACATACCGGAGCTGTACTAGAATATGTCATTTCTCCGAATCCCCAAAACTCATCAAGTAATTTATATCCTTCTTCACTTTCTGTAGTTTTAGTATAATCTTCAATTGCTTTTTCTAGTGCTTCTTTTGGTGAATCACCAGCTAAAGGATGTGTACCTGTTAAATGTTCATCATTATTAAGATTTATAAAAGTTTCAACTACCACATATTTTCTCATAGTTTTATCCTCCTTATAATATACTTCATAATGTGCTCATAAATATTAGCGACACTTTATAAACAAACTGAAGTTCTCACTATGTTCAAACTTAAAAACGAATAGCAGAGAATTTCCCTGCTACTCCTTTTTGAATTGTACTACAAAATTATTTATTCTATATCTTTGTAGTTTTCTTTATATTCCTCTGTTTCTTCATCAGAAGCTAAGATATAGATATGCTTGTCATCTCTGTCTGCTAACCAAGCTTTCTCACCATTGTAATCCTTAGCAATCTCAATCCAATCATTTGACTGATCACTTCGTCCCTGTGTGTAACCTCTATGATACTCTTCTTCCAAGGTGTGGTTGTTCTTGCTAACCTTAATACCAGCACCGATCAAACCAAGAGTTGCAATACTTAAAGCCGTGCCTGTGACACCTGCTCTAACATTGTTTCTTGCCTGAACCAGCTTGTAGTATTTGATTGCATATTCTGCACTCCTTGTCAGATCACTATAAGCTACACTAAACGGCAAAGCTCTGCCAAACTGATCTCTCTTTGATACGAAATCACTCAGATTATAATACGGATGTGTGTTTATCTTGTCCTCGATAATATCAAGGATGCTTTCGCCAAGATCCGCATATTCCTTTCTTAGTTCCTTAAACTTCTTCCTAAATAAGATTTTCATAATTTTTCTCCTTATTTTGTACGACACTATTTGTCATAATAATGTCATATATTTTCGCTAATTTATTTGAGTATATTATGAGAAAATATAAAGGAGGATTTAGTTATGGAATTTAAATTGGTAGTAGCAAGTGGAGCACGTAAGGATTATGTACTAAAGAGGCTTGAAAAAATGAAGAAAGAGTTCAAGAGATGGAAACAAATCTCTTGGATATTCTCACAGAAATTCGAGATAGTCATTGAAGTACAAAGTCTTGACGAAGCAAGAACAATTTGTGAACAGACTGGTTGTGATTTTGAGAAAATCGGACTGAGTTTCTCAGAAGTTTAATAATGAAAAGATTAGGGCTGAATTATGGTCCTTTTCTTTTTTTTTTATAAATATCTTTTGTAGAATGGCAGCCACTCATTATATTCGTGTAAGCTCATTCAAGGAATGCCCCTAAAACGCACCAGAATCGATTTTAAGGCCTGTTTTGGTATAAAGTCGATAAAATATACATCAAAATATGAAAGTGGCCTAAATGGGCAAAATAGAGCATCTGAGAGCCATTCTATAAAAACGCTATTTTATTTCCCTATATTATGACAACTTAATGAAAGGAGATAAGATATGGTTAAACAAGAAACAATATGTACTTGTGATATTTGTGGAAAGGAGATGCGTGAATCAGTAACAGGTCATAATCGTTGGCAGTGTAATCTTGTATTAGGTTCAAATATGAAAGTTGAAGACGATATAAGATACGATGATGTATGTGATGAATGTGCTGATGCTATCCGGAAGGTAATTAATACAAGGAAAGGTGTTAGTCCAATTAATCAATATTTTATGGACAAATTAAAAGAAATTAAGTAAAAAAAAAATAGGGACGAACCAATTAGCGGTAAGTCCCTCAGTTTTTCGCTAATTTTTATTGTTGCATAATGAAAGGGTATTATGGATTTGAGTCCAGTCCAAGCGCATAAATGGGCAGTGCGCTTCGGAGTGGGTTTAAATTCATGCCCTTTTTATTTTTTCTAACGTAGTTAGGAAATTTAAATAAGAAACTTCATACGTTTAGTATGTTTGGTCTTTATTTTTTATTTTGTTTGTAGAGCTCAACTTAGGGTACTGCCTAAATTACTTAAACAGTACCCATTTTGAACTCCGTAAGGAAAATGTATACGAGACAAAGTCGAGTAAACGTTAATTAAATTATTTATTTTGCTTTAATAATTAAATCATTCATATCTGCAGTATACTTACCATCAATACCCATAGTTTTCAATAGATCTGGTATCAAATAGGAGAGATTCGGGTTAAAATCATCCTGCTTAACTGCCCATTGTTGAACATTTCTATGAAGGAATTTATAAATTGCATTATAAATATCTTCATCTGAATACTGTTGTTTGCCATCATTAGTACGACGTTTCTTTAATGCATCATATTCTTCTTTAATATACTGTGCCGGTCTTGTCTGTGCAAATGATTTTAATGCTGATTGATATTCTTCATCTGTATCTCGGTCAATACCTTTATAAGTTTCACTATGTTCAGTTTTCTCAACAAGTTCTTCTCCAGTACTTCTGTTTAAACCTTCTATCATATTCATATTTTGTATCTGCTCAGGAAATACATGATCTCTAAAATCACCTTGTTTTAATATTTCTTGTGCTTTGGTTTCTTTCTTACCAACATCTGAATTACGATAATATACATCACTTATATAATTATAATCAAGAGTATTTTCTTTCATTAAATCGTTGGCCATGCTTAAGAAATAATTATTAATTAAAGGCGTATATTCTTCTTTCGGCAACTCATACTTATTAATAAAGTCAGAAGTATACTTATCTATACCTTTCTGAATTTCATCCATAAAACCAAATACTTCTTCATCTTTTGGTTTATCTTTCTGATTACTGCTTATAGTTCTAATATTTTTCATTTTAGGATATTTCTTATAAGCATCATACATTACATTAAATAAATAATCCTTACCTTCTTTAGAACCTTCAGGTGTTTCTTTCATAGTATCAGTAAAACGAGAACTATAACTCATATAACCGGGAACTTGATGAAAATCTTCTCTTATCTTTTTATGTGTATTCCACTTATCAGACTCTGCTTTCTTCTGAGCTTCTTCAGCTGCTTTATTCTTTTCAAAAGTATCTTTCTGCTGTTTCTCAAGATCTTCTTTTTCATGAGCTTTCTTAGCTAAATCTTCATACATACTTGCATTCTTTGTTTTAAGATTAGCTCCGCCAGTAGAAGATGCTTTTTTACTTTGTCCCTGTCCATCCTGATAAGCATCCCACTCGGCCTTGGTATAGAAATATCTTGTAGTGCCATTGGGGAGATCGATCTTATTATAGTACTTGTAGTTACCAGCATGAACTAAGATCCCCTCTTTTTCAAGGTCTTTCTCATAACGAGCATTAAGATCAGTAGGTGAGATGAATGTAGAATGAGCTATACGGTTCATCTCTTTACCTCTCTTAACCTTCTCCTGGAATACGGAATACTCATCCATGATTTCGTCGCCCATGTTTGAGTTTGTTATGAGAGCTTTACCTGATGTTGAATGCTTTGCTGTATTATTTTCTTTTTTATTGCCTTTGTAATACTTATCAATAAATTCCTGAATCTGTTTATTGACATGAGTTTCTTTACCATATTCATTAGTATCTCTTGTAATATCATAAAGTAAAGCATTAAATTCTAACCATTTAGCTGCATTTTTACCATATTCAGGATCATTCATAAGATCTTCTAAAGCATCAAGAGTGGCCTTAATTTCTTTCTCATATTCATTTCTTTCCATTTGATTAATTTGACGACCTAATTCTTGCGCTTTTCTCATCTTATCAATATTTTTGTAATCATTAGTGCCACCGTTCTTATCAATTTCATCATAAAGAGCAAGATGTTCTTCAATTAAAGCCATTCTATCAGCTTCATCTTTCTTTTTATCTTCATCAGAATAATACTCAGCTGCTTTCTCTTGTACAAGCTTATCAATTTCATGAGGTTTAAGTTTAGAACTTTTACCAATTGCCATTTTAATATCATCAATAGCAGACTTATTATAAACAGATAATTTTTCAGCAGCTAATTCATTAGATTCATCATAAAGTTTCTTATTTTCTTTCTTAACTTCATCTAATTGTCTATCCTGTTCTGCTTTCTGGCTTTTCTTAATAGCTTCTTCTCTAGAATTTTGATTTGCTTTAAGATTTTCTTTTACTTTTTCAGCTTTTTGATACATTGATTCAATTTCATCAACCATTATTTTAGCTATAGCATCTTTAGTCTTTTTTCCAGAACCAGCTGCTGTGTCTACATCCTTAACAAATTTTTCAAGCTGATCAGAATATGACTCTATTTCATCTTTAATATTTTCATAATCTGAATCACTTGCATTTTCACCCATTTCAAACCTTCCATTTTTCCAAATAATTATACCTTTTCTAAATCCATCATCAATTTTATTATAGAAAGTTTTAATTTTGGTATTGTCATCATTAATTATTTCTTTTGCTGCAGCTTCAGGACTCTGTCTAGCAATGTCCGAAAATTTCTTTGTAAAATCAGCCTGTAAATTATTTTCTTTAGTATTCGAAGATGTATTTGTTACATTCTGTTTATTCTTATAATTTTCAATCTTTTTATTTGTTTCATATGCGGATCTTGCCTGAGCTTCTCTGTTAGCATCTGCAGCATTTCCATTAGCATGAGCCGCATCATATTCCTCTTTGGTATAGTAATATCTATACTTACCAGGCTGACCTTCACGCTTATAGTACTTAGCATTCGGGTTCTGCTGACCATATAAAGGATTCTGAGCATGAATCAATGTATGAGAGTTCATAAGCTGGTCATAGTTCATCTTGTTAAGCTCTTCGGGTGAGATGTATGATTTGTGTGCTAACCTATTAGCTTCCTTACCTGCAGCAACCTTCTGCCTAAATTTATAAAGTTCATTATCCAATCTTGACATTGTTTTATTTCCTCCTTGTGAAATATCTTTGTTTATGCCTGAGTGATGTATAGCGTTCTTCTCAGGATTCATTATATTAGTATGTCCAAGTTTCCCCCATTTTGATTCGTAGTTAGCTATCATCTTGTTTATTTCATCTATCGTCATATTGAGGGCTCCTTTCTTTTTATTTCTTAAGTTTATTAATCTCAGCATTGATACGATCCCAGTCTGCTTGAGTCATTGAAGATAATTCTTTTGAACTCATATCCAGATTCTGTATTGCTTGATTTAAGAAATCCCAACCATCTCCATTACCACAAGATGAATCAAGTTTCTTAACAATATCTTTAGCTTCTTTATAATTCTTCTTTGTTGCATCGCTTGGAGTACTTGAAGATCCTTCAGAAGCAGCATATAAATGCCAATAAGAATTATTATCAGAATCATTTTGTTCAAGTTTCCTATCAACTATTTCTTTCAAATACTTTTCATTTACATTTGTTAAAACAGGATTCTTTTTGAGTGTAGTTATTCCTTCATCTAATGAATCTTTTTTAACATGCAATTTTTCATATAAATTTTCAAGTTCATCGCCTTTTACACCTTTTTCCATTGTTGCATATAGGTATTCGGCAGTATTATCTCCTTGATTACCATCTTCATAAACATAGAACCATGCATTATTAGCTAAGTCTTCCATTGTAGGATTAGGGTAATATCCATATTCTTTCATATTAGTTATACCAGCAATTGCAAGGTTTCTGATTTCTTTATCATCAAAATCATTAAATATTTCTTCAGTTCTATTTAATGCTTCAGCAGATCTCTTTTTATCATTTGCTGCTATTTCGTCAAATAAGTCTTTATATTTTTCATCTTTTAACAGATTATTTATAATATCTCTTCTTTTGCTCCAATCAGCATTCTCTAATTCTTTTTCAAGTTTCTCAGCTTCTTTAGTAGCTTTCTTAATATCTTTATCTGTTAATTTACGATATTTAGGATCGGGAGAGTATTTTCTTAAATAATCAAGAGGATTCTCTTTATATTTTATGTATTCGGCATCAACATCACCCCATTCTCCTGTAGTATCATAAGCTTCTTTTATGGTTTCAGCAAAGTCTTTATCATAGTTTTCACTTAAATACTTCTCAGCTTTCTCTTTATCTTTCCAATATTTCTTATCATCAAAATTACCATCTTTATCCATATAATCAGCATCAGTTTTATTCTCAAATATCTTTTTGCTGTCTGGTGAAGAACCTATTTTCTGATCTTGTGGACCATCATCATATATGTCATTAATCATAGAACCTGGATGATGTGCTGCACTATTTAAATAAGGTGAAATACCCATTTCTTCAGCTTCATCACCCAATAAGTCCATATCTTTTATTTTATTCAAATATTTTTCAACATAATCTTTTGAATAGCCTTTTCTATAGAAATCAACAACTTGAGGATAACCATCGGTCTGATCTTCTTCCATAAACCACATTCTACCTCCCCAATAATCGCCTGGTTCAGCATCGTTTCCTAATGTATTATTTTGTTTCATTCTATATAAACCTAAGTCAGCTATTTCGTCATAGTCTTCTTGTGATAAATCTTCTACATCAACAAAAGAATCCTTTGTTATTTTATCGAATTCTTCATCTGTAATATCTTTGCCTTTAAGTTCGTGAACAACTTTTATACTGTCATCAAGATTCTTAAGATTAGTCATTAGTTGTTCTTTTTCAGCCGCTTTCTTTTCTTTATCAAAGTTTCTAGCATTATTGCCAGTAGCTTTATTATACATATCAACGTCTATTACATTAGTTATATTCCAGAATTTAGGATGTTTTGTGTATCTCTTTAATAATTTTTCACCCTTTTTGGTTAATGTTCCATCAGGATTTTGATAATCGGTATTATACCAACCACCATTACCAGTAGGATGTGTTGATCCAACTTTCTGTTTGTTGCTTCCAATCTTATATATCCTATCCAAATCACTTACTAATTCATTAGGGTCGTCATAAAAATCTTTCAGTTGATTCTTATACATCTTTTCTCTTTGCTTGTCGACTCTCTTTGCATCTTTTAATAATTGCTTGTCGGCAGCTTTATTATTATCACGATACCACTTATTAAGATCACCGTGTGTTCTTTTCTTTAACATCTTATTACGGAACTTGAGATATTCTTTTACATCGGATCTAGCACTTCCAATTTTATCTTCTTCTGTGGAAGTAGTTTGGGAAGACTTACCGAAATATCTTTCTTTACCCGCTTCGTTAAATGTTCCGTCATAGTTCTGCCACTTACGAACTCCCCATTTCTGGCCAAGCGTTCCATAATGTTTCAGTTCACTAAGATCTTCTTGTATCTTTTCTTGTTCTTCTTGTTGAATTATTTCTTTAGTCTTATGAAACAATTCAAGATTATTATAGAAATCATAACGATTCATTATATATACTCCTTTCATAAGAGTAAAAGAGGGTACCTAGTTTTTAGATACCCCCTATTTTGATTTGTCGATTTGGTTTATTTTTGATTAATTTGATCAAAAGCGTATTTACCATTTTCTAAAACATAAGCAATTTTATCCCAATCAGATGCAGACCATGTTTTAGACTTACCTTCAATACCAAGTTCTTTTGCAGTACTTTTAATATCAAACCATGATATTGTTGTAGCAATTGCACCACCAATTATACCAAACAATAACCAATCAACCCAATTTCCTTTTGTAGCTGCTTTCCATGCTCTATTTGTAGCATTTTTAAGTTCTCTCTTTTCAGCTTTAGTCATATTCTTACGTTCAGGTGTTGACATGGTTGTTGCTTCACGCATTTCTTTTGCTGTCTTTTCAGTTTCATCAGCAAGTTTCTCATCACCATCTTCACGGAATTTCTTAGCAGCATCTTCCATCTTATCAGCCGTTTCAGATCTACCTTTTTCATTCTTTTTAGTGAATAGATCAGTATCGGTTTCTTCTTTAGCTTTATTAGATCCAGGTTGACTGCCAAATTTGCCTTCGAAACGTAAAGTATATTGCTCTCCAGAATCTAATTTTGTAGATTCTATAAAACCATATGCTGTTGCAGCATTTATAACATGACGTAATTTTTTATCTTCAATACTATTAATTTCATTATATATATCTTGAGGTGTTTCACCATTAGGAGCACCATATAAAGAAACTATATACCGTTTAATATAATCTGATATTTCGTCTCTATGTTCTTTTGCTATAGCCATATCTTTGTCATTTAGTATTGTTCGAAAAGCTTTTTCTTTATTTTCGAAAAATTTAGAATCATTATTTGTATTCATAAATTTATTTAAATCATCTTGTCCGATTACTTTGCTAACAACAATAGGTTCGGGAACAGTTTTTTCATAAAGATCCATATTAATTAAATCATTAATTTTATTTGCAGCTTTTTCATTACCATTTCTATATTTATTTAATAATTTTTTACCTTTTTTAGTTAAAGTTCCATCAAGATTTTGATAAAGAAGACTTCCAATTCCTTTTTCTCTAGCTTGTCTAGTTTCTTCAATAGCATTACGAACTGCTATGTCAGCACTTGTATCAAAGAATCCGCCAACTTTCTGATCTTCCATAGCTTTCTGAGATCCAAAATATCTAATCTTGCCTTCTTCATTAAAGGTTCCATCAGGATTTTGCCATCTTCTCCGACCCCATTTCTGGCCTAAGATACCATAATGCTCTAAGAATGTACTATGGTCTTCACCCTTGTATTTGTCAAGGTTTGCAAGAAATTCTATTCTATTCATTATTTGCCCCTTTCATAATATAATGGATACTAATACATCTGTTTTTTTAGATGGTATTAGATTCATCTTTGCTCCCTTCTTCATCAGGATATACTATATCCGTATTGTGATATATCATATATTTTTCGTCTATCATTTGCTTAAACTTCTTTGGATTAGCAAATGGATTAGCGTTAACCACAATATTTCCAGGAAGTAACTTGTAATATGGAACACCCATTGTATGAACTTCAGGATCTTCTTCAGCTCTTATAATTGTTCCATATTTTGTACTATCGTATATATGTGTTACTGTTAATCTTGGAAATTTGGTATTAAACTGCTTTAATATCTTTTTAGCTTTAACTTCGTTCATGTTCATTGTACGATACCTCCCTTAATATTATTAAGAGATTTACTTAATTTCTTGGCAGCTTTCATCTTCTCAGCACCTTTGAATGTCTGGTTATCAAGTCTCTTATATCTTGATGTGAAGTTACTATACATTTCATATAAGTTTTTCATATAAGTTTCATCATAAACCATACCGTTCTGACAATCATAATATAAAACACTACCATCACTCTGTACTTCATAGAAGACACTATGACCAACTGTCTGATTAGGTCCAAGTGTTACTTCAAAGTTGAAATCACCATAACTTCCAGCTGGTTCCTTATTTATCTTTGAAGATGTTGCCTTATAATCATCATATGTTGTAAAGTCACCAGTCCAAAGTTTATTATAAGGTGTTCCAAGTTCTGGATCGTTTGTATTAACATCTTTACCGGTGAATAAATCATGCTCTGAATAAGCGCCATCAAAGTCCTGTCCAGGTGTTACATCATAACCCTGTTTTCTTAATGCCATTGCCTGCGTACAAGCATAACAATTATTAGCATAACCTGTAGGACCTATTGTATTTAATACTTCAGGACCATATATTAACTGATAATCATATTCTTGATCTGATAAGTAATAACCAGGATTAACTATCTTCATTTCTTCTTCAGTAGTTAATTCATAATTCTTAATCTTCAGACCATTTGTAGGATCAACTTCTTCTGTTTCTTTATTTTCAGCTATCCATTGATAAATATCTTGTATATCATTATCATTTTGTCTTAATCTAGCTGTTAATTCGCCAGAATTATAATCTTCTACTAACTGATTAAATTCCTCTTCTGTTGTATATGTTTCGTAATCAATAATATCTTCCATAGTATTGAGAGGACTATTCTCATCTTCTCTCATTTTTTCAGAGTTTTCTTTAATTGTATCTGCATTAAGTAACTTGTAAGCATCTACATATTTACCCTGTTCTTTTAATTCATTAGCTTTTTTTGTATTAACTTCTAATGTAGTTTTCTTTAATTCTTCAGCGCCAGATACATTCTTAAGATCTGCTTTAATCTTATCCTGGATAGCTCTACGCTTACCAATATCTTTATACCACTGCTCATAACCAGTCATTCCAGCCTTACCAGCAGTTTCAGCTTTCTTTATTCTTTCTTGACGTTTCTTCTCAGCCCACTCTTCATAACCTTCCATACCAGCTCGTTTAATTGCTTTGTCTTTCTTTTCTGCTTCGACTACTTCCTTCATAAGTTTTTTAGCTTTCTCATTCTGAACATTAATATAAGGAAGATTATTTTCATTAATATCTTTTAAACTTGTAGGCTGCTTCTCAGGAAGTCTAATGGTTTTTCTAGCTTCTTCCTTCTTCCAGTCATTATAACCGGACATATCATTTCTCTTTTCAGCTTCTTGTTTAGCTTTCTTTTCTGCTTCGTATTTCTTTCTAGCTTCAGCTTCTTGATAGGCATCCCATTCAGCTTTGGTATAGAAATATCTATATTCACCAGGTTTGCCTATACGATTATAATACTTTGTATTGTCCTGTTTACTACCATATAACTTACTCTGTGCATGCGATAAGTTATTATGGTAATCATTCAGAGCATCAAACATTTCGTATTTGTTCATGGTATCAACTCCTCTTGGTATATACTAGGAATTCAGGTTTCATTATCTTTTTTAACTTTGCTACATTGTCAATATATGAGATTCCAGCAATAGCTCCTTTAGCATAAATGTAATAAGGATCCATCTCCATCTCATATTCATCAGGATTCTTTGCTGCAAGTATAAGACATGAATTATCTTTATTCCATATTTTTACTACTGTCTTTTCAGGTCTGTATTTTTTCATAGCTTCAACAGCCTGTCCTACTAAATCGTTGCCCATAATATTCCTTTCTAGGGGAAATGCAGTTTCCTGGTTTGTAGGAAAGTGATTTCTCCATATTATCTCCTTTCAAATGGTGTACCGCAGTTTCCTGTTTTGTAGGAAAGTGAGGGTCCATTTTGATTATCCTCCTTGTCTCCTTTTAGTTACTACCTATTTAAATAAAATATCTGTTAGAATAGTAGAAAACCCATATCCATCAGTTGCTTTTAAATAATCATTATATGCCTTATCTAAATATGTCATTCTACCACCCTTGCCGTCATCAACTGAAAATTTTCCGAAACCTTTATTTTCAAAGTTTTTATATGCAACATACTTATCAATCTGTTTCGGGAGCTCTTTTAATGCTGTACTAAACTTACCATTAGTTTTTTCATCAATGAAGTTAAATGCTTTCTTACCAGTATCATATATTTTTGAAAATATCTCGAAACATGCTTCAGGATTATCTATAATAAATCCTATAGCACCAACTCCAGCTGCTATTGGTAAATAAAGTTTCCAATTAATATTACCATCTTTATCTTTAAATACTGGATTTATTTTATCTTTGAAATTTTGATACATATCAGATAATTCTTTAGAGTATTCATCTATTTTATCTTGAAGTTTATCGGTTACTTTATCTATTAAACCGACTATATTATCTAATTGTTCACTGCTAGTATCATCAATCTTTTTAACAATATCCTCAGCATAATCTTTTATTTCATTTATTATCTTTTTTACTTTATCCTTAAATTCAGGAGGAAAATCCTCAACAAATTTATCTAAAAAACTACTTAATTTGTCATCAGCTAATTTTAAATAAGTATCAGCTTTTTTAATAATTTCGTCTTTATGTTCATATAATTTATTTGAAATATCTTTTGTTTTGTTATTACTATTATTCTTTTGAGCTTTCTTAATAGCAGCTTCTCTATTAGCAATAGATTGTTCAGCAAGACTTTTAATAGGTTTCTTAAATCTATCACCTTCATGTTCTGAAGCAGACTTATTCTTTTCAAAAGTTTCTTTCTTTTTGTCTTTCTGATAAGCTTCCCATTCTTGTCTAGAATAGAAATACCTTGAAGAACCGTCGGGATAATATTTATCAAGTTTTGTGTAATATTTATCACCATATTTAGATGAATGTTGCAATGATTTAAATTTGTTTAAATTATCATAAAAATCATAACGATTCATATAAACCTCCTTATTACCTACCCATTTTGAATTAGGCAATAATACCTTCTTTCTTCATTAATTCATAATCAGGTGTTAAGTTATCAGTTCGTAAGAAACAATGTCCTGGTATGGAGTAATTGATATGTTCCGATATCTCACTAAGAGAGTAGTTCTTATTTGATTGTGCATCGTAAATAACAGGTTTACCGTCTTCTATTTGGTAGAACATGCTATGACCGCCGCCTTCTCTCCAGTATACCATAATATTTCCGTAAGATCCTTCGGGTTGTTTATTGAGTTGTTCAATTATATTATTGAAACGTCCCATTGTTGGATCTTTCTTTTCCTTATACCAGTTCTTAACATCTTTTGCGTAATAACCGTCTTTACTTGAACCTGCTTTAACATCATATCCTCTTCTCTTAAGATCTAAAGCAGTTGTGCAGAGCATACAGTTTTCTGTACGTCCCATTTTTCTCTTTGAATCAATATCCCAAAATGTCTTAGCAAACATACCATAACCATATTCTCTATTAATCATCTTCATATCATCTTTAATAGTAGCATCTGGATTAGATTTCAGCTTAAGACCAGTCTTAGGATCAGTTTCTTCTGTCTTTCTATTCTCTTCCCATTTCTTGATATCACTTGAAACTTTTGCATTATGGATTGCATCACCAACTGTAGATAAACCTAACTCTACAGCTAAACATGCTGCGCCTGCTGCTAATATTGGAGGAACAGCTGATGCAGGAATAGGAATTACTACACCAACTTTATCCTCTTGTTCTTTAGGTTCTCTAGCAGGTCCATAACCATATCTTTCACGGCCAGCTTGGGTGTAAGAACCATCTTTTTCTTGGAAGCGCCTTACACCCCATTTCTGACCGATTATACCATGATGTTGCAAAGAGTTTTGTTTCTGTCTAGCCAACTCTAATTTTGAATAAAATTCTTGTTGTAGCATAATTTATTGGTTCGCCTCCTATTTTATACTCATTTTATATTTCTATTTCTTTTGTATTCTTCTTCAGTATAATTATCAGGATCTTGTAAATATTTTGCATATTCTTCAAGACGTTCTTCTTTAGTCATATTATCATTATTCTTTATAATATCAACAAATTTCTTATCAAACATTTGTTTATTTTTAGCATGATCACTTTTTTCTTTTTGTCTTTCTTCAGAATATTTATTATTATGTTGTTTATTTTTATCTTTATTATATTGTTCTTGAGTATAATAATATTTATAATGACCTGGTTCACCTTCACGTTTATAATATTTAGAATTTTCTTTTCTTGAACCAACTACACTATGCACGAGTGTGTCATATGCATATTTATTTTCATTTTGTAAGGAGTTCTTACTATAATTAGCTAAGTTATCATAAAACGAATTTCTATCCATTATGATTCTCCTTCCTTACTTCATTAATTTACTTTCTAATTTGTCAATTCGTTTTTCAAGATGCTCGATATTTGCTTCGATTGCTGGGATTTTCTGAGCAAAGTTATTATGCTTGTCAACTGATTCTTTTAAATTACTTAATCGTTCTTCAATAATACCTTGCTGCTTATCCAACTTTGCATCCATTGCTGCTGACTGTTTGTTATTCATTACAATGTTTGATGTTATTGTTGCTATTGCGCCGATTAATGCTACAATAATTACTGCGATACTTGACGCGTCCATGTTTGTCACCTCCTATTTTTATTAATAACTTGAACCTTTCCAGATCATATCAAGTTTCTTTGCAGTTTGTTTTCCAACAATACCATCAACTGCTAAATTATTATCTGCTTGAAAGTGTTTAATGGCACTATAAGTCTTTGAACCAAAGTCGCCATCAATCTTACCAAGTTCATAACCTTTCTTAGTTAACTGGTCCTGCAAGAGCTTAACATCAATACCTTTAGTACCTATTTTGAGTAATCTTGTAAGAACTGGTTTGTCATTCATTGGTGTATCATAATCGATCCAAGGAGCATAAGCCCAATATGTCCAACCATGTTTATCTACAGATTCATATACACAATTTTCTTTACTTGATTTCATGTGTATGACCATGCCATTTGCGAGATAGATTCCAGTATGCTTTATTGAGCTCGCAGATTTACCACGAAACAGTAGACATACAGAATGCAAAGGAAGTGTATCAATTGTACCTTTTCTATCATTTTTGACTTCATTGTAATACCCCTGAGCTGTTGTATCGTGACCAGAAAGAGCACAGTGCATTCCTGAACAATCGCTTCCTGGTTTACCATTACCTTCTTTAAGTTTCTTATCATAGTATGCTCTATCATAAGTTGCAGAATGATAATCTCTATAAGCCTTATCAATAGTTTCTTTTGTTATGATAGTTTCCGTATCAAAACCCCATATATAGACCGTATGATCGTCTCTAACTTTAATATAAAAGTTCTTCGCTTCTTTTTGACTAAATTTGTTGCTCATGTTTATTTATCCTCCTCTCATTAATAATATCTTTGACAGAAGGAGAATTAGGCAAGAGTTCCCAATTATCAGGATTTTCATTAAATATTGGTAATATTATACCATATAATTTATCCTCTGCCAATAAACAACCTTCTTTAGCCAAAGTATCAAGTCTTCCCAGTATCACCACTGTCCTGTCGCTTTGTTTGTTCTTGTATGTTTTTCCTATCTCGAGACTCATTGTCTTTATCCTCCTTTCTGTCTTTTTCAAACCATTCACTGACTCTTGTAATACCTGATACTATTAACATTAGTGCAAGTAATAACAAGAGTCCAGCAAATGTTTGTATTATAGGGTTCATTTTGTATCACCATCAGTGATGTTCTGCTGTTCAAATATCTTATCGGTTTCTTCTTTTTCTTTCTTGTAAGCACTTGTAGATACACCAATAAGTGTACCAATTAAAGTACCAACAGCAGATATGATTGTAACAATTACATTAACTGTCTTAGGATCAACATCGAGTACACCTAATACAACAGATAAGAATGTTACAAGTGCGGGAATGCAGATTAATGCAATCCACTTCAATACGTTATATATATGATCCGGGATTCTCATATTATTTTCCTCCTTCTTAAATTTTACATATAATGTTTGTATGTTCTATAGTTCCACTCTTATTAGATTTTGTAAATGCTTTTTTCTTTGTTAATGGTGTTAGTAAAATATTATTAGTAATATAAATATCTTTACAAATACCTTCACCATTCTTAGCATCTACTTTTGCACCAGTTGTAGTATAGCTATAACTCTTTGAATAGATTCTAGCTATTTTAGGACAATCAAATTTATTCTCATGTACTTCTACATTCTCCATTGATATAAATGATAAACAAGGATATACATCTTTATTATTTATCTTGCAATGGAATTCATTATTTAATATCTTTATATTTGTATGTTTCCTAGTATTATTCTGCTGAGCATGTTCTCCAATACAAACATAAGGATAATCTCTATAATCAGATTTTGTAAATAAACAATCACTTATAGTAATATTGCTACAACAAGTTCTATCATAACATTTAGATTTACTATTAGAATCTTTCAATACAAATGCAGCATAACCAGCATAATCTAATTGTATACATTCCTTGTAAGCACTATCAGGATTTTTTAAATTATATCCTAAAAACTTACAATCCTTCACAGTAACATTCTTACATGAATTAAATTCAATACCATGGCAGAGAATATCTTTAAAAGTAACATTTATTAAAGTTATATCGTGAGAATGGAAGAAGGTTATAAGATTATCATATGAATAACCTCCAAAACCTTCTAATGTTCCATTCTTTATCACAATATTACCATCACCATTATATCCAGTAGTATTATTATTCACTTTATTTAAGAATATTGATTGTATACTCTTTTTTCTTTGTAAGACTGCTCCATTCAAATCAATTGTTGTATTAGAAGATACTATAAGTTGTTTAGTTATTTTGTAATTACCTGGACTAAATGTTATTGAACCTTTTTCATTTAATTTTGTTTGAATGGTTTTCATATCATCAGTTTTATTTACTAACATTTTATTAGTTCCTCCTTATACCTATTTTGATTTGTTTTAAGAAAAGTCTACGATACTCCAATAACACAATCCATAACATTACTGCTTAACTCGTCATCATTATTATCAGTTGTAACTATACAGAAATAATAAGTACTATCGTAAGTTAATCCAGTAATATCTTTAGTTGTTTCTTTCTCGCTAAGAGTAGTAACAATATTATCAGTATCATCACAATTAGGATTCTCACCAATCTTACCATAAAGTTTAATTGATTTGAATGTTGTACTATCAGGTTGAACTAAAGTATAATCAATTGTTGCAGTGTTATCATTCACATCTATTGAGTTAATAACGGGAGACAATGAATTATTACCAGTTTCAACTTTAATAGTTTTAGTAAATGTGTAATACCTTATTGGATGCTCTGGGTCGCTATCATCTGCCGTATAATACGGAAAGAATCCATAGTAATAAGTCTTACCTATTTTGATGTCTTCATCCTTATATCCTTTAGTCTTATATTTATCTCTTGTTTGAACAGATACAACTTTCTTACCGTCCCATCTGTGAAGCGGTGCAGAATCTTCTTTACGAACTATTGTTGTTCCTTCCCAATTACAAGGATAAGGTTCCCATGTATCAATATCTGGTGGATCAGTCCATTTAAGCTGGATGTAGGGTTTTGAACCTTGATCAAAAGTACCTTCAAATTTTGGATATTGACTTTCTTGTACCCAAAATCCAGGATATTGATATCTTGCAGTTGCATGCCAATGATCAGTTCCATATCTTGACATCGCTAATTCTGCATAATCTCCAAATTGTGCTTGAGAAATTACTGGATCAGTTATTCGTGTTCCTCCGTATTCTTCATATTTCCAAGAACCACCCCCATATGTGTGATAATTTGGATTATAATTAATTATATAAACTTCATAAGATTCTATATCTATTACTTTTGTTATAATTGTATTTTCAGTTTGACCAAGTATTTCTTCTTCTGTTGGATAATAATCTTCTTGTCCTAAAAAGTGTTCTGCATTATATGAAGAATAATCATAAATATTTTTACCAAATAAATCTCTATAACCTTGCCATTCTTTTGTTCCAACATATGTCCAAGAACCATTAATATAAACATATAAAGGCCAACAAAAATCATTATCTGGATCATTTACATCTTGATGTACTACTGGGTCATCATGCTGGTAATTTTTAACTTGTACATAATCACCTTCAATAATATCTATTTGTTGTCCACCAACAGTAATAGGATTAGTAGTATCACCATCTTTTATATAAGAGTCTGCAGGATATGAAGAAGTCATATATAAATGATTTTGACTTAAATCCAGAGTGCCCGCTGTCCCCTTAACAAACACAGCTTCACAATTCATTGGTTCGTCAAGTAATCTATAACCACAGTTACGCATATATTCAATTAAATCAAATGGCGTCATTAATTCAATATTATTTTGATCGTTTGAACCAGATTTAGAACTAGCTTGATAATTTGTAAAGACTGGACTACGCATATCACCTTTTGCAGTATACTTATCCATCATCTTTTGTATACCTTCAAGTTCTCTCTCTAATATATATGTATAAAAGTGAGACTCTTCTCCAGTTATTTTATCAGTAAAATCAATTCTAATTCTATCACCAGTATCTCTTACAAGATCTGCAAATGTAGTTAATTGACATGGTGTATATATTCTATTTCTTATATTATTATATCCTTGATTAAACAAAGCGTCAGGTGATACAGTTCCTTTTGCAATATCTTTACCAAACAATTTATTTCTTATTACTTTATACTTGTTAATCATTTTCTTAATATCTTCATTATCAGATTTTGTAACAAGATAAGAACAAAACATATTATTAGTACAAGTAAATGTTTGTATTTGTGATTTCTGTTCAGCAGCATATTGTGCTTTATTCAACTTGTGATAATTTATTTCGGTATTATCATCTAATATAAATTTCATTACCAAAATATCTTGAACTTGATAATAGTCATGTTGAAAACCTTTAACTATTTCACTGTTATCAAATTTAGATTCTGGTATTTTATCAATATTATCATCTTCATCAACGCTTGGTAATGGTTTGAATGATAATATACATCTTTCATAGTTATTATATTTACTTGGATGTTTTTCTTCCGGTGTTGGTTTGATTGTTTCTGGATCAACAAAGTAACCATCTTTGAATCTATCAGTTCTTATAATAGGATAACGTCCAGCTAATAATCCAATATCTTCTAAGAATTTACCAGCAGATAAAGCACCAGCACTCATAATTTTTGGATCTTGATAAAACTCTAATTCAAGTATATCCATATATCCATAACGTTCATATTCTTCTTCGCCTGGTTCGGATGGTATATACCTTTCATTTCCTTTTTTAAGAATATCTTCGTCGATCATTATTGGCATACCAAGACCAGTATAACCATTACCTTCTTCATAATCATCTCTACCATATTCATAGGGATTAGTTATTGTATTACCAACCTTCATTACAATTTTCTTTTCTTTTGTTTCTGGATCTATTTCTGGTTCATAAACAACTGGATCATATGCTGCTAAATGTTCTATCAAATCAGTTAATGCTTCTTTAATAGTCCATTTTTTTTTAGGATCTCGTATCCAGTTCTCATCCCAATCATCTGGTTTCTTAACTTCTTCACCAGATTCATTTGTCATATCTTCATAATCTGATTGTAGTTTATTAATGCCTTCAAATAAATGTTTATACCAGTTGAATATATCCATTTCTCTTAACCACATTAAGAAATCATATCCGGTTATCTGTCTTGAATAACCATCATCAACTAGTTTATCTTCTTCAATTTTAAACATTCCAAGATAGATTAATGTAGAAGAATCACCATTGAAATACATATATGCTTCAACACAGGCATTACCAAGTAATTCACCAACAATCTTTCTTTCAGTTCCATTTGGGTCTGTTTCTACAAATTCATATTTTTGAAGATTTGGTATAACGGGTTCCCAGTATCCTTTTTCTTCATTATATTCTTTTTCATTCCTTATAGTAAACTGTATTTGTGCAGCATTACAAGATGAGAATGTTAAATTGTTATCAGAATTTAATGAATTAGAATATTTAAACTTTTCTTTAACAATATCTTTATTTGTAATAACCCATTCTACTGGTTTATAAATGTAATTTCCATGACTATCTTTTGCAGGTATTGGTTTCTTATTTGGTTCATCACCAATCCATTCCCATTCGGGCATTTTTGATGTTATTATTGGTTCGGAACCAGGTACTTTTTCAACTTCAGTAGCATGAGGGACTATTAAGATGTCTCGATGCACGCCCTTACCAAATTCATCTCTTATATCACTTGTATAATCCCAACGCATGTAATATTTGTCTCCTTTCTACCTATTTTGAATTATTCCTATGTATTTTCTCGTAGAAATGTTATCCTAGCATATCCATTACCAATTTTAGGCTTGCCACTTACAGGAGTTTCACTTGCTTCATTTACTGATTCTGTCTTTGTCGATTCAGCACTTGAAGTGGAAATATTATAACCAACCATCTTTTTATTAGATAATAGAGAATTACCAATATATCCTGAGCCTGCTCCACCACCAGTATTTTTATCAACTAATGAACCATTTATGTATAAGTTTTCATAATTTGCAGTTGTATAAAATATGTATGGCGGAAGACTTTCATTAGAATTAGAATCATATGAATAATTTTTTCCTTCATAATTTCTAGTTGATAAGTTCCAAGCTACAGATTGAGCTTCTATACCATCACTGATATGAAACTTTGAACCATATAATACATTACTTCCAGAAAGATTTATTGATTGGTCATATGCTATACAATTGTCAACACCACTTACAAGATCATTACGAAGATATAAATCAGTTACATCATCTATATGATTTAGCCTAAACAAATAACCATAAGCAGTACTATAAGAATTCATTAATAGAGTATTACAATTAGGAACAAGTTCTTGACCCATTGCCATTAATTCATCAAGTGTCAAACTAAGTGTTTCGCCTGTCCATGAACTTCTTAAAGTAACAACTGTGCTTCCAGGTGGTTGTAATAAACCTTTAACTCCCATTTATATTTCCTTTCTACTCATTTTGAATTATACAACAATACCTTTATACCCACCATACAGACCGCCACCTCCACCAGATACATTAGAACTAGATTCACCTTGTCCAAAAGCATATCCAGTAGTCTGATCTGCAGAATTAGTACTATTTCCGCTTATACCGCCAGCATCCGCTCCTGTGTATTCCGTTTCACCAATAAGCATACCACCACCGCCTCCACCTGAGACAATCAATATATCTGAGAGATTGTTGGAAAGTGATGATAACTGTCCTGTGACTTTGGCTATATGTGTTGCTCCACCACCATTGGATATGTAAGTTTGGACAGGAGGTATATAGCTCTTTATTGCAAGATATGTATTACGTTGGTCTTCTGGTCGACCTTCTGAAACCATAGGATAGATACGATATTGACTTGGGTATGAAACTGAATGATAACATGAATAAAACATACCGATTTCATTTGTTTCATCTACAGCAAAACCAAAACCAATAAAATCCATATCATTATATCCACCAGAACTTGCACCACCGCAAACTTGATTATTATAATATAATTGAAAACCATATTGGTTCGGATAAGTGGATGCTAATGCATCTATTTTCATTATACCATTGTCATAGATGGTGTGCCACTCGTTATCTACTGTTATATACCCGATAAGATTAGTACCTTCAATATATAAATCATTATTGTCACTGACTGGATAATTATAATAATCGGTACTTAATGATTTACTAGTAACAAAATTATCAAGTGTTAAATCTACAACTTCCCAAGCCACACTCTCACCCTTCTTTCCATAAAATATCTATAATCTTACGCCTTACACCAATTAAGGTATTATTCCCAATTGTAAGCGACCCACTCCATCACGTCTACAGCCTTTCCGCCACCGAGTTGTTTACTACCTATTTTGAATTATTTGACGGTTAAAACTATATTCTTTACATGATATATACCGTCGCCACCTTCTATACCAATATAATCTACATATGGTACTTCATTATTATTTATAAATTCTTCAGCATTATGCCAATTCTCATCTGAAGGATACTTACATCCTAATGATGTCATATTCCAATCATTATTACTTCCAATATATGCTATCCAGAATCCAACTCTGTCATAACCACCGCCCCAGTGATACTGATTTGTTACAGCATAGTCAGCAGTAATCTTTATAATATTTTTCTTTATTCTCTTGATTGGAATCCAGAATACACTATCTGATCTATTAGCTCCTCTACCAGCTCGTTTTAATTCACCATTTTCTTTAATAGTAGTATATAACCATTGATTACCAATAAGAAGATTCCATTCTGTTAAGAAATAATCTTGATATAAGTAAGTGGGGACATAACCATGCTCATTTCCATAAACAGCATCTGTCTTATATTTTGTCATATCCCAATTATCAACTAATAGACTTGAATTAAAATCATTAGTAAAGAAATCTATGTTATCAGTACCATCCCATACATTACTTGATATTGAATTGATCTCAACTTTAATAACTTTAGTGTATCTAAAGAAATTAATGTCATGTCCATCTTCTTCTCTATTCTTGTAATATGGGAAGAAACCATAATAATAAGTTTTGCCGAATTCAATATCTTCATCATTGTATGCAATATCTTTATAAGCATTCTTATTACTTAAAGTAGTTCTAACAATCTCTGTACCATCCCACATATGTTTTGGTGCTGCATTTTCTTTACGAACTACTACAGTTCCTTGCCAATCAGCTGGAGTAGGTTTCCATGAATCAATATCATCAGGGTCTTCCCATTGCAATTCTACATGATCTTTAGTATTTTGTGATACTGGATTTTCATGTAAATCAGGATAACCACTCGTACAATCAACCCATACTCCAGGATATTGATATGTAGCCGCTATTTGATTCCAATGTTCTTCTTCTTGAGATGTTAGTCTTAAATTAGGTAATACATCGTCTGTTAAATGCCCATACGAATTACCATCTATACATATAATATCACCGAGTTCAATATTTATAGTTTGTCCATTTACTTTTAAAACATTTGTTGTATCGCCATATTTTAAATCATTAGGCTCAAATATCCAATGTTTTGTTGGATCTTCTTTCCATTCTTCAGGATAGCCGCAATCATTAATTGGACTATTTTCATCATATGGATCTTTACCAAAAAATTCCCATTTACCATTTACTGTATAAAAAGCAAATTCTGGATAATCACTATAAGGATATGTATTCCAACCCATATATGCTATTGGATTTCCACTTGATGTTATATCATGAGGTTCCCATTCTTGTAACTCTTCATTCCAATATTCGCATTTAAGACCATGAGTACTTGGATCATCTTGTACTGGTGTTTCGCCATCCCATGTTTCATCTGGATCATAAATAGCTCCATAGAAATTTAAAGGAGAAACTTCGCCACCTTCACTTCCTTCAACAAATATTGCACTAGCTTCTATTGGTTCGTCAAGTAATCTAATACCAACATTTCTTAAATAAGATACTAACGAACCTGGTGTTACTGCAATATCTTCAGATCCATCACTTAATTTATTACTTATACTATTACGATAACCTAACATTAATACATTTATATCAAAACCACTTTGATAAGTTGTACCAGCTTGATAGTTACTAAATGTTGGATTAGTTAAAGCGCCTTTAGCTTCATAGGTATCCATCATTTTCTGTACACCTTCAAGTGTTCTTTCAAGTATAAATGTATAGAATTGAGTCTTTTCACCAGTTACCTTATCTTCAAAATTAATAAGTATTCTATCACCAACATCTCTTACTGGATCACCATATGTTGTAAGTTTGTATGGAACATAAGATCTGTTTTTGATATTATTATAGCCTTGATAGAACAATGCATCACTAGTCATATTATTATTCTTCTTCTCTTTACCAAATAGTTTTGTTTTTATTTTCTTATACTCTTCTATATTTTTTGCAATGTCTTTATTATCACTTTCTTCAACAAGATAAGAACAAAACATATTATTGTTAAAAGAGAATTCTTGTAATGCATGGTCATCAGCATCTTTTTGTTGTTGTTTGGTTAATCTTTTATATTCAACATTATTACCATCATCCATACCTATTTTGATTATTAAGACATCCTTTACTGTGAATAAAGAATGTTCAAACCCTTTAGCAATATCATTATTTGAGAATTGCTGTTCAGGTTGTAATTTAGTTTGTCCGCTTGAATAAGCATCATCTTTACTTGAAGGTAATGGTCTAAATGATAATACACATCTTTCATAGTTATTGTATTTATTTGGATGTGGTTCTTTCTCAGTTGGAACTATTGTACTTGGGTCTATATAGTTACCATCTTCTATCTTGTCAGGTCTTATAAATGGATAACGTCCAGCTAATAAACCTATATCTTCCAAGAATTTACCCATTGATAATGAACCAGACTTTATTATTTTTGGATCTTCCATAAATTCTAGTTCAAGTATTTTCATATATCCATAACGTTCGTATTCATCTTCACCTGGTTCGCTTGGAATATATGGTTCTGTACCTTTTGTCATAATGTCTGTATCTAACATTACTGGCATACCAAGACCTGAATAACCGCAACCATCACCGTAATCTCTTGCATAGACTGAAGGATTTGTAGTAGTTGCACCAACTAATGCTTTCTGTACATCACTATCCCATACAATCATATCAAAAGATGCTAAGTGATCAATAAGATCTTGTAAAGCATCTTTTACTGTCCATTTTGATTTTTTCTTTCTAATCCAATTTTCTTTTGAATCATACTTGTCAGGTTTCTTTTCTTCTTCACCTGTTTTGTTTGTATAATCCAAATAATCATTATCAAGTTTATTTATACCTGTAAAGAGATGTTTATACCAGTTGAATATATCCATATCTCGGAAGGTTGCCATAAAGTCATAAGCTGTAATTTCTCTATTATAACCATTATCAACAGCTTTGTCTTCTTCAACTCTAAACATTCCTAAACACAATAATGTACTTGAATCACCATTAATATATGTATATACTTTTATTATATAATTTCCATTTAACTCACCTAATAACAAATTACCATTATTATCATATTTGTAATAGTATTGTAGATTAGGTATATCCAATTCCCAAGTATCAGTATCTGGGTTGTATTCTTTATTATTCCTTATTGTAAATTGTACCATTGCTGAAGATGCAGAAGTAAATGATATATTATCAGATGGATTTAAACTAAATGAATATTTAAACTTCTCTTTAACAATATCCTTGTTTGTTATTGTCCAGTCAACATCTGTATAAATATAGTTTCCATGACTATCTGTTTTAGGTGTTCCATCATCATTAAACTCTGGTACTTTTGAAGTTACTATCGGATCATTTCCAGGTACTTTTATTACATTAGTAGCATGAGGGACTATTAATATATCTCTATGAGGTCCCTTGCTGAATTCATCTCTGTATTCATCATTGTAATCCCATCTCATATTTTAATAGCCCCTCCTTTCTATTTATCTACTCATTTTGATTTGTTGTACCGCCACCATTATATCCATCTTGTCCACCGACATTAACATAAAGTATATCACCTTGTTGTAATAATACTTCACCAACTGAATAAGAACCATAACCACCTCTTGCAGTATTAGTTCCATCAGTAGCATTACCACCTTGTGCACCCCATGTTTCAAGTTTATATATACCAGTCTTAGGTGCTATGAATGTTTGTATTGCTCCAGTGTAATCGAAATCTTGTTTCTTAAATTCTCCAATTGCTATACTTTCACTATTACTACTTATAGGTGTATCATTATTATCTATACAATGTATTGTAAAGTAATAAGTTGTACCATAACTTAATCCAGTAACACCAATACTATCCTCATCAGTATCAATATCAAGAATTATATCATCTGTTTCATCACAACTTGGATAAGTATCTATCTTACCATAAAGTTTAACACTCTTGTAACTAACATCTTCTGGTATTTCAATTGTATAATTAATAATTACAGTAGTCTCTTCTGCAATTATAGAATCAATTGAAGGTGCATAGATAGTAACACCAGTTTCAACTTTAATAGTTTTAGTAAATGTATAAAAGTTGATTGGATGGTCTGGGTCAGCTATTTTTGTATAGTATGGAAAGAATCCATAGTAATATACTTTACCAGTCTCAATATCTTTATCTTTATATGCAGTATTTTTATATTTATCTCTTGTAGTAATACGAACAACTTTTTCACCATCCCATCGATGTAAAGGCGGTGAGTTTTCTTTACGAACTATTACAGTTCCTTCCCATGTTGCAGGTGTTGGTTTCCAATCAGTAATATCAGGTGGATCGGACCATTTAAGTTGGACACATTTTGTTACTTCAACTTTAATTTCAGTTTGATATCCATCTATACCCGAAGTGTTTGGATAACAATCAACCCATACACCTGGATATACATACCAAGCACCTTCTCCACTCCAATTAGGATCGTCATTAAAATTAGTATCTTGTAAATAAAAGTAATCGCCTAATTGTACAGTATAATCAACACCATTTATTTGTATATTAGTAATAGTATCACCCGGTTTAAAACTCGGTGTTATAATTGTATTATAGTCATCGATTATCCTATTATAACCAGTCACATGCCATTTTCCATTTACATCATAAAAATATGATTCCTCAAATACATCAATTGGAGGACCACTTGTTACATATTCCTCATTTTCTTCACTTGATAATAACCCATGATTACTTGTATCGCCTTCGGTTGGATAATTACCATCCCATGTTTGAACCATATCTTCAAGATCTTCATCATAATATTCAGTATAACATTTTGAATAACTACAAGTAGTTTTTTCACTTCCTGCACCTTTAACAAATTTAGCTTCACAACCAGTTGGTTCGTCTAAAAGCCTAATACCAAAATTACGCCAATATTGTACTAAATCAGAAGGTGACATGCCTTTAGCTTCACTACCATCTGAACCACCAGAACTTGGTATTGCATTATAACCAAATGATTGAGCAGAGTAATTAGATCCACTTTGATAAGTAGAACCATTTTGATAATTTGTAAAAACAGCACTAGAACTTTCTCCTTTAGCTTCATAAGTATCCATCATTTTCTGAATACCTTCCATGCTACGTTCTAGTATATATGTATAGAAACTAGTATGCTCTCCAGTAATCTTATTTGTGAAATTTATCTTTATCCTATCACCAACATCTCTTACAGGATCTGCATATGTTGTAAGTTTATATGGAACATAAGATCTATACTTCATATTATAATAACCTTGAGCAAATAATGCTTTACTGCTCATGTTACCATTTTTATTAACAGTTTCCTTACCAAATAACTTTTTTCTTATAGCTTTATATTCATCTAATTTCTTTTTAATATCTTCCTTATCAGACTTTGTAACAAGATACGTTGCAAACATATTATCACTAAATGTAAATGTTTGAACGTTACCTGTTTCAGCTAATTTATGTTGTGATTTAGTTAATCTTTTATATTCTAATTCTGTTTTATCATCCATTTTGATTTTTATAATCTCAATGTCATCGACTGTATAATTCTCATGTTGAAAGTCTTTAGCTATGTCATTATTATCAAAATTAGATTCAGGTATATTTATTAACTTTTTATCATCTTTACTTGTTGGTAATGGTTTAAATGATAATATACATCTTTCATAATTGTTGTAACGATTATCATATTTATGTTCTTCTCCAGAAGGTATATCTGCCGGATCTTCAAAGTCATGCTCGTCAAACTTATCAGCTCGAATGAACGGATACCTTCCAGCTAATCTACCAATATCTTCTAAGAACTTGCCCATGCTTAAAGTTTTTCTTGACATTATGTTTGGATTTGCACAAAATTCCAAGTCAAGTATATCCATATAACCATAACATTCAAAAGCATCTTCTGCAGGTTCATCAGGTATTTTATATTCTTTTTTAGTACTCGTTTCTGGATCTGGTAATATATCTGGATCAATCGTTACAGGCATACCTAAACCACTATAACCAGCACCTTCTTTATAGTCTCGTCCGTAATCATTCGGATTTGTTATAGTGTTACCTAATTTTGCAACTTTCTTTTTTACTTTCTTACCAGTTTGCGGATCTTTAACTGTTTCTTCTTCAAACACAATTGGATCATAAGAACAGAAGTTTTTAATTAGATCTTCTAGAGCTTCTCTTATTGTCCATCTACCGTTTCTATCTGGAAATAATTCAGTTGATGGTTTTCTTATCCAGTTAATATCAGCATTATAATCATCTGGATTTGTTTCTTTTTTAGTAGATTTACTAGTAAAATCCATAAAGTCATCATCAAGTTTATTTATACCAGTAAAGAGATGCTCATACCAATAATATATGTCACAATCTCTAAAGAAAGCCATAAAGTCATAAGCAGTTATTTGTCTTGAATAACCATTGTCTGTAACTTTATCTTCTTCTACTTGAAACATTCCTAAACATATTAAAGTATCTGAATCACCATTAATATATGTGTATACTTTGATAATACAATTACCTGATAATTCACCGGTTATCTTTCTTTCTGTTCCATTAGGATCTGTTTCTGTGAATTCATAGTTTTGTAAATTAGGTATTACAGGTTCCCAATATCCTTTTTCTTCATTAAATTCTTTCTCATTCCTTATAGTAAATTGTACCATTGCTGCATTACAAGCAGAGAATGATAAGTTATCATCTGAGTTAATAGAATAAGAATATTTAAACTTTTCTTTAACAATATCTTTATTTGTAATAACCCATGGCACATCTTGCAATACTAAATTACCACCGGAATCTCGTTCTGGTTGTGGTTGTTTTTCTCCTTCATCTCCAACCCATTCCCATTCTGGTACTTTATATGTTATTAATGGATCATGACCAGATACTTTTTCAACTTTAGTAGCATGGGGAACTATTAAGATGTCTCTATGAGGTCCCGTGCTAAATAAATCTCTATATTCATCAGGATAGTCCCATCTCATATATAGAATGCCCCTTTCTACTTATTTTGAAAAAATCTAGTAGCAATAAAAGTAAGTAGCATTATTTACTCTTATTACTACTAGTCATACCCTAAATTACAGAAGCATTATCCAAATTATTATTTCGATAATCCGCCTGTAACCTATAAAATGATATGAATACCCAAGAGGGAGTCGAACCCTTATTACATGATACCTATTATCTCTTGAGTATGTTATTTTAGTTTTTATTGAGTTATTTCTTTATCTATAAAAGTGTCATATAGGATGCATATATAATAATTTCTTCTGTTTTATCTTTATTTTGTTTTATAAGCGTAACAGAATAATCATTTGAAGATTTTACTATATATCCTTTGTTTAAAAATTCAGGAGAAGATAATACCATTCTCTCATATTCATAATTATATGTTTTCATCTTTATCTCCTAAAATAGTTTTATAAACGATACTTTCCAAATCCATAATTAGTAATTCTATTTACATACTCAACACACTTTAAGGCAATATCAACAGCTTTAGGATTTTGTTCTCTTACAGATAACAGGAAATCCTCTACAGATACATATTCATCTATTGGTAGCTTTTTATGTGCATTTATATCATTTAAAAACGTATCATATATTGCATCTCTTTGCTCCTGTGTCATCTTTCTTCTCCTAAAAAGTTATTTTATTGGTACTTAATTTATATAATAAACCTTCTCAAAGAAATACTCATAGACGGCTATTATGGACAGTAAGTTTCGCTATGAGTATCTCTAAGAGAAGAATTTATTAACTAAGTAATGAAATGTTCATTTTATTGGATATTAATATTTAATGCAATATATATATAATCGGGGCTGTATTGAAACATCAGTAGTATAATAATTATATAAATAGGCATACCATTTACCATCTTGACGTATTAACCAAGGCGTAATTGTGTTTGCTTGGCTGGCATATCTATCAAACACTATTGATATTGGTTGATACCCCGAAGGAATCATACTGTCAATATCATATCCAATAGCATTTTGAGCCGCTATTGTAACAGCAGAATCAAAAGTATAGAATACTCTACTAATTCCCAAATTATTTATAATATTCCCTAGAACTTCAACATCCCCTAACGATGCTATCTCACCATTCTTATAACTGAATGACATATTGGTTCCATTAGTGCTGACATAAGCGTAATCCTTTAGGAGTGAGATTTCTTTGGGTGTGAGTTGGATGGTAAATGGTGTTTCTAATTCGTAGCATATCTGTAAAGGATGTGATGCTAAATTTGTTTTAAAAGTCTCCAGTGTTATAACTGCTCCGTAGTTAACATAAATATAGTTACTAATTCTATCATATGATATTATATGTGGATTTGCTCCAGCATTTGATTGCTCATAATAGATAGAAGGACTATAACTCGAAAACCAATTTTCATAAGCATGAGTAACAGAACCGTCTGCACAATTTGTCAGCTCTTGTTGAGCGGCAAATAAAGATTGATAACCAGCACCTGCAAATTCCCATCCCTCATCAGAACTGCCATCAAATATTGCATACCCTCTGTCTACCGTTAAAATTCCTTTTTCAACGTCAAGTGTACCACCGTAGATGGTTTGTCCTAATGTGTGTTGAATGTTGGTGAGAGGATTATAAGATTCCCAAGTATTATCACCACCAACCCTAACCATTGGATATATATGCATATTAGATGGAGATGATGATGCTAAAAATTCTAAAAATATAGATACTATATCATATGGTAAAGTTATACTTACATCATTTAATAAAGCATCATAAGTTCCATTAGAATATTTACAACTCAAATTATAACCTTCTACACCAGTAGTCGCTTTTATAGTTAAACCTGCTTTAAATGGCGTTTCTCCATCTATAATATTATCTGCATTAGTGATAACAATATAAGATGACTGAGATGATGTTTCGATTCTATTGGCAATAAAAGAACCATCTTGATTAATAGTATATTGTACACCATTCATTGTTCTTGTTACTGCTTTATTTTCTAATATATTTTTTCTACAAGATAAAACCTCAATTTTATCGTAACCAGAAATTGCACGAACATTACTAGGACTGGGATCTCCGCTACCAGCTTGAATAGGTTCTAATGTTATAACTGGATTAATTGCTAACTGATTACTTTTAAGTCCACTTATACTAATAGGATTACCACTAGCGTTACTTGTTGTTTTATCAGCTGACCATCCTGCATCAGTAAGATTACCACTTGCATTTAGCCCTGCCAAATTTCCCGCAGTAGGGGAAGCAACTTTATCTACTTTATCTGCAACAATATCAACAACTTCATCTATAGCATCCTGGGTATTAGTTGCTTCTAACTCACTCGTAGTGTTATCATATCCAACTCTATTCGCTGGGTATGTGTTAGGCATAGCAGGCTGAGTATCATGCTGTTCCCATCCTGTCGCAGTAGCCTTGTAGAAATAACCATTTATATAGTCAGCAGTTGTACTACCTATATACTGCACTATAGTTCCCAAAGGAACAGATGAATAAGTTGGCATTGTAGTTGCCTGGATATTGTTGCCACCAGCTAATCCTACTAAATGTCCAAACTCACTTAATATTTCTGCCATGGTATGTTCCTCCTTATTTAAAGAGACGTACTTTATTTAAAGTATTTCTCATTTCTTTTAAAGCTTCTTCTTCTTTTTTCTTAATTTGTTTTTTCTGTAATGCTTTATAAATATCGCCAGCATAAACATCTTCCATGGTGACTTCATTAGTTGCCATGTTGTCTAACTCTTTTGCGATTGATTCTATCATATTTTCAACAAAGTCTAATCGTTCTTTTTTCTGTTTACCAAATCCAAAGTAACCTGTTGGAGCTACATAATCAGTTATATTGCCATTATATTTTTCGTCATTATCTTTTAGATACCGATCAAGAACCCTCATAATACCATTATCTTTTATCTTGTCAAGCTTCTTAGTTTCTCCATCATATGCTTTTTTAACAGCATCCATCAAATCTTCTTTGTCTTTGTTAATAATCTCTTTAGAAGTATCAATATATTTTTTGGTCTTCTCAATAATTTCCTTATTCTTCTTAGTGCCTTCTTTTATTGCAGCATCTCTTGCATCTTGGTTTGCTTTAAGGTTTTCTTTTCGTCTTACTCTTTCAGCGGCTTCTTGTTGGAGCTGTTCTTGTTTACTTTTAAGTTCTCTTTGTGTTACTCTTTTAGCAGCTTCTTGTTTGAGCTGTTCTTGTTTACTTTTAAGTTCTCTTTGTGTTACTCTTTTAGCAGCTTCTTGTTTAAGTGTTTCTTGTTTACTTTTAAGTTTATACCAATTTGCTTCTTTCTTATTTGTTTCTGCTTCACCAGCTCTTCTCTGTGCTTCTCTCTCGGCTTCAGCTTCTGCAGCTGCCTGGTTATTATTATATTGAGGAGTACTCTTTCTATAATCCTCTGAAAGTTTCTTTGTGTCGTTAACTATTTTATCAGTTGCCTTATTAACAGCATTATCTATTGATACATTAATAATATCTTGTGTAGATAAAGGTTTAATATTCTTTAAAAGTTCATCTGTTTTCTTTTTCTTCTGCTCAGCTTCCCATGCATTACGTTTCTGAGCTTCGACATGAGCATCCCATTCGGCTTTAGTTTTGTAATATCTATAATTACCGGGCTGGCCTTCTCTCATATAATAATTGGCATCATCACGTTTTGTGCCTTTAAGAGAACTATGCTCAAGTTCGTATTTTGTTTTCTTTGAATAAAATTCTATTATATTCATAGTCTTTCCTTTCTTTATATTCCAATCTGCCATATTCTTACTAACAAATATCATAGGAGGTACACGTGGAAAAATTTTTGTGTTCAGAATATGGCGAGAATGAATATTAATATTTTTACCAGTAATTATAGCTTTGTAATTACTTACTATTTTGATTTTTTCTTTTAAATTTAATTAACTTGTTGGTGTTATAAGTTCCCATGCAGATTGAGCTGAAGTATACCTATTAATCCAAATATATAGTTTCTGTTTTTTTTCTTTTTATGTTTTATAGCTTTTAATCATGGGTTCATCCTTAATGGAATAATATAAGCCCAGCAGCACGGCCGCTATAGGTCACGCCATCCTCGCGCACAAAGCCAACGCTGTCGGCATCCACGGCACTGACAGAGGACGCTATAGACCTCAACCAAATCCAAGTCCAACCGAATATTTGGTTAAAAGAATATTTAGCAAATAGATTTAATTGTTTATGTCCTTCACCTTGCTGATATTTATCTGCTGACCATATTTTAGCACCAGCCAACTGACATTCTGTAAGAGCAGCAATATACTGACTATGAGTATTCTCATCTGACCAATACCAATTTCCAAGTTTATTCCATAACTTTGTATGACCTAACAGATGTTCTAATCCTGTACTACCGCCGAATAATGCTATCATATCTGCTTTGATAATATCTAATGCTGAACCAGACAGATAACTATGTAATGTCGATTGGTTATAACCTACATCAGTAATATCGGAACTTGTATACCACTGAGAACTCTGCATAGTATCAACAACAATACCTATATGATGTACTGACTCAACTGCATACTGATCATATCCACCATAGAACGTATCCATATCAGCAAGCCAATATCTAAAGTTATTACTTGCCTGAGATGTACCCATAAAGTAATCGCCAATTTTATATCCATACTTCTCAAGATTCTGTTCTGATACTGCAGTAGTCAATCTTGACAAGTCGTTTGTAATATCCCTAGGAGTATGGTCAGATAAAAGAATAATTTTGTCCTTCCCAATACCGCTATCTACAAGGTTTCCAGATGCGTTCAATGTAGCAAGATTATCTGCTGTTGCTGAAGTTACCTTGTCGGCTTTGCCAGATTGTAAAGCAGAAATATTATCTGCATTAGCTTTTCCTTTGTTACCTGCGTATGCCGTACTTGAAGTCTCGCCTAATGCGAGGCTCTCGGAAATTTCTACATAAGCAGAACCGCTCCATCTATATGTATTATCACTTATGAGGTCAACATATATTTTTCCGGTCTCGCCAGTGATGGCATGTTCATGTTCAGAATCGGAATAAAATACTCCGTTATAAAGATATCCCTCTATGATATTATCAACGTATGGCGGCAACTCTGATGCAGGGACTTTACCATTTGCATCTAAATCTGCCACGCCGTTTGCCACACCAGTATTTTTAAATGCTGCAGTGCCAAGCTGTTGCCCTGCTCCCTGAGCCGGGTAGTCAGTAATTATATATCTATGTGCAGCTTTCTCTGTCTCGGTTAATGCCTGGTAAGCTGCCCAAGTAATAGTAATTGCGTATGCTTTATTTATTTTATTAGCATATGGAGTTAGTACTGATACTGCATTTTCTTTATCCATAAAATGTTTCTTTGGCATCTCTTTTACCTCCATTTTGATTTTTTAAAATAGAAAGCAGTTTCCGTTTATGGAAAGTGTTCTATATTTTGATTTTTTAAAATAGAAAGCAGTTTCCGTTTATGGAAAGTGTTCTATATTTTGATTTTTTAAAAAGAAATAGAGGCTAAGCCGATGAAAGCCTAGCCCCTTGATTTGGTTACAGTTCCGTAAAATTAATTAATTGTTAGGGCGTTACAGTTCCGTTCAGGATGTCAATAAGATCCTGTACTTCTGTGCTTGTAAGTGACTCTGCATCAGCAGCTTCGATCAGATCAATAATTGTTACATCATCAACTTCTGCTGCAACCCAAGGACCTGCTACAGAATGAGCTGTAGTAAACTTGTACAGAACATCCTGATATGTAACAATATCACCAACTGCATACACACCAGCAACAGGATCGAACTCAGGAGCAAGATCATTTCTTACTAAATCAATCCTTCCGCCAAGTGCTGCATCAGCTGCCTGAAGAGTCTTAACAACAGTGTCAAGATTGATCTTAGTAACCTCTGAAGCAACCCAAGCACCAGGTGTATCATGAGCTGTAGTAAATTTGTAGAGTTCATCATTGTAAATTACAAGATCACCTACTGCATATGTTCCACTTGTTGCATCGAATGCAGGAGCGATATCTGTCTGAGTCTTATCAATTCTTGCATTAGCACCAGCGATTCCTGCTGTAGCAGCTGCTGCAACTTCGTTGATGATCTCTTCTACAGTTACATCCTCAACCTTTGAAGAATCCCAAGCACCTGCTACATCCTGAGCTGTGGTAAATCTGTAAAGGAAGTTGTTATGTGTAACAATATCACCAACTTCATATGTCTCTGTCTCAAGGAACTTGTCAGCGATCATAGCTGCTACATTACCAATTTCTGTATAGATAGCAGCTACATCAATGAATCCAGCAAGTACATCAAACTTAAGATCAGGTGTAGAAGCGGTTCCAACATCAGCAATTGCTACATTGGTTCCAGCAGGATAAACATTACCGGCACCTTCTACGAATCTTGAGTCAGTTGTGAACTCTTCAGTAAGATTGTAGGTCCAACCTACCATACTTGCCTGAAGTGTTGCAGGAAGTCCATTAAAAGCTACTGAACCGTGGAACACATATGCTCCATCAACCGCGTCAAATCTGAGTTTAATCGCTTCCATTAATGCGGTAGCGTTACTCATGTCAACAAAATGTTTCTTTGCCATTTCTTTTTCCTCCTTAAGGTTTTAAGATTTGTAATAGCTCGGCCATTTCCTCTTCGGAAAGACCATCAACAGTGTCGTTCACTTCCATTTCATCCCATTTGTAAGATTGGCTGTCTTCATCAAAGATGCATTTATAGAAGTGACCTGAGGTGAAACTTAAATTAGTCTCACCAATATATTGCGTTACTCTACCTAGAAGTACTCTCTTTGGAGTAGGCATTTTTGGATACTGTACCAAATTATTTTGAGGTACCCAATAATAACCATCCCACAAATAGAATATTCCTTCTTCGATAGCGTAATACATTTTTCTATCGGCAGATGTAAATATTGGTGGTAACATGGTACTGTTTTCTACAATATCGTAATTACCATCTGGACTGCCGATTTCGTTCCACTTTCTATCGTCAAATACTGTATCACTGTTTTCTGCAATACAACGATAGAAGCAGGACGCATAAATAACAAGATCACCATATTTATAGAGATTACCAGATTCCCATACATAAATAGGTGTTCCGTCATTTACTACCAATTGTGACTCTCTTACTTCACCAGCATCGTTCTTCCATTCAAAAGTAACGATGTTTACGCCATTGCGTTTTTCGACAGATTTTACTTTACAGGGGGCGCCTTTAAGTCCGCCAAACTGCATTGCTGTTTCATCAGTATATTTTTTGCTAAGAGCGTAAGTGATAATATCTACACCAGCCATATTATTAACCTCCTATCCTCTCCCAAATATCCTGTGAATTAAGCATGTAGACCTCTCCAGTAGATATGACCATACACTGAGAGCCAAACTCAACTGGTGCAGAACCATCAAATGTCGGATCGGAGTATCTATAATTCTGTTCTACTCCACGACGTTTTGATGTTGGTAGATTAATAATGTCATTGTCTGTGTCTGCATAAAATACTTTCTGACTGGCAGTTGATGACTGATTGTGATCTAACCAATACATCTTTTATTCCTCCTTTCGTATGTTATATATTAACCCAATCTGCATAAATTAATTTATACAGTAATACACTGTTTAATATGTTTTAGAAATATCTTGCTTGGGTAAGGATTCGAACCCTACCTGTTAAAACATTGCCACTCTGACACCAAGCAACCCATTACGGTATTCAATTGTTTTTTTTTGTTGTTGTTAAAGACTAACCGATTAAAGCCGGCCTTTTTAATCAATTAGTTGAAATCATTAGAGAAATTATGAATATCTTTTACTGCATTTTATTCAGAATTTTTCTAATTGTTTCAGCCTCGTTCGGATCTCGAGTGTTATTAAGCATATCTTCGAGTTCCATTCTTGCATCAGATCCTCTTGAATATGAACGTCTCATGTTTCTACCTGAGTATCCATCATTTCCACTTTCTACAGTATATGTCCCTCTGTAAGAATTACCTGAATATCTTCGGTCCCACATAGGTTCATTTCTATACATCATATTACCAGAGTATCCATCTCCCATCTGCTCCATGTCCTCGATTTCGTAGATTTTCTTAAGTGTTGACTTTGTATCTTTTATAATATCCAAGATTTTATAAAGAAGGTCAACATCAGCCGGAGACATAACATTCTTATTTTGATCAAGTCTGTTATTTATCTGAGATAATTCTAAAGTGACTCTTTCACACGTTCTGTGAAGTTCTTTTTCCAATTCTGCCATTTAATTGTTCTCCTTTCTTGGTTTAGGCTCGGTCTATTACAATATTAGCATTTGAAACTGTGATTGGTTGTGTTGAAATATTTCTTATAGAAATATTAGAACAAGTACAAATATAAGGTACTTGTACAATCACACTAACACTAACATTGAATGGTTCGTTTACAGCTGCTGGTGTAACTTCCATAATGGCACTTGAATCTTCTTCACCATCTACAAATAAAGCAAGTGAAATAGTTTCTACAGTACCATCAGTAGGTATTTCTATATTTGCACCGAAACTTATCAAATAATTACTATTTCTTTTCCAGCACTGACAAACATTCAGGTTCTGTCTAAAGAAACGATTGACAAGTCTAAATACACCACTACCATCTCTATGATAAATAAATCCTTCAAAGCAAGGTACTGGTGATTCGTTAAATATAACACTAGCGTTCGCAGCTACAAGCTGGTCGCCACTATTACTATATTCAGCTGACATAACGACCACCCCCTTAAGCTACGAAACCATTGTTTCCACAACAGCCTCCGCCATTATTGCAAGTGAATATAGGGGTCTTACCGTAAACAGGTACAGTATTAATTGGACAGTTATTTAACCTGTTGTATAAGTTATCTACTTCTTGGCTAAATCCCTGTGCAATAAATGCATTCTGTGCAGTCTGAGATGCTGCAAGGTCTTTCATTGACAAATCCTGACGAAGTCTTGCAATCTCGTCATTCTTTGATTCAACCTGAGCCTTAACGCCGTCAAGTTCTAACTGACAGAGTTTGTCAAGTATTGCCTGAGTTCCACGCGTCTGCGCATCAATAATATCTCTTGTATTATTAGCATCAGATGTTCTTGTCATATTCCCTTCAGACTGTACTACATTCTGTATTCCAACAGTCGCTAAGCGATTATCACAACAGCACTGAGCTAACTGAGACTGAAGATTCATCAATCCCTGCGTGTTAGCTGTCTGGGATGCGAAACTCCTCTCAAGATCTGAAATCTGGTTTGTATAGAGCTGATTAGCAATTGCATTCTGAGCTCCATTCACAGTCGCGTTAACTCCCGCAAACCCGGCACAGAGTGAATTTTGAACATCACCAAATCCTGATACTACACCATTCTGTATTCCATTAATTGTAGTATTCAGCATCTGATCTCTGAAACCGTCATTGATCTGGTTAGAATTATTGAGCCAAGGATAAAGGCCATTTGTTCCATTGCCTCCACCAAAGCCGTTTCCATTACCCCAACCTCCGAAAAGACCAAAGATCAGAAACAAAATTATCCAGCTACCCCAATCACCATTACCAAAACTACCACAGTTACTATTTCCGTATCCCATCATAGGGCTTACAGGCATTACCATGTTATCATTTGTACTAATCATAATTAAAATCCTCCATAAGTATTATTTTTTTGTGTTATATATTTAATACCTATTTTGAATTGTTTTATGAAAAATATTTTTCAGGCCGGCTTAAAACAATTCTCAATAAGTATTGAAACCTAATTTATTGTGAATTGTTAAAAGCTCCAGGGTACATATTCCTAGACTGCTGGTAAGCTTTATTATATTGATCTTGACTAATTTTGCCATTTTGCATTAAATACTGGATAATGGCATTTGGGTCATTCATATTAACATTTTGTGGTATATTTATTCCACGCATTTTCATAACTTGAAATAATTGTTGGATCATATTAGCCATCATTCTCTACCTCCCTTCTTATTATAATTCTTATTGAAGTTTGGTTTAGAATTCTGATTAATCAATTCTTTTAATTCTTCTATACTTGTCCTTAATGAACTCATTTCAAGATCATTAGAAGATTTGTATTTCTCGAATTCTTCTTTGAGAGGATTCTGTTCAGCTTGTGAATTTTCATTTACAGGTTCAACATAATCTTCTCTTTTATAGACAGTAAATACTGGTTTATCATTTGGAGCAAACCCTAAGGTTTTAGTATAAAAGTATAATCCATTTTGATCTTCAAATACTAAATGATTACCTGGAGCAATTGGCCATCGTTCAGCTTCAGATCTATCTCTAGTAAAATTGTAAGTATATGAATTATTATATACTTGGTTTAATTGTTCTTGCCTCTGTTGTGCTTGCATATTCTGATATGGAGGCATCTGATATAAATTATTCTGTGGGTAAAATTGATTTGGATATGTCATTCGTTTTCTCCTTTCTTATAAATCCTATCAACACTTTCTAAACAAATTTTTTCTATACTCATTGGATAATCACAACCAATAGTACCATCTGGATAATTTGTTAGATGTACACAACCTTCACAAGTTACAGTTTCTTCTTCGTCCATATGTTTCTCCTTTCATTTTTTATATTTTTGTAAAATAGTACAATACTGACATATTACCTGAATCGAACGTATCTATATAGCACGAGTTAACAACTGCTACAGTGTGCCGTCCATCTCCTACTATATATACACCACGCGGATGATCTTTAATAAAATCTTTTAAAGTATAACACATTGGACAAGTATCTGGTATTAAGAATCTTTTATAACCTTTTTTAATTAAGTAATTCCACCAAATTGCGTTAAAGTTACCCCAATTCTTATGTTCATAACCTTCAATCATTAAGTCCAAATACACATCATCCCAACTTCGTCCAGTAGCTGTTGCGATTGCTCGTATAACACAATCATCAACAAGTATTCCATGAGGGTTTTCATTTAACTGTATATACCCCAATTCACCTGATCACCTCGATTCTTTTAAAAAGAGCTGACCCTAGAAGAAATTCCTCAGAGCCAGCTCCAACGGAGAAATAAAAATGTTTTTAGTTACATTTCTTGTATAGTTATTGATAAAGGACTATACTTGTCATAATGACCAAATATTGGTTGTACCCATGCATTATTATCTATTTTGATAAAGAACTTACCAGTATAGTTAATACGTTGCATGACATCAGTACCAATACCAGCTTTAATATCTAGCATATTATTAACAAACACTTGTAAATCTACATATGCAATACCATCACCATTTAACTGTTTACTTTGTTCAATACGATACATGAAGTCATTATATCGTTCCATAGTAGGAAAAATCATTTCAAATTTTCCAGTAACTTTCTTTCTTGTTACTATCCTATGTGTTTTGTAATCAGCATCTTCCCAATCTTCAGTAACATCTTCGGAATTAACATCATATGTCGGAAGTTTAATACAATCTGTAAAGTCGTCCCAACCAATATTTATTTGATCACCATTTTGTTCATAGACAGGAAGACAGAATAATGGTCTGTTTAAAGCATAATATTGAAGTTTATATCTTATTCCTTCACCAACTGGATCATGAATCCATGGTTTTGTTGGACTAGTACTAGTCTCTTTTCTAAATAACCTAAGCCATGCCCTGGTATACCATAGTGCATGAGGATCTATATTTGGTATTGTAAACCCAACGAGATGCATATCTGGAGAGAAACCAAGTATATTACGAAAGGATCTCATAATAACTGATGAACTAGTATTACCATCTGCCCTATATGGTTTTCTCCAGAAATCTGCTTTAAGAATATTCTCGCCAGTTAATTTGGAATCGGGAGGAACTATATCTTTATGTTCAGCGGTTGCTGCAGAGCCAGGAGTTGTAGTATAGTACACTCTTAAACTCTCAGCTTCTTTAAAAACATATGATGATTTGTATTTAAATTGTATTATTCCGCTAAGATCAAATTGCCCGGTTGATGCATTATATGTTATATTTCTATTAGAATAATGTATTTCACCTCTTGATGACATTAAATATTATTCCTCCTTTCCTCAATATGCTAATGGATTTTTACCAGTTTGTCTAAATTTTTGTCTATTCATATTTACAACAGTTTCATAAATATTATTTGTATCAGCTTCAGTATTAATATTGATATCGATGATGTCACCTTCTGCAACCATTTGCATGAATGAATTAACAACAGTAGTTAATGTTGCAACTTTGTTAGACAAATCCGCAAATGAACCATTGTAATTCGGTGTATCATCTTTAAATGAATTAAGAGTAGCTTGAGCAGTTGGCATAAAATTATTCAATGCTGTGTTTACACCTTTTACTCCATTTTGAATTGATGTATCATCAAGTATAGGAGTAATAGTAGGCTGAATAGTATCATCGTCAAGTGAATCTACCATTGCCTGCAAACCAAGTTTAGTAGTATCAGTCATTAAATCTGTTGCATCAGTAAGAGTACTTAACACGCTTGATATGTTTTCATCGATACCAATATTAAAACCTTGCATAAAGTAATCCATTATAGAAATCGCTTCAGTCGAAGGAGATTTAATGCCTAATGCCTGACGTATTGTTTGAATCATATCATATGTTACTTGAGCTGCTTTTAGTTTGCCATCTTTATCAATACTTAGCCAACCTTCATCCATACCAAGTTGGAATAGTCTAAATATTTCTTTAGCATCATATTTGAGATTAGTTGAATCCATAAAATCTTTGAAAACACTCATATCTTTATCTGATAAAGTTGAATATTTACCATGGGTTTTGGTCCAATCTTCTCTAATATCACGAGTAGCAATATCAAAAGTAGCTTTTTCTAATGCTTCAGCTCCTCTTTTTTTAGCTTCAATTAATTCTTTTTCACGTTCTTCTTCTTTCTTAGCTTCTTCAGCTTCTCTTTCTTTAATACGTTCAAGAGCAGCTTGTTGTTCAGGTGTAGTACTGCCAACATTTAAGAATTTCTTGTCTTTATCTTTACTAAGTTTATTGGTCGCATTAGTTATAGTATCATCTATTTCTTGTGTATACTCTTGAATCTTCTTTGTTCCAACAATATCACCAAAATATGTTTCATAGAAATCTTTTTGCGAAAGCCAATGCAATTTCTGATCTTTTGTTAAATCTGTATATTCTTTAGAACTCATAAATTTTATTAAAGAATCATAAGCTTCTTTTATTTCATCTCTATAAACATTTTTAGCATTTGACCATCTTGCAATTTCAGAAGTATCATTATTAGTATAAGCATTTTGAAGACCATAATAGATTTCTTGTGCAGTTTCATAAGTTGTAAGATCATCTTTATCTTTTACTTTAATGCCGCCAACACTAATGTCACGCAAATATCCTAATATACTAGTTACTAAGTCAGTTTGTTGCGTAATATTATAACTTAATAAACCAGTGCTGGGGTCAAAAGCATTACCAAATTTAGTCTTTAAATCTTCAATCTGCTCTCTTGTAAGTTTTTCTGTTAAAGTATACCCTTCTTTATTTAATAAGCCATCAATTTGTGTACTAATAGTTCGAGCTTTTTCATTTGCTTCTTCTTCAATATAACCTCTACTAGCAACATAATCATAAAACTTTTGGAATTCTTCAGTAGAACCATTTATTGCGTCAAAAAGAATATGTCCATCAGCATCAATTAATGTACCATATGACTGTAATTTTTTCAAAATAACACCTTTGTATTTTTCAAATTCTTCAGTCATTTCTTCGTCAGTAAAATTAACTTTACCTGATTCAAAAGTAAATATTCCTTCATGTGAATCATTATAATAACTCTTTAAAATATTTTTAAATGTTTCTTCTAATTCAGGCATTAGTATTTCGTTTTGAGCATCTTCTTCTTCACCTTTATAATGAACATAACTAGATGATAATAATGCACTTGCATAATCTTCTAATCCTTGCGACAATTCAATAAATGTTACTTCTTTTCCAGAATCGATTTTATCTCTATAATCTTTGAAAATATTAACAACATCTTCGGCACTTAATGCTATATTCTTATTTTGTGTTGTGGCCAATTTTAGTAAATTAGTAAAATTACTATATTTTCCATTTACATCATTTTGACTTAATACTTTATCAAAATAATTAATTAATTCTTGATTACCACTATAAATTTGTTTAGCACGACCTTTACCACTAAGAAAATCTAAAGCATCTTGTACCCATCCGCCACCAAATGTTAAAACATTACTAATACCCATCATAATGCCTTGTCCAATTTTATCGCCTAAATTACTTGCTTCCTTTTCTATACCACCATCTTTAGTAATATTATTGATAGCTTCTTTAACTTCATCTGGAAGTAATTCTTTTATCTTATCACCAGCATTACTAATAGTTTCGTCAACAATACCACCATCACCATTAAATAAATTACCAAGAGTCGAAGCAAAATCTCCATCTATTCCAAAGAAACCAGTAATCTTTCCACCAATATCTGAAAGACCACTATCAATCTTTTCTTTAAGATCTGGATTATCAAATGCATCACTTAAACCACCACTAAATATACTACTAAGTGTATCTGCAAAACTACCACCCTTAGCTGATTTATTAGCAATTTTTGTTTCAAGTTCAGCAAGCCCTTTAAGTTTTTCGTTTGTCTTAGTAATTTCATCTTTATAATCTGCTTGTGCTTTAGCCCATTCTTGAGGATTAGTTTGCTGAAGTGATGCATTTTGCTTATTCCAAGCATCCATCAACTTATTACGTTCTTTTATGAGGTCATCATATTTCTTTTGTTCCTCCTCAGTAAGACCATCATCACCAAGGAATTTACTAAAGAATGAATCAAAAAAACCTTCACCAGCTTTTTCAGCTTCTTCATCAATATCTAAATTATCCCATATGCCTTTCATGCCTTCTTGGGCTTTCTTAATGGCGTCATCCATACCTTCAGTAAATCCTTCGGCCATATCTGCACCAGCTGATTTATTTTTATTAGTTTCATCTCCCATACCATTTATGAAACCTCTAACAACAAATCGACCATTCTCATAGAATACTTTTGAAGGTGAAGCTATACCAAGTTCATCACAGAATGATTCATTGGTAAGATCTGCCATGCCGACAGCGGTCTTTGTTATAAGACTCTTACTCTGTTTAATACCAAGATTAAGACCTTGTGCTAAATACTTACCATTTTGAGCCATTACTTTTGAAGGTGATTTGGTTTTAGATTCTTTCTTCCAACCTTGATTAAATATACTGAAGGTTGTTTCACCAAGACCAAATACATCTTTAAGCATACTTGCACCAACAGCAACAGCAGCAAAAGCAGCAGCCATTACAGCTAATCCAGCCGCTATTTCTAAAGAAGTCATCATAAAACTATGACCAACTTGTGCAGTAGCAAATGAGCTAATCATTGTAGTTAATACATAGAAAGGAACAATGATTGCTGCTAAACCGCCAAGTATCTCTGTTAGTTCGGTACCACGTAATAAGTTAAATGCTTCAAATATCTTTGGTACTACAAATGCAAGAAGTAATAAATTAGCAGCTAGACCAATAATGGATGCAACAAGACCTTTTATACCGCCATGATGACTAACGCCGGCTTTTTGTACTTCTGCCATAGTATGCATCATTATACCGATAATAGCGGCTATTCCAAGCAATGTTGAAGCTATAACTTCCCAAGAAATATTTTCTAATCTTGCTAATGATGGAATCAATACTAAACCAACTTCACCAAGTATTACTGTTATTAAGAATAATGATGAAAGAATTGTAGCAAATTGTCGTTCATTTAATTTAATATTTCCAACACTATTTATAAATTTTGAGATAAATAACAATATAAGACCAACTGCAGCTAATGTCGAACCAATAAGTGTAGCTATCATTCCTATATAGCCAATTTCTGTTCTAAAAATGCTTCGCATGTATAAAGCTGAAAGTGTTATTTCTCCAACTAATATTAATAATGATATAAATGTTAATTTAAGTATATTGAAAGTATTTTCATTATATGATGATGTTGAAACTTTTGTAAAGAATATCGTAAGAGCTGCAAATACTCCACCAATTAATAACAATGTACCTATTACAACTGTAGATATAGTTCCAATGTAACCCAAAGTATCAGTATAAGCTAATTTTATAAATATAGCACTTGTTGTTAATAGAAATATTAAACCACCAATTGATATAAATGTCGCTACAATTACAGATAAAATACTATCTATATTAGTCATATAAGCAGTTCTAAATGAATTACTAATTGACTTTATAGCTTTTGATAATATAAGCATTGACAGTGCTAATATTCCCAATATTGTAACAGCCATAGTTCCAATAACAGTTAATGCATCGCCAATATTACCCTCATACATATATTTTATAGCAGCTAGCATTCCAACAAATGAAGCTGTTAATACACCAATAAATATTGATAATGTATTTACTAAACGAACAAGATCATTTCTTGCTGTGGCATCATCTTTAGTTGTTTTAACAATCATTTTGGCAAATACTCCAAAGCCAACCATTATTGCTAAGAAAGTACCAAGAACAAGTAATACTGAACCAACACTTAATTCTTTACCTTGATCTTCAAATATATGTGACAATACAACAATAGAAGCAATAACGGCTCCCATGGAAAGTATTATTGTTAACCATGTTTTAGCATTTATTCTTCTTAATTCACCCATAAGTGAAGATAAACCTTTAAGTATTCTTTCAATTGCAATACCGATTAGTAATGATAATAAACCAAGTGATGCTGCAGAACTTAAAAGACTTGTATTATCTATTTTGGATATTTCTTGTAACATAGGTATCATGAAATTTTTAATTACATGTACTATATTACTAAATACTAAACCAGCTGCCAATATCTTTAAACTGCCACCTTTTCCATTAGCACCAGCAGTTAATAAATAGAATGACGCACCAATACCAAGTATTGTAGTAACTACCATAAGAACTGCTTGCATGTACTGAGGAAACTTGTCTACATTTTGAACCAATTCATCTAGCATTGGCATTACTATAAATACTGTAGCAGCAATCATAGCAACAACACCAGCAGCAACTGCTAAACCACTTTTAAGATTACCTGATGTTGCTAAAAATCTTGACATTACTATTGTAACAATTGTCATTACAGTGATTAAAGCAACAAGCATACCAAATGCTTCCCAAATCAGTCCAGTATCCTTTTTATTAGTCACAAATACACCAGTTAATGTTTTAATAGCTATTGCCAAAAACATTATTGATGCACCAATACCAACAAGTGCTGCAGCAACAGCAGCCAAATGTTTAACAATACCAGATTTCTTTAATACTTTACCTATTAACCATAATGCACTTACTATTGTTAATATTGGAGCTAGAGTTCCAAGTATTGTACTAAATAATCGTTCAACATTTAATTTCTTTTCACCAGTCTTTTTTCCGTTTTCATCAACTACATCATCAAATAAACTATTAAATGCTAATCTAAGTAAGAATATAGCACCTATAGTTGTAATAATAGCTGCTGTTAAACCAAATAACATTCTTGCAGCTGATTCAAGAGGATCTGCTTTGAAAAAGTCCCAAATGTTTTCAGCACCATGATTAAACTTGGTCATTAATGTTAATGCAGTTAAGAATACACCTAATGCTATAGCAACGCCAAGTAACATATTCTTTAAAGTTTCAAGATTCTGAGTAGGTAAAAATGATATTGCTGTAAGTACACCAAGTACAAGACCTGCTGCTATTGCAAATTTAAGCAATGAAGTCGATATTGCATTCATTGTTTGCGCTTTGAAATAGGTTCCGATCTGTTTGATTGTCTTAGCAGTATTTCTGAATACTTTAAGCAAACCACCTGAACCAATTATCTTTACAATACCTCTTAATACTTTGAATAATTCAAGAGCTCCAATTGTTTTAATTGATTTACCTATAACTTCCAATATATGAAGAATATCGCCAGTCTTGAATGCTTCACCTATATCATACATACAAGCAGCAACGCCTTCAAACAAAGCAAATAAAGTAGGTCTTATTACATTTGTATAAAGCCATCTTATAATAGTTCCAACTTCATAGAAAACATCTTTTAATGAATTGATAGCATGACCAACTTTACCACTAGTTGCAGCTTCATCAAATCCAAGTAATGCTCCAATAGTACTACCAATTTTTGTGATAATATTATCGAGCATTGCGGCTAACATTTTTAAGAAGTTTCCAACACCACTTCCACCTTTAAATCTATTAAATATATCTGCTAATGACTCTGTTGAATTCCAAGCTTTCTTAGCTTTATCACCAATATTTTTGAAACCATCAGCAACATTCTTTAATACATTACCGCCATTTCCACTAAATAATCCTTTAAGTTTATTAATTAAATCGCCTATTGTGTTAGCAATAAATGAAATAACTGGTCCTAAAAATCTTCTTAATACACCAACAAGATTAATTACAACTGACAATATCACCTGAAGAATAGTCTTTAATACTTCTCCAACAGTTGCCATTGCTTGTACTTGATCTACACCTTTTTCCCAACCAAAGAAAGCATCTGCTATACTAGCTAATAATTCAAGTATTGTACCAAATATACTATTGCCAGCTCCGAATAAAGTATCGAATATTGGTTTGATAATATTATTCCAGATACCAAGTATAGCTTTGCCAATTAACCTAAAGAATGATACAACACCTCTAAGTATTCTTGCTAATCTTTTTATTGTTTCTTCACTTGGTCTAATTTTATCAGTTAATTCTTTAAATCTTAAAGCGATTGAATTTAATGCATCTTGTACAGTTTTGGATTGAGGTAAAAATTGTCCAATAACAGATCCAATAACTTTAATTAAAGTAGTAATAGGACTAAATAAGTTCTTTATACCTTGTGAAATGTTACGGAAGAATGATGTCTTGCCAAGATTTTCCATTAATCTATAAAATCTTAAACCATCATTTCTTAACTTTTCACTAAATGATAATAATCTCTTACCGCCTATATTGTCTTCTGTAACCTGATCCCAACCTTCACGAAGATTAAATAATAATGACTTAAAACCAGCTCCAAAAGCATATATACCTTGAAACATTCTTGTACGACCATCTACAAAAATAGTATTTTCTAATGCTTCATTTAATGTTTCAAGTTCTTTTTTAACTTCTTCAATTCTTTTTTTATCAGCCTTTGTAAGGTCTGTTTTAGCAGTAATAGCATTTAATTCATTTTCATATTTTGCTATCTGATCTTCGACAGCATAAGTAGTTGTCTTTTCACCATTAAGAAATACCGTATTAATTTCAGTGTCAAGTCTATCGATTTCTTGACGTAAAAACTTCATTCGATCTATCTCAGCTTGAACTGGTGAAGATTTGCTCTCTAATGATTTTAATTCTTTCTGGTATTTATTCATTAATGCTTCGAGAGCACTTGAACCACCACTACGCCAGTATTCAAATACATCATTTAAATCCCAAAGTCTATTAACAAATATTTCATACAAACTATTTGCCAAATCTGTCCAAAGTGATCTAGCTTCATCATAGTCACCAAATATATTTGTATAAATAGTTGTCCATACAGTACTTGCTGCATCCTTTGCGGATTCAATTGCTTCCCCAAAAGTCTTAGCTTCCTGTGCTGCAGAGAACGCTTTAATACCATAACTTGATACATATGTATGCCAATCTTCTAGAGCATCTACAGCTGACTTTTCTGCATCCTGAAATGTTTCAGCATATTCTTTTAAATATTCTGCATAACCTTCCTGCTTAGCTTTCATTTGCATTTCAGCCTGCTCTTCGGTAAGGTTATTCATTTTAGCATATTCTTTAACAGTTATATCTGTAACTTTTTCAACTTTCTTCCATTTTGATAACAGTTTATTTATTTGGTCATCATTAAGTTTAGTTTTTTTAAACTTACTAACTAAGTATTCATTATTCTTCTTAACTTCATTTACAGCTTCTGCAGTAGTGTTCAAAGAAACATAATTTCCTTGAGCATCCATATAAGATCCTTCTTCATAAATCTCTCGGATCTCGTCAACTGCTTCGGAATACTTTTTGTAAACCGTCATCATTACATCAGTATTAAACCATTTACCTTGTGTTAATGACTCTGAGAAGTTCTGTAAACTAAAAGTAATTTTATTGTTTAATGCTGAAGTATAAGTTCCATTTAAATTATCTTTAAGAGTTCCTACTGCAATAGCTGCTTCAATAGCATTCTCTCGGAACTCCTTTGTATCCATATTCAAGTTCTGAACAGACTTATAATCCTGTAATCTCATCTGTCCTGCACCAAGAGCCTGTGATAACTGATACATTGCTCTTGACGCTTCACCTGCATTCTTACCAGAAAGAGCTGCCCAGTTTGCAATACCCATCATTGCAGTAGTAGCATCTTCAAGTTTCTGACCCGATGCAGTAAATTTACCGATTTCCCCAACCATCTTAGTAAATTCAAATGAGGTTTCGTCAGTAAAGTAATTTAATCGTTCAAGCTGTTCAGTAATTTTTTCCATTTCGTAACCCTGTGATTTCAGAGTTGCGACGGATGTTGTCATGTCAGCATATTTACTCCAACCTGCTTGTAACTGACCAACAGTATTTTGTTGAAGGAAGTTAACTAACTTATTAGCTATATTATCTTTAATCTTATCAATCATTCTGTCGACGATTGTATAAGCTTTATCTGCTACTTTTTGTACATTATCTGCAATAGCGTTTAATGAATCACTATTTGCAGCATCTTTAAATGATAACTTATCATTTAACTTATCTAATGTATCTAAAGTCGATTTTGATTTTTTCTCGAAATCATTCGAGTTAAATTTCATAGAGACTACTCTCTCATCTATATCGACCATGTTAAGTTTCCTCCCTTCTTAATTAATCATTAGTACTATATTCTTGCCAAACTTTTTCAGCCATTTCATTAAATATTGGAGCTAATGCTGGATTAATGTAGTCTATACCTTCCACCCATGTACCTTGTGCAGTACCATGCCCCAATTGTATAAATAGTGCAACATTAAACCATTCATCTTCGAGGTTACTATTACACCAAATTATCTTGTAAACACCTTTACCTTCTTCTACAATGTCATAATACCATGATTCAGCAGTAACTCCAGTAAGAACAGGTGTGGCATTCTTAAGGGCTTCCACTCCACGCTGTCCATATTTACGCAATGTGCTCATATATGGTCTAGGTTTTCCGACTTTTATAAGCCAATCCCTGGTTTTTGTCCACTTGCCCTTACTGGTATACTGTATCATAATTATTATCCTTTCTTGCCGAGTCTTTTTAGTCGCTCTTCATTGATTCTTGCATAGTCTTGTGCAACTTCATATGGTTTCTGTGTCTTCTTCTTATCATCTGGAGTATTATCATAGTTAATTACTTGTATAACATTCATTAATCTATTAATATTCCAATATTCAGATTCTATCGGCATTTGTAATTCAGCAATCCAAGCATAAATCCTATCACTAGTCATTTTGATTGAATCTGTTTTTTTCTTTTTGCTTTCTTTGGTTTCAGGTATATGTGTTAATGCAGTTTGTGAATCTTGCAGATACTCCGTTATTTTCTGATAATCTTTTTCTTTGAATCCATAAAGTATTTTATCATCTACGTCTTCTACACATAATACTTTTTTACCATCTATGTGAGTAATCATACACTTAATGAAATAAAACATCTCATCTTGTGTTTTTTCTGATTGTTTCTTTTTAATCGAATCACTTGCTCTAGAATCGGGGAACCAAGGTTTTTTATATTTCTTCTCCCATTCAGCAATTGCAAAAAGAGAATTTTCCATATGAAGTTTGACGCTTTGATCTATTGATATAAACTTTTCAGTTGATTCATCAAAAGCGCCGTAAGCTTCGACTGTGATTGTTATCATTTATTGACTTCCTGATCTTTAATAGCCTCAGCAAGAATTTCAGGCATCTCTACTTTGCCTTCAGCCTCAGCCTTAGCAATATTTGCCTGTACGTCATTAGGAAGTACCTTCCTTAAGAAATCTGAGAACTTATCAGCAGCTGTCTCGTCACCGGTAAGCTCATCGAATAATGCTTCATATGCTGCAGAATACTGGAAAGCTTCTCTTACTTTTGCATTCTTTACAAATCTCTCACCATCTTCAGACTTCTCTCCGTATGATGTAAGAACAAGATCCTCAACAGTCTCAAGAAGTCTTCTCATATCCTGCTTGTTCATGATAATATTAAATCTTCCTGACAGACCGCCATCTTCCTGATACTTTGCATTAAGTGTCTGAATATCTTTCTTTGATAAATAGAAGAAAAACTCCTGTGTTCTTGCATTGTCATTGTAATCAGTGTATTTAATTATTTTCTTTAACATAATATTATCTCCTTTGTCTCCTTTTTTGGGAATTTCTTTATTTTATGCCCAAAATAATGTTCAATTTCAAGTGAAAAAAATTATAGAGGGAGACCATAATTTACAGCTCCCCCTATAACTATTATTTAATTTTTTATTACGGATGTACGGGCCATGTGCCAGTCTTACAGAACTTAATTAAGTCAGTAAGCGAAGGCATTGTAGGTATTCCGTTTGTCTTTCCGTATAACTTATCTTCAACTGCTGCGCAGAGAGGATTAAGTATAGGAGTCTGTCCAGGAATAATTATCTTGCTTGTGATAAATACATGTGCACAAGGCTGAATAGCCATCTCTTTAGTTCTACCACCATCAAGATATATCTTTTCACTGGTCTGAGGAGGAATTGAACTAACTTCCCAGCTAAATTCCTGTGCCTCAGGTGAATCGTTCTGTGTAGCGTGATCCATTTCCGAAGGAGCTGCACTTAAGCCCCAAGCAAGATGAAGTTTATATGCAAACTTGTCACCAACTGCATCATTACCGATAAGTGATCTCCAAGAAAATGCAAACTTCTTTCTTGACTGCTGTCCGATGAATGCTTTGATACCACTAGCTTTTACATTACCCATACAAGCATTGAACTCTTCAGGATATGTATAAGCTTTGATAGTACCCTTCCAGTCTTCTTTTGAAATCAGAGAAAGGTACTTCATATTGTCAGCATAAGTATCATTCGCATCAGCGCCTTCGGGTGACTCGGTAACACCAGTAAGACCGTTCCAAGCTACACCTGTTCCGTAGCTGCTATCTGAATTCATGATGTAAAGAGCACCCTTATCAACACCAGTCTCAAAGAGTCTCTCGCCATCAGCATCCCAATTTAAAGCTGCCATGTTATCTTTCTCCTTTCATTATGATATTGCTGTAATAAGATCATCGGGTAAAGGAAGACTAGGTATTACTTCATCTGTTCCAGTTGTTTCATCTTCATCTACACCAAATAATATCTTTTCAAGTTTTGCGTATGCTGTAGCATTATCTCTACTATCAACAACGATATGTGCAACCGGTGCAAGTTTCTCATTTGGATTCTCGGGATCTACGGTTGTCTTGAATGCCTCAGGTATTGAGTTAAGTTCCCAGCTATACTCTGTTGCTTCAGGTGAATCATTAACTGTAGCATGATCCTTCTCAGAAGGTGCTGCAGAAAGTCCATAAGCAACATGAAGCTTGTAACCGTAAGCATCACCCTCAGTTGCATTACCAACTATTGTTCTCCAAGCGAGACCAAACTTAGCATGTGTCTGCTGTCCAAAGAATATGCCTCTAGTGCTTCCATCGTTATACTCGTATTCACCCTGGCAAGGATTGAATTCTGAAGGCCATGTATATGCTTTAATAGTACCCTTCCAGTTCTCAACAGAGATCAGAGAGAGGTATTTCATATTGTCAGCATATATATCATTAGCGTCAGCACCTTCAGGACTTTCAGTAACACCTGTAACACCATTCCAAGCATAGCCCTTGGGATACGGGTTAGTAGGATCACTAGAGTTCATAGGGAAAAGAGCTACTTTGTCGACACCAGTCTCATAAAGACGTTTTGAGGCTTCATCCCATATTAATTCTGACATGCCTTTTTCCTCCTTTTAATTTTTTAATAATATATTGTGTAAGGATGGTGATACAAATTATCTTTACCATAAGGTTTACCATGCCTACACTTTGGCAATGTTGCCAATGTATATACTAACTCATCATCTGCTTCTCTTGTAATATATCTCATACTATAAGGTATATGCAAGAGATAAGACATGTTGTCAGCATATTGTGGTTTTAAAGCATCCAGTGCATAAATTATACAAGGATACTTTATTTTTTGAGATTCAGGCGGTTGAAAGTATACATTTGGACATAATGTCAAAAGAAACTGATGAAAGTCTTCTCTATTCTTCACTAGTGCCATTATACTCACCTCCCAAACTCACTATGAGTCTTGGTCTTTGTATGTCAACAGAAGTTACTTTCCATTTAATACCCAAAAACTCACAGTAAATAATAGAATTCAGATGAGATATGGTAAACGCATCACAAGCTATCATACTTAACTTGTTAGTTATCTTGTAATCATCATTAATACTTTCGCCTGGTTGGTTCCTGTATCCATATGACATTACATCTGCTTTGTAAGTACGTTCTTCAATTCTCTCTTTAAATACACCATTAGGTCTACCTTGAGAATCTTTTTGTTCTTCTGTAAAACGAAAACCTACTTTTGAACAGTATCTCATATCTCATCCTCCTTTCTAAGAATTAGAGGACACCTAGTTTCCTAGATGCCCCCATTTTGATTACGAACACTTATACTTATTGATCAATCTCACTGAGCAAGAAGCTTAAGTCCGCTGAATGAGAAGGTTCTTGTGATAATGTCACCGTTAAGTGAGCAATTAACTCTGAGCTTCTCCTTTGTAGACTTAACATAGATAACAGCATTCATATCCTGATCAAGGGTAACGATTCTAGTGTCGTCAACACCACCGATTGTCTGGATAGTAACTGTTGCTCCATCAGATGCATCGAACTTAAGAGCAAGGTAATGACCTTCCTGAAGCTCAGGATTGTCAGAGTACTGAGTATAGCCAGTAACATAGTTAAGGATACCCTGTACAGAGTTATCATTAACATATACGTTCTCCTGAAGCTCAGATACCTGCTTACCAAGAACAACAGTAGTGCTGTCTTCAGCCTGTACATCAAGTGTAAGGTTGTAAACGAACTCATAAGCTACTGCTGAGTAAGGAAGAACAAGAGCTCCTGAGAATCTTGACTCCATCAGGTACTTCTGCTGGTTGAAGTCGATATCGAAATCATCGAAGAAGCTAAGCTCGCCGCCCTTATCACGACCTGTACGGTAATCGTTAAGATTAACAAGAATAGCTGCAAGATACTTAGTATCGCCATTGTCAACTCTCATAAGACCATCGAAGATCGGAACTTCAACGATCTTGTTAACACGAAGAGTATTCTTAAGCTTGCTAATATCATCATAGATAAGACGTCCAGTCTCATCCTCGATAAGCAGCATGTCAGCAAGAAGGTCTTCCTGAATAAACAGAGTAGGATTACCTGAACCTCTGTAAAGCTTTCTTGACTTAACAAGGTTCTTGATGAATGCCTTAGCACGAGCCTGATCAGTTGTAGCAGTAGTAACAGCGATTGCTCTCTTAACTGTGAAGAGGTCATCATCTGTCCAGATAGGTCTGATGTTAGCTTCCTTGATCTTCTCAGGTGAAAGAGGATTACGTCCATCACCAACAAGGATTGCACGAGCACATTCCTCATCGTACATAATTCTCATTTCTGCCTTGATGTACTCGATAACTGAGAAGTCAGTAATATCGATAATATCATCACGATCGATTCTCTGCTTCTTGTAAACAGTAGTAGGAGTAGTCTCTCTCTTTAACAGAGTGAATACTTCCTCTGCCTTACGGTTACCCTTGATGTAACCCTTAGCACGAGCTTCATCCTCAGTGATGTCTGCAAAGATAGTCTTTACACGGCTGAAAGGTGACTGACGTACGCCAGAAAGTACCTCGTTAACCCACTCAGTTCTTCTCTTGATGAACTCGGGCTGTGTGGTATAATTCTTTGCATTGGGGAACAGGTAATCGATATTATCGATACCATAATCGGCACTGTGTGCCATAACTGAATCCTTAAGTGATCCAAACTTAACTGCATCGGCCATCATCTCGCTGCACATTTCAGCTGAGTGAATAAGAACGTCGTTCTGTGCCTGATTCTCAAATAAATTGTGTGTCATGTCTTTTTTCTCCTTATTATTATTTTTGTTGTTTGTTTCGTCCTCGTATTCATCCTTATCTTCTACATCTTCATCATCTGCATCGTCATCGGATTCATCGTCGAGGTCTTCATCATCGTCATCATCTTCTTCATCTTCTTCTTTGTCATCATCTTCGTCGGTTTTATCGCTCGAATGGAATAATGAGAAGCTGTGAGAACATGATTTCTTTTTATCCTCATCTTCATCATCTTCTGAAGATTTTGAATGCTCTAACTCTGATTCTTCATCCTCGTCATCGTCATCGGGGTCTTCATCATCGTCAGGATCTTCTTTATCTTCGTCGTCTTTTGAAGAATGGGAAACACTTTTTGCTGCATCTTCTGCCGCCATACCCATCATGATGAGCATAAGCTTTTTCTGGTCTTCTGTCATAGATTCAAGAACAGCTTCTTTATCAAACTCTTCATCATCATCAAGACCGCTATGCTCGATAGGATTTTCATCACCAGAGTATACAATAATACCATCTTCATCATCACTAGCATCTGCTGCATGTGCTAATACCGTATCGATAAATGCACCCTTGTTAGCGCCAGCAAGGACGAGTGATACTTCACGAATGATACCATGTATTACATTATGGCCAACTTCTTTGAGCTTATTAGCATAAATCGAGAGAGACTTCATGCTGCCATTCTTGATAAGACTTAACGCATGTTGTGCATTAGGTGAATCTTTATCAATGTAACCATAACAGTATACGCCCTCATCACGATTCTCTAAAACACAATGGCCAAGAACATTACCGATATCTTTGTGATCATGATTGTATACCAACGGTACTGTTACACCGTTCTGCTCCTTGAATGCATCCCTTTTGATAACACGACCATCATCGCAAAGTATGTCATTCTTCGTCGCCCAACCACTAAAATCGTAGTCCTTCATTGGTTTTCTCCTCTCGTAATATTTTTATTTAAATAAGCTAAATGTATTAGAACTATCAGAAGATTTATCATTTGATGACTCATTGGGATTATAGTATACTTCTTCTTCCTCATTTTGATTTTCAGTTTCCTGTCCATCGCCATTAGGATTATAGTATTCTTCATCCTGTGTTTCATTTTCTTGAGGTGTCATCATGCTTTGATCTTCTGGATAGTCTGGCATGTTAGCATTATTTAATTCATCAGCTCTAGGATCGTCTGAAGGTTTCATACCTATCTTCTGACGCATTTCGTTACTTGTCATAATTTCATTTCTAGACAATACGTCAGCAAGTTTAGCAATTTCACTAACAGGTATAAGCCTAAACGGATCATCATAGTAAATAATTGACTGACCTTTTGTACGAGCAGTCTTTGTCAACCATTTACGTTTCATTTCATCACAAATTGCAGCACAGATGGGTTCAATTGTTCTTTTAATATAATTGTTCATCTCTACTTCATTTGCAGTTCCGTTTAGAATTGCATCAGTGATACCTAGATGATTCTTGTAAGTCTCCATCAAATATTTGATATGTTCGAGGAGATTCGACTCAAGAGGCCTACTCAACTGAATAAGTTTCTCATTAATATCCATATACGCAATACCGTAAGGATTATTAACAAGCTGGTCTTCAATCTCTTTTCTTCGTCTTGTTGCATTATCTTGATGAAGTTGAGATCTTGTTGAATAAGGTACTTGAATAATCATATTTAACTTGTTTGATGCGTTTTCATTGTCAACAACATCAAGCAGAGCTAACTTTTTAAATATCCTACTTAGAATAGAACTTGGTGCGTTCATTATTTCGTACATAGGATTTTGAACAATACATACAATCTCTTTATCAAGTAATAGTTTCTCAATTCGTCCAGTTTTGTCGTTGTATATTTCAACTTCAACCTTTCTTGGATACCATTGAACTATGTCGCCGCACCTGACGTCGTATATATCGTATGTACCGGTTTCATTAGGATTGTCATCAGATACTATTGGAGCAAGAGCAACAACTCCTTGTGCAAACATTCTTTGAACTGCATCTTGTATAAAAGCTCGTCCTGTCTGATCAATGTTTGCACTGACATTAAGACACTCATTTAAAGGAGAATCTATATGATCTACAAAATTACCGTCTACATCTACCTTTGCATGCATTATCTCAACACTAGCTACATCAATTGCTATACGATTAAATATAGAATTAATCATAGAACGATCAGTTTGTGATCTGTTTTGTGTTCGCTCTGGATAATAGTATGAACTTGGTCCTAACTCTTGTACTGGCGTAGGATCTTTATTCATAAATGCATTCCAGGCATGTTTTATTCTGTTTTTAAAGTCCATTATGCATCTCCTTTTGATTACAATCCATTTTGAATTATTCGAAAAAGTCTTTGTTTAATTTATATGCTACAAAAGCATCCATTAACGCAGACACGTTATCAATCTTATCTTGGTGTCTCTTTTTATGTAACTTTCTATTACCATTACTATCTTCACTAACAACTGCATTCTCCATAGCATAACTCATCAGTTGTTCATCAAATAATAACATTCTATTTTCAGCAAGTTTCTTTAACTCACCAAGTGGTACTGATTCAGTTCTAACACCTTGTATTACTTTCTCAATTCCGTAAGGTCCATTATCCCTAGCCCATCGTTCAACAAACTCTTTAGCATTGTAAGGGTCATAACCTAAACATTCTATAGAGTATTGATGAGCTGCAATAAACTGTTCCAGATCTTCATATACAATATTTAAATCCAAAACAGTAGCATCCATAACAACTAATGAACCTTCTTCAATGAAAGTATCATATAATAATCTTGTTGCCAAAGTCAGTTTAGATTGGGTTAATGTTGTAATATAACTTCGTGTCTTAACACCAAATGTACCATTAGAAAGTGGAAATAGAAAAGTAAATGCACAAAAGTCATCACCTTGAGATAAGTCACAACCCATTGCACAAGACATGTTCCAAAATTCTTGATGAGGTCCTGGAACTGTTTCTTCATATGTGAAGTAATATGTGAAACCTTCCATTGGAATATTAAACATCTTTGCAAGTATTTCATTTCTTAAAGACGGGAACGCATTTGCTTTCTTAACATCTTCTAAGTAATCCTCTTCTGAAGTTGTATAACCAATGTTAGGATTAGCTTTACGCCACATAAAAGGATAGTTAATCTCTTCCTTATTATCTAGCTTGTAATAGAAAATACTTGTGTGTGGATCTACGAACGTACCTTTGAGTATGTCCATTAACATCATTTTGATTGTATCACCAACACCATGTCTAATAGTTCCTTCTGATGAGGTACAAAGTAATAAGTAATCTGGTACTTTCTTTGCACCCTGTTCAATTGCTTCTATAGGATTCTCCTTAGTCTCACCTGATAACCATTCATCAAGACTTGCGACTTTACAGCGCAAACCCTGAAGCGAATCAATCGACAATGGTCTTACTTCAAGAAGTGAGTTTGTTAAGAAGTTCTGTATTCCTTTCTTTGTAGAAGCAACTTTAACTCTATTAGCTTTTGAGCCAGTAGTGTTATTAATTGAACCTTCTGTAAGAAATTTGAATAATGGGCCTCTAGCTTTAGTAAGTGCAGTCTTTATTGGAGACATTACTTCTTCAGCCTGTCTCATAGTTGGTGCTACTGCTATTTGGTGAGTAGTAGAATTATCTATATTCAAGAAGTAATTATGTATTGTACTTGAATACAGTGACTTTGATGCACGTCTCCCAACTATAAGAAATTGCTTGTGTATAAGTCGTCTACGAACGTTTTTTGTGACATAATGTCCGGGTTGTCCGTCATGTCCTTTAACAAATACTTGTGCCGGTTCAAAGTAATACCAACCAAATATCTGTTCAGCCCATAACTTAAATGAATCGAGTAGGACTAAATCCGAACCGTCTGTCAAAGTTAGTTCTTTCTCGCAGAACTTTATATAACCTTCTACAGGACCTCTATCATACCAAACTGTTGGATTCGCAATTAATCTATCAATTCGTTGCATCTCCATTGAAATAGTTTGACAGACAGGTATTTCTGCAGCTAAGACAGCGTCTCGAAATTGCCCATAATATTTCGGTACAGCTGTATTTGATATCATATAATTACCTTTCTTTGCTTAGTCTATTCTGCCTTCGTCATAGGCATTTAACCAAGCATCTACGTACTCTTCGGCCTTCTTCTCAGCATCTTTAGAGTTCATCTTACGTTCTTTCATATATTTCTTTTTCATATCTTTGACCCAATCGTCTATTACATCTGAGTCATGTTTCTTGAGATCTTTCTTCCATTGTTCATTACGAACTACTGGTTCATTAAAGTAATCTGTTTCTGTAGTCTTTAACTGACCGAGATACTTCTTGGTAATGCTATTAGTTCTCTTGTCGTCAAGATCGAAGTCAGTTCCTTTAACATCTTCTTTATTCTTTTTGGAGAACCAGCCACCAATAGAACTCTTCTTGGATTGACTACCGATAAGATCGTATAAGTCGTGAATAGTGTCTTCATCAGTTATACCTTTTGAAATAGCTTTTTCACGGAAATCGTCTTCACTAACTTTCTTACCTTTCTTACCAGAGTTACTATTATCACCTTTACCTTTACCGCTGCCAGAATTATCAAGTGATCCCCATTTGTCCTTGAAATCCTGCATAGACATTTTATTTGATTTCATACTTTCGTAGTCTGTTTCTCTATCTTTTGAAAGTAATTTCTTCCAATCGGTATCAAGATCAGTCTGTATGTTCTCTCTTATAAGTTTACGATTTTCGAGTGCTTGTTTTGCATTCTTAAGAGATTCTGCTTCAGTAAGAGGTTTGTTTAAAGGATTATAGAACCAATCAAGTTCTTTCTCAGCTTTCTCGGCCTCAATCTCTTCTTTCCTTGTCTTCGGTTTACTCTTAGGATCCTTAAGCCATTGTAACTCAAGTTCTTCTTTTTCAGTCATTGGTTTGCTCTTAGGATTCTTAAGCCAATCTAATTCTAACTTATCTTTCTCAAGAGCAATCTCTTCTTTCTTGGTAAGGGGCTTGGCTTTAGGATTTTTCAAGTATTCAAGTTCCGTAGCGCTCTTCTTTTCGCTAATAAGCTGACTTCTCTTTTCAGAAGCCTTCTTAGAAGCTTCATTAAGTTTGTTACTAATATTTGTGATTGGTGTAACAACTCTTTCAGCACTATTCAGAAACTTAGCTGCTTTGTCCATAAAGTAAACGCTATCTTTCTTGTTAGCATTCTCTAATGTTCTAAGATTCTGCATCTTGTTGAAACGAACTATTGCTTCATCAATCTCGTCATTAGTAAATTTGCTGATATTTCTTGAAATAAAGGAGAGATCACCGTTTTCGAGTGCCTCTCTTTTATCTCTATTAAACTCTCGTTTAGCTCTACGCTCTGCCTCATTATGTCTAGCACGCTTTCTAGCTTCACGGAGTTCTTGACGAGTCATATCCTTATATGCCTTACTACCAATCTTTATGTCTTCGCTTTTGTCTATTGACTCTTCAATTCCATTCTTGTGAGCATTGGCATCTTTTTCTTTTTGTTTCTCTTCTCGGATGTAACCAACTCGTCTTCTTTCTTTACCAAGTTCTGTATAAGTTCCATCAGGATTTTGATAATTTCGCTGTCCCCACTTCTGGCCTTTTACACCATAATGTTCAAGCGAATTCTGATCATCTTCTTGCATTACTGCTTGTAGTTCTTCATTCATTTGCATCATCCTCCGCTTCAACTTTTAATAAGTACTCGTATTCTTTTATTTGTTCTTCCATATGCTTTGATAAAGAAGAATTTGTTGCGGGATCAAATAATGATTTAACTTTAAGATAGATGTAAACTTTACACATTTCTTCTTGTGTTATGTCTACAACAAATTTGTCCCATGTAGTGCTGCTGTCTTTTATTGAGAAGCCTTTAACTGGACCGACACCAAGCTGTGTCAGCCTTGCAAACGCAGCATTAATAAATATTATTATCTCTTGATCGAATGATTCATCTTCTGGCATAAGAGATAACTGTGTTTTGATTGATGTCAGTATGCTCTCATTCATAGTCTTCTCCTTTACAGAGTAGCAGTTCCCTTTTTCTGTACCTTTACTGTCTTGGGTTCCGGTTTAATTTCAACCTTAGGTTCAATTTTCTTAATCTCAACTGCTGGTGTTTCAACAGGTTTCACTGTTGTATCAAGTATTGGATTTGTTGCAGGTACAGATTCTTCTACAGCAACATCTTCTACTACATGTGTTTCTGCTTCATTTGTAACTTCTTCGTTGTTCTGATAAAAGTTTCTATTCTTTCCCATTTTGGTATTTCTCCTTTCATCTTATTATTGTCGGAATGTGTTCATACTTTGCAGTGAACATGTCTTGATCACCTGGATAACGTCTTACTGGATCTTTTGCAATTCTTGAAACATTTATGTCGCCGTAGTGAATTGCATTATGTGTCTCGAATGAAACACAGATCAAGTATTCAGGATCTAACAAGAATGGAGTACGATTAATAATGTCATCGGTAGTAATTGGATTCATATGATGTATTATTATTTTGACCTTATTAGGTATTTCGTATTCCGGTATTGCTAAATCACAAGCATTATCTCGTATAACAATTTGTCTTTTAATTCTTGCCCATTCGATCGACTTGTAAAAGTTTTGGTTCATCCATCTTCTACTATAAGGACCGAATGTATCTTCTCCTATTCTCCCGTCAAGTTTTAAGTACTCGAAACGTTCTTTAAATGTTGGAAGTTGCATTAACTCAGTATACGTCCTGATACGGTCCGTAACCATCATTATCACCTTCCTCGTACTCGTCATAGTTTATACCTTGGTATTCTTGGAATGCCGAGATTATTTGTCCATATAATTCTTCTGTGCTTCTTGAACGTTCGATGTCGGCAACTCTTGCTTGAATTAATTTTGTTTCTTCTTCCAATTTTATTCTTTCTAGTCTTGCTTCAGGTGAAGCTTGCTTAACAAAATATAAGATCTCGGCTGAAGACGCCACACCATTTCGCATTCTTTGTTCAGCCAAGTCCATTGCAAGAGAGCCCATCTGTAGAGTTCTTTCCTCATCAGAAGACGCCGGCGGGAAGTCCGGAGTGTTTGGTTTCACTCTCTTGTCTTCTTTCATACACTTTCCTTCCTTTTCTATTTGCTTAACAGTGAGGTCTATCCCACTTTAAAGCTCCACTGACACACTTTAGCCACAGTTTATTGGGCGTGACTGAGCTAATACCGCTTTGACTTCTGCAATCTTATGAAGGGCTTACAAAAATCAGTTAAAGGATAAGGAGACGAACCTAGCGAGACAATGGAGCTTTAGAGTGAGAAGACCCCACTGGTAAAGCCCCGGGTATAAAATCAAATATCAGCAGATCCCCCCGGAGAAATTTCGAAGTGGCGCTCGAAGCAAGAGTCCCATTCTTTCCCACGAACCCCCCGGGGTGTGTTTTATAGATATTAAGGGGTATATGTTCTTGGATAAACATTTTATAAACTTAATATTAATAAAAACATTAACTGAATCTGTCAACATCATCAACATTGTCGTCACTATACTCTTCCTCAGCTTTAACAACAGCATCCCAATCAGGTTCAGGTACTTCACGTACTAACTTCTTGTAGGTCTGAGGCATTAGCTTAACCCAACGATCAATGACTTGCTCCTTAATAGCTTCGTTATAGCTATCAGGTAAGCTGTCAGCAGGAGCAGGTGCAAGACGAGCTAACAATGCACAAGTGTTGTAACCAAACTGCATGTCAATCTTGTACCATTCCTCGAAATTGTCAAAGGGATTAAATGGATTGTCTACTGTGGTAAGCATTACTTCTCTCATAGATTAATCCTCCTTTCCCTTTTATTATTATTACTATTATTATTTATTGACCCATTACAAATATCACAGTGAGTAGAAGGAACAACAACTGTGAGTGTAAATGTAAATATAAATGAATCTCTCATAGCTTACTCCTCCTTACCCTTAACATACTTGAAGACTGTTGTCTTAGATACACCAAGACGCTTAGCAATGTCCTCAAGAGTGTAACCGCTATTAGCCATAGACTTGATAAGATTCTGCTTGGTCTTAGGCAGTGTGTTAGCAGGTGCTTGAGGTGATGCAAGCTTCTTGACCTTATCACTATCAGCGTTCTTAAGGATCTCACGTAGCTTAGAAGGGCTAATGGCATTCTTCTGTATAGCTTCCCACTCACGAGGAGTAATCTCAACTTGTACATCCTTCTTATTAGCACCAACACGAGCTCTAGCCTTAGTCATCTGTAACTGTGCTTCCTTCTTGACCTTCTCGTTGTCCATACCAGGATTAGCTTCCTTGATCTCACGCATAGCAACATTAGCCAATACCTGTGCTTGTCTTTCTTTAGGTGCATTCCTTAAAGCATTCTCAAGTTTATTATTCAAAGATTCAACTTCTTCTTTATAAGCTTCTCTTGCTTCAGGATTACATTTTGCAGGTTTTATAGCTAATGATTCTTTACGAGCTTCAATTGCTAATCTTTTCATATTATTTGCATATTCTGCATAAAGTTCTTCCTGAATAAATCCTTTCTTAGGATTACTCATAAGTTCTCTTGCATCAGCAACCTGTGACATTTTAGAAACTTTTACTTTTACAGGTTCTTCTTTAAATATAACATTTCCATTCTCATCAGTTTTGAATGTGCCATCTTTATTTTTCTGAGGCTTCATTCTTGTACGACCTGTAGGCATATACATAAGTTCGCCAGATTCGTCTGGTCTCCAAGCTTTCTTAAGTTCTCCAGTCTTGGGATCGATTTTTGCTAACTGAACTTCGTCTATATGTTGTTCAGAACCAGCTCTTGAAAGAAGAGTTCCAGCTCCACCATAACCTATAACATTACCGTCAGCATCATACTTCTTCTGATACTTTTTCTTAAGGCTTTCGATATCATTCTCTTTGTAACTTCTCTGCCAATCAAGATTGTGTTTGTCTGCATCGATAACTGTGTTAGCATACTTAACTGCTCTTACTAACTCACCATCTTCAGCACCAATCATTGTCATGTCGGTAATTAAGTTTGAGATGATACCCATTTCCGTCTGAGTTCTCTTCTTGTCAAGGTGTTTCATTCCTTCTCTGTAAGGATACTCAGCTTTTGCATCAAAGCCAACAAGTCCTTCAAGAGGTGGTCTGTTCTTAATGTCTACTATCTTACTTGTAGGTATTACAGTAACAGTATCCCCATCGAAGTCTGCTCCTGACATTATTTCTGCAACATTGTGGTTAATACCAATTGCATCGGGAGCTAAAGGACCTATAAACTTCTTGCCTTCTTTGTTTTTGTTATTTACAATCAGTCTAGGAATCTGGAATGTTCCTTCATGAGGATATCTGACTAATATAACTTCCTCACCATTATCATAGCCAGGTGCATAGACTTCATTGTCTTTCAAAGTGTTAATAGGAATTATAACATGTGACTGCTGTCTTGGTAATGCTGCTGCCTTAAGATCTACTGCTGCACTATCGCACTGACTTGCAAACTCTTCAAGAGCTTTCTGTCTAACAACATCATTTGTATAATTCTTTATTTCATTGAATTCGTCAAGAGCTTCAGCATATGTTAAGTTAAGCTGTCTCTTGATAAGTTCTTTAGGCTGTTTACTTAAGAACTGTGAAGGAAGAGTCTTAGACCAACCTTGCCAAGTTCCTTCAGCATTAACTTTATTTATCAAACCAAGATGCTCTTTACCGTCATCACCAATATAATGGTCTTGTCCATTAGTCATGATCTTTGCACCAAAGACTGCATCAACATCTGTTGTATCCTTGATAGGCTTAAGAGCTTTAGCATCGCCCTTTGATCTGGGCTTAGAACTGTTTACAACAATATCATAACCTTCAGGTATCTCATCAGAATATACAGCCATTCCTTTAATGTATCTTGTAGTAGGTTCAGGATTACCATAATCATCTACTTTACCTTTAACATCACAATTCTTAACTGCAATTCTAACCTGTGCATAAGTAGAATTTCCAAGAGATAAGTCTTTCAAACCTGGTCTAATCTCAACCATACCATCTCTCTCAGCTCCACCTTCATCAGGATACTTAATATAAACTCTACTTCTATCAATAGCTTCAGGCCATTCAGGAACCCACCAAGTTCTACCAGCATCAGGTGTATAATCTTCAACTGCATGAATCTTCTCGAGATTGTTTAATATCTCTTTCTTGGTTGTTCCAGCTGGAGCTAATATCGTAGTGTTTGTATACTGACCAGGATTGGTTACCTGTCTCAGATTAATTACATGAATAGAATATCCTTTCTCTCTAAGCATTATTGAAGCAGTTCTCAACTGACTTGAACTAATACCTGTCTTAGGAGCATCAGGTGACCAAGGATATCCAAGTTCTGTTCCTGTTGAAATATCCAAATATCCGCCTTTCTGCTTAAGAATCTTCTCAAGTCTGTCTGCAACTTGCTGATTCAACTGTTTCTTAGGAGCTTTAGCATTCTTGTAAATGGAACGAGCTGTTGATTCATTCTTTAAGCCCATCTCCTGTGCTATAGCTGTCCAACCCATACCTTTCTTATCATGAAGTCTAACAACTCTAACTCTCTGAGCTTCTTTCTCTTGCTGTGAAGACATTGAACGACGTGCTTTAAGTTCATTAATTGAACAATCGCAAAGGTCAGCAATTTCTTTATCACTCATTCCTTTATTGTGACAATCATTATAAAAGCGATGAAAATCTTCATTTCTTTGATAAGGATTATCTCCTGAACCCCAAGGATATCTACCAGAATGTCTAGGGGTTCCATAATGTTGTAATGATGACTCCGTTTCATGGAGTTCAATATATGCTTTGATTTTGTCATCTAAAGACATATTAGTAGTATCCATTACAATTCTCCTTTGATGTTATTTAATAATTTGTCGAATTGAATTATTTTATCCATAATTGGTAGAATATCTTCTCCGGTTAAACCAGTAGAGGCATTCGCAATATCAATTCCATTATTCTGATAGATTCGTAACTCAAAGCCCATGTTACCAGGTTTTTGGTGATATTCCAAACAAAATAAAGCAGCGTATATAAGTAACTGCTCCATCTTTGCTGGTATCTCTCCAGTCTTTAAATCATGGATTCTTAAGAACTTAGTCTTTTCATCCCATGCAATAGCATCCGCTGTTCCAAAACAATTATCACTATAATATAAAGTCTGTTCTGGTCTCATTCGAAAACCAATTGCGTCATTTACATATTGATCAAATGTTTTAGTTGTTTGAGGAAGTTCAATTCCAAGCTTTATTAACTTTGCAGCAAGGTCATGTAATTCTGTTCCTCTTTCAACAGCAATAAAACGTAAATATCTTGCTTTGAGTTTAACGGGGTCATCTTTTAACCAACCGTATTTACTTGCACCAAGAAAAGCATGATTACCTGCAATCTTGGAATGATCGTTCCATTTCATTTAATACCTCCTCTACATTTTCAGGATATACATAAGATGCGTAAGACATATCATTCATTGTATTAATATACCATGCTTGATTCTGATCTTGTCGTTTTGTGGTGCACCGAATGTATTCCTCTTCTGAGACTTTGTTTTCCAAAGCAGCCCAGTGATTCTTGTAGAGTACTGTAAGGTCAGGAATTCCTTGAATATAATTTGCATCATTCTTCATAACAATACAACCTGGAAATCTGTCTCGCAGTTTGGTAATTAAATCAGATTGGAAATCACTTTCTTTTTTGTAATGCTTCATTTGGTCGTCTCCTTTTTTTGTGTTACGTTCAACATCGCCCAATGTTGATATTCGAAAAAATAAAAAACAAAAGGTTACACCAATCTCTTTTTAATTCAAGAATCACATCATTTGTTATCTCAAACAAAGCAAAAAAGAGTTGGTCTTACCCCTCTACATAATAGGAGCGAATTTTTTCGCGAATTCCGAAGTGTTTTGGTTTTAACACTTTGGTCAATAAGCTAAAGTCAGCTTGTCTGACGGGAGCGAATTCTAGAGTGAAGGTTTTTAACACTCTAGCTAATACTGGAAGTTTGCTTGTCAAACTGAGCGAATTCTATACTACAGCTGTAGAATACTTTTGCAAAAATATCCAGTAAGTAAAAAAATAAATGAGCATAAACTACAGCTCCTCTAAATATCATTTATCTCTCCTCTCTATTTTTAGGGAATAAATATCCAAAGAATTTCTCTTCATTAAATTTCTTCTTTTGTTTAATAGCTCTTGCAATTCCTCTATCAATTCCTGATTTAGTTTTGAAATGATAATACCACAAGTTAGTAAATGGTGTTGTTAATCTATCAATTCTTCCAGCTGCTTGTACCATTACTTTATATGAATAGTTTGGACTAAAGAATATAATTGTATCTGTTTGTGTGCAATTCCATCCTTCATTACCTGCATTGTATTGTACAAGATAAACCCAAATATCATTTGTTGGTATTTCTTCATGTTTATGACCATTCCATTGTGTATAAGGTATTTGCGTTTTATCAAAGAGTTCTTTCAATGCATCAAGCTCATAATCAAAATTATAAAATATAATTACTTTCTTTCTCGTCTCAATAATATCCAATATAATGTTAAACTTCTCTGGTGATAGATTACAAACTTTTCGTAATGCGCTACACAATTCATTAGCATTCTTAAATGGCACATTCTTTTCAAAATCGAATCTTGTTTTCATTATTTTATCATAAAGAGCACTATCATATGTTACATATATATCCTCGTGATGTTGAACAGTCTTTCTTTCAAAAGGCATATCAACTAAAATATCATTTCTCAATTGTTCAAGTTTAGGTACATTTAAATATCGTTCAACTTGTCTAAACTTTGAGAAAGGATTATACACAACATGCTGTAATCTAAAATCTGTAAAATTCTTGTAAAAGCCATTTGCTATAAATACTGGAATATAATCTAACCATGTATCACCTGGTGTTGCACTAAGTAATATCCATTCATTATACTTTGCCAAACATAAAAAAGACTTAACCCAAGTTCCTGTACCAATTACTCGTTGTTCATCAAATATAAAATATGCATCAGTAACTAATGGTCTCCAACCTCTACCTTCTTTATGCTCAACATACTTGTGCAAATTATTCCATGAATCAATTACTACTTTATTACCAAAGTTCTTACCATTTCTTGATAAACCAAAATGTAGTAATTCATCATCCCACTCAAATGTATCTCTTTTTCTTGCTGTTGTGATAATATATAAATCTTTCATTTGTTTTGGAAATCTGAAAGGTTCTATACTTCCTCCAGCTTTTAAAAAATAATATGAGATACTTGTAATACTTTTACCAGAACCAACACCACCACAAAGAATACATCCATTCTTCATTTGTGTAAGTGCTTTCTTCTGATGATTTCGTAATGTTACCATAAAACTACCTCTTTTTGGCTGTTTTTTTGCCGTTTTTATTTTGTGAAAAAATATAAAAAATATTATTTTAAAACTATTTATTAAATATACTCCTCTCGCGCGCGAGGTAAAATGATATAAAAAATACGACCAAGTTCTTCGCGCATTATGCGTACGTACGCGTACCTGGGCGGATGCGCTAGGCGGGCGCTGGCGCGCGCGAGGATTTCACTGTGTTTTTCTTATTCAAAAATAGGACAAAAATAAGACAAATATTTTGTCACAAAAAAAATAAAAAAGAAGCTAAGAATCCTCTCACGTCCACTGTCTTTCAAGCCGCTAGATCGGTCTCCCGTAATCTATTAGTCACCTAATAAACATTCTTATTTAACTATAACCTATTGCTCAATTATAGCCTTCTTTTCATTATATAATATTCTTTTTACGCGACCCAAAATATTAAAATATCATTATCAAAATTGCAATTCATATCTTCAGGTAAAACTATATTAACTTCATTATCAAATTTAAAATAGTCTTCATAATTTGTAATTATAAAACAATGATAATAATATGAATCGGAATTGTTATCTCTCTTTTCAATAGAATACTTTCTCAAAATATCAAAGAATTCTTTTTGTGAATCTTTACTAATAAATAATTCATCTGTGACATCACCTTCTGGATACATTGATAAATAAGGTAATACTTTGTCATTGTTGCATTCTTTTGAATAAATTCCATAATAAATACTATTTCCCATTATATATTCTCCTTTTCATGTAAGTGCTTCTTTGATCATATTCTTTATTTCATTATAAGTTTCTTTTACATATAAATCTTTATTACATTCTTTATTAAAACCAACTAATTGAATAATAGCATTTGCATTTTGTGCTTCATCTTGTATGCTAGTAATTCTTTCTTTTAAAGTATCACCAAACAAATTATAAAATGCTTGCATTTCTTCACTATCAGTTATTTCTGTAATCATATCTTTATCACTTTTTGTCATTGGAATAACACGAAGGATATTGTTAACATTGATTAAACTTTTTTCATCACATTTGGTAACTTCAATAAAATTTTTCATATATATTCTCCTTTCTAAAAATATCATTCAAGATAAGGATCTGCACCTTATATGATATAAAGTTTTGCTAAGATTATTCTTAATGGTTTTATATATCTTTAACCCTATCACTAAAAACGTCTACCTATTCCGCCACCTGAATGATGATTGCTTACTCATGAGGGACATACCACTTTCAGCTTGAGGCCCATATTCATTTATATAGCGCACCAAAAGCTCCTCTGTGCTTCAACTGCCATTGTGTCCACGGCCATCCGTGCGCATAAATTTGTATTCAAGAAATAATTCATACAATTTCACCATCTATTCAACCCCTACGTTTTACCAAATATGGTTCTAGTTTACTTATTCGTTAGATGCACCCTTTTCGGGTATTAAGTGACATTACTGCCTCAGCCTTCAACTGCCGTAGGCGACATCCAGCATCTTGACCATATGAATTAATTTCTTGAATAAACAGCCCCTACTGGATTCGAACCAGTGAATAACGGTGTCAAAGACCACCGCCTTCACCACTTGGCTAAGGGGCTACAAAATATCATTTATCGAATTATTTCTTCAAATCTAAACTTTTGCTTTATGTTCGGATATTTTTCTTTGTCCACTTCACTTACAAATTCATTATATGGACGAACATATAATTTAAAATCTCCATACATAGCACGATATATAACCATTGATGATTGATCTAAAGTATTAATAGCAAAATCTTCTATTCTATATATGTATTTATTTTGTGCTTTTTCTGCATCTGATAATGTTTCATATTTAAAATGCTTTACTATACTTCCGACTTGTATCATTTTTTCTCCTTTTGGTTCTTCATATTCCATATTAAGCCATTCTTCCATACAATCAATATCATCTATGTAAGCTGATCTAAGTGCAAGGATTTGTGGCTGGATTGATCTGCTCCAATATATTTCCTTGCCAAATATCTTTTTAAATTTTTCTCTATTTGTCATATGTTCACATCCTCAAATAATAATTTTATTTTAGCAGACATTATCTTATAGCAAGATTCGCAATAGTCTTTTTGTATAAATAACTGACTATTTTGTTTATCTGCACTTTTATTAACGTCTAATCTAAGTAAATAAATATCTTTAGGCCAAATACCTCTCTTTTTGCATTTATCACAAACATATGTTTGAACATTATATTCTATTATTCCTTTAGACATACCTTATTTCTCCTTTCTAAAAATATCATTCAGGGTAAAGATTTGCACCTTACACAAGATACCAGAACTAATATCTCTCGCCATTTATACGCCAATCTACGGCTCAGTCTGTTCAGATTACTCTGCTTGCTATGCGTCTACCTATTCCGCCACCTGAATGATTTAACAGCCCCTACTGGATTCGAACCAGTGAATGCATCTGTCAAAGAGATGTACCTTGCCGCTTGGTGAAGGGGCTACAAAATATCATTTATTAATCTGCTCAATATGTTTAGTTGTTGTAACACTATCAGATAATACCTTACCCGCCATAATAGATATACATAGCAAAGAAAGATTATAAGATGATATTTTATGTATACCATGATAGTGTTCCCAACATATTTTATACATATCAATTTCATCTGGTATTTCAATCACTATTTTTGACATATTTCCTCTCCTAAAAATTTCTCAATATTTATGGATATTGTTGCATTTAATAAACCACCATGATTATCACAATAATTATCAAACTCTTTTCTATATTGCTCATAAATATCTTTGTCTTCTTCTGGAACTTTCCAATAATCTCCATTTGGACATCTACTACAACCCATACAAGAATATCCATCACATACTTCAGAATACTCAGGTTTTGGTATAGGTGGATACAGTTTATCCCATTTTTCTTTTAACTGGTTCTTTGGTGGATCAAATATAGTTCCATCAGGAAATACTATATTATTATTCATGTTGTTTTCTCCTAAAATAATTCCATCTTATAAAAGTATTTTAAATGTCTTACATACAAGACATTCATCCATGCACACCATTCTACCAAGACTTTTATAATATTTAAAACAAGATTCAGCATTATCCTTATTATCAAAAACTGTAACTATGGGTTCTTCATTAGTATTAGGAAAATATTGTGTTACTGTATAAACAATTTGTTTCATCTTTCCTCCTAAAATAATTTTATCGGGTTACTTCTTTTTCTTAATTTTAGTTATAACGTAATTATAACCTAATGTTATTATAGCTATCAAAACAATGAATATTCCTATAATTGCTAAATCATTCATCTTTTTCTCCTAAAAATATCATTTAACATAAAGCATTTTCAATCTTAACTTTAATTTCATCAAAAGTTTCTAAAGCAAATATACTATTATCACTTTTATCATTACTACCAGTAGTTAAAATTATAATTGTATTTGCTTTAAGCATATTGCTAGACATATTATTCAACTTACTTTTTGTCTCATCGTCACTAATAAATTCCATAAAAAGATCCCACTTGTCATTTTTGAAAACACCATCAAGAACTTTTTTATCTCCATCATTGATAGGATATACTTTTGCAATATTATTTATGTTAACTAAATACTTTGAACCTTCTTCAACACCATTAACTTCAATAAAATTTTTCATATATTTTTCCTCCGTTTATAAATATCATTTATTCTAAAATATTTTTATGTAGTTACTTCATACTTCTTAATGGTTCTAATAAACAAGTCAATTATAGCATCAACTACACATGGATCTTTTGCTAATACTTGTTTGTCAGCCTGCGAATACCAGTCCTTTATTTCTTTTCTGACATTTTTCATTTCTCCTTAACAGGCCACTCAAAACCAAAGTCACTTCTTTTAATCTTACAAATAGGTTCGCTACCTGTAGGATCAGTAAACCAGAATACTATACCTTCTATTTCATTGTTATATAAATACTCTCTAAGAATATCTATTGTTAATGGTTTATTAGATAATTCTTCAATGACACTAACACCATGCTTATACAAAGTATCTTTTTCTAATTTATATGGATTACCTTGGAAATGCGGTCCAATAGCTTCATAAGTTACCGGACACCATTTGTCACCACTTTCAATTTCATATAATTCACGATAATTATTAAAAGCAGCAATAAACCATTTATCTTCTGCTTTATCAGGATTAAGTTCTATCCAATGAGGCCAATGACCTGTAATAGGATCTGGATTATCTTGACAAGGTATTGCACCTTCTGGAACTTTCTTACCAGCTTTAGCATCATATCTCTTATACCACTTGTCATCAATTACGGCACAACAAGAACCATCAATCTTGACAGTAGGAGTACATCTACCATCTAATACAACTTGTAATCTTTTATCTGTTAATGTATCTGTTATTCCAACAACTTTATGATTTTCATATGTTCTTTCAAATAATGTAGGTATTTTTCTCATAATTCAAATGCATCTCCTAAAACATAAATTTCCTTAATACTATCTTTGTAATATATTTCACTGAACAATTGTCTTTTGCTATCAATTGTCTGTATATCGCAATTCTCGACATAAAACATTCCATCATATAACACATTATCAAGTCTATGTGATTTACCAAGTTGCCATTCCGTTATTTTATTACGAACTATTTCATTATATTCTTCTGTAAAAATAAATAAAATTCCAGAATAGTTAACATCTTCTAATGATAAATTTTCAAATTCTTCTTTTGTAATGTTATAAACTGGAATACAAATATTCATAAGAAAATTAGCCATTTATCATTCCTCCTCAAATATCATTTAATTGTTATAGCATCAATACCATTTAATTTAACAAACTTCATACGTCTCCAATCTTTAAAATAATAACGAATTGCTTCATTAAGATCATCTTGTTTTTCTTTAAAATTAAACTCAATGTCATCTCCTTGTGTAATCACAATTACATTTTTATCTTTACAATACCATATTCCATCCATATGTGTTGCATTACATTCCCATCCACTATGTGATAACAATAAAACATTATCCGGAATTTTATTTCTATCTATTATTTCTTTTAATGCACCAAAAGTCATGTTTTATTCCTCCTAAAATATCATTTAATCTCTTATTTTTGCACCAAAATCAGATAAATCTAAATAACCATCTCTCATTAAAGTAAAACGTAAATTATTCATAGTTTTATATATCTTTTCTATTTTTGCAATTTCATCATCAGATGAAGAAGCGCCTGCTAAAAACTGATTATTATCTTCTTTAAAATCTATATAATATGTACAATCATCTGTTGCATAAAATTCAATTTGCAAAGTTTTTAAATAAAAACCAACATGAGGTGTTTCAACTACAAAATAATTTCTAACTGCCTCAACATCATTTATTCCTCTTAATGTTATTCTAAACATAATTCCTCCCTTTTCATAGAATGGTCTTATAAAGCACCAGAAGCCTCATTTAGGCCTGTTTCATATTTTACCCTGCAATTATACTGGAATTATACTAAAAAGCCAAATATGGGCATTCTGGTGCGTCTGAGAGCACTTTCCTGCAAACCAGGAAACTACATTTCTCACTTTGTTCAAAATACATTATAAAATATCATTTATTCATTTCTTCTAATAATTCAGTAACCTGAGGAAAATGTCTTCCGGTCTTTCTAATATTATCATTACTTGTACAAGTATGATGATGTCCACCAGCACTTATACATTGATAAACCATACAATCTCCTCTATTACCAACCAAATGAACTACTACATTGTAAGCATTTCTGCCTTCTGTTCCAACTCTAAGTTCATCACCAACTACAATATCATTTGTAATTTGTTCTGACATTTTATATACCTCACAAATATCATTTTTCTAAATACCCTCTGTAACGCACTACAAGCCTCATTTAGGCCCATTTCGTATTTTACCATACAATTATACCATAAATATACCAAACAGGCCTTTACGGGCATTCTGATGCGTTACAGGGGCATATCTTGATTACTAAATATCTTTAATCATTCAAACGGTATCACTTCAGCTTCTTCCTCTTCAGGGTCAGTATACATCTCATACTTCTTCTCAAACTCATCCTGTTCAATGTTTACATACATCTTGTCAAGATAAGCTGCAACTCCTGCCTTACCCTGTACCTCATAATAATAAGGTCTGATAACAATATCACAATAAGCAATATCTGCCTGGTCAAGAATCTGTGCTGTCTGAGGTGTGATAAGAACTTTCTTATTATTATTAATCATATAGATATGAGGACTAAGTAACTCACTACCATCATCATTATATCTAAAGTTAACTTTAACCTTTAAGAACGGAACATCAGGATCTGTCTCTTCTTTCTTTTTAAAATACTTTACTGCAAATCCCATATCAACTAATGCCTGTACATCTTCATAAGTATCAAGTACAACTGCAAAGTCTCTTGCTCCACCTTTCTTGTTCCAATCAGTAGGACGTCCTGAAAAATTCTTAAATGTAATTCTTGCTCCTGCGATGTTAATCTTTTGTGCCATAATTCTTTTCTCCTTTTCTTCTTTTAAAGGGAATACAGTTTACTTTGTAAAGTGCTAACCCCTTTTCTTGTTCGAGTATTCTAAAATATCTTTAATACATAAACCCAATCAAACTGTATTAAATAACCAACCCCTAATCACATTATGGTCTTTCCCGATAAATATCATTTATTCAAAGAACCCATCAGTTCCGCCATAACTTGAAATATCATTTATAGCATCCTGACACATCTTGTCGAAGTAACCATAATCAATCTTATCTTCAAGATGATGTTCTTTAACATAACTTGCTTCCATCCAACGAACATCTTTACAGCCACTTGGTGATACATATTTACCATCGTCATTCAAACAAACTAATTCTGCACCACCATAACCTTCTCGTATAGGACAGAAGTTACCAACTTTACCAATAAACTGTCTACTATGTCCAGCAGCTATCATTTTATCAAGATCTTCTTCACTATATGTCTTTAAGAATTCATTCATTTCAGCAATTGCTTTCTTTGTATACTTCTTATCAATATCAGTACCATTATTTATATCTGTAAGAATATCTTTAAATAATTCATACTTAGTTACATCATTTAAGTTCTCATTAAAATCAAGATACAATGAACCTTTACTTACATTCTTAATCATACATACATCTTCAAATGTAATAGGTTCTTTACTAAATAATGTCTTAAATACATAAGGAATCTGGAACTGTGCTCCAGTTGCTGTCCATCTTGTAGGTTCAGGTAAACCTTTCTCAATAGCTTTCTTACATTCTTTCTTCCAGTCACTATCATTCTCAGTTACTTTAGCTATATAAACTGCATCATTTACCAAGCAGATCTTTTCAAATTCATGTTCAACTTCAAATGAATAACCATATCTCTTTCCAAAGTCCAATATAAATTTCTCAATATATTCATCAGGATTAATTACTTTCAATGAATCAGTCTTAATATGGAATATCTGATAACCCTGTGCTAATACTGCATCTCTTAGATCCATCATAAAGAGTGCACCACGTTTTGCAACAATATTATCATAATTATCAGGATGTCTTAAATTATTCTCAAATTTAGCTGCTGTTAAACCATAAACAGCATTAATAGGTGTCTTAAGTGCTGTACTCAATTTCTTTTTCTGGTCATCATCTGTACAATACTTTAACAACTTACCATCAAATAACTTACCTAAGAATTCCATATCATCATGTTTAATCGCAATTCTTGCTCTAACCAAGTTATAATATCCTTCAGTATACTTACCAAAATAATATTCTGCCGCCAAGCTGTGAGGATGCATTGACGTAACATCGAATGTTTTGGCATAACCATATACTCCAGGAACTGCTCTAACTAATCCACCTTCTCCAATCTCTTCACCTTTATAAATACTTGTCTTGGTGAACTTATCAAATGTATAACCAGGGAAGTAAGGCAATAATGACTTCTCTTCACCATGTGTTGTGCTCATCATCTCAGGGAAGACTTCCTCTAAGAATTCTTTCTGGTCTGGATCAAGATGATAAACAGGTTTAGCTAAATCTCTATAATAGAATGAAGCTTTAGCTGCTTTTCTCTCCTGATAGTTAGTTCCAAGAATCAATCTCTCAGTTAATGTATTATCTGTATCATTTACACAACCACCTGCAATATCTGCTAATATCTGTCTTGATGTGAAGTCAACTTGAGTAGCTAACCAAACTGCCTCAGTCGCGTCTAAGTCATATCCGTTATACTCTTTTGCTGCCATCCACAATTCTTCAGGAAGAGGTTTATTCCAATCAGCATCCATTTCTTTGTGATAGATACCTAACTCAATCTCCCATTTCTTAAGTGATTGCTTCTTCTTACTATAATCATAAATATCTGTGTAAGATAAATTATATGCTTCACCGAACAATCCATTATCTTTATCACCTTTCTTAGTACTAACTATCTTTTGTGATAACTTATACAATTGTTCATTAGTGTAACCATTCAAGAAAGCATATGTAATATGATTATCATACTTTCTACAGTTAAATCCAACTAACTTACATTTTAACAACCATTCAATATCTGCAGGTTTAGGATTTAATAATACATGTTTCTCTTTACCTAAGAACTTATAACCAAATATAAATAAATTCGGCCAAACTTCTACATCATAAAATACAGGTAAATCAATATCATAGTCTTTTTCTACTGCCTCGCTAGGTTCGTCGCTCTTTAAAGGCATCTTACTTAATAACTCCAAACAATACTCAGAACTATTTGATGAAGCCATAGCATAATTTAAAATATCATTATACATATCGGTGAGGTCGAAATGTACATTATTATTATATGCATCTGTTAATATCTTGTAGATGAAGTCCATATTAGGTTTATGATGGCCATGAATTTCATTACGTAGACATTTAATAATAGTTCTTCGCATCATGTTTTCAGTTTGCAAAGCTTCTTGATCTAACATCTTACCTCCTTTCTTTTCTTTCAGAGGCAATCCTTCAGATATCTTTGCAATGTCTTCATTATTAAATTTTGTTAATTGCCTCCTCAATGATGCATTACCAGTAAATATCTTTATTTCAATATCATCTCCAAATATTCTACTAAGTTCACTTATGTCACCAGAGTATAAATAATGAAGATGTATACCAGCACCAGACTTACTTAATTCTGCATATGTTCTCGGAAACTTATTAGCTTCTTTAAGATTCAATTCATAATCTTTTTCACCATTTTCATTTTTCTTATCAAAATCTATAACTATCAATTGTTCTGGAGCTTGGACATAATGTAACTTATCTGTAGAAATATCTTTAAGTGTTGTTGTTACATTCTCCCAACGTTTCCCAGGAATACCATCTTTAGTTGCATACTGTGCTTTATAATCTTTTAAGTATTCATCAAGTTTAGATTCACATTCACCATATGTCTTGTCAAATGTTAACCAATTAACAGAATCTTTGTCAACTGTTTCTATATCAATATTATTTTCTTCAGCATAGTCTTTATTAATAATTACATTCTTACGAGGTTTCTTTACTTTAGTTGCTTTTTTAATTAAGTCATCAAATTTCTTTTTTATAAAACCTTTATACACATGATAATGATTATGGTTATCATCACCTATTTTAGTTTCATAATAATATTCTTCAAAATATTTTTTAAGTTGTTCTCGTACTTCAACCTTTCTATGAAAATGTTTAATACCATTATCTTCTACAAATATCTTGTACATTCTCCAGACTTGTTCAAGATATGTATAATCCTGTTTCCTAAAAATATCATAGTTCTCCTCCATAAACTGAAAAAACTGATTTGTTTTAGAAAACATATCTTCAGCAACATATCCATTAAAATAAGTTTTACCCAATCTATTAAATACTTGAAGACATTTATATGCTATTGCACCTCTTTCATATTTTGTGATACGATTCAACAAAATATCATATTCATCAGTTGGAATGGGTTCACCACCAGTTGGATTAATATCTATAAGTCTTCTTGTAAAACCTGATTGAGGACCTGTCATTTGTACCGGTTCATTACTTGACATGATTAACAAAGTTTTAAATTTTACTGGATAAGGACTTTTAAACTTTGTCTCAACTGGAATGGTCTCATGAGATACAATACTATTCAATCTTGTGTTATCTTGAACTTGTGATAAGTCGCCATCTTCATCAATTGCAACAAGAGGATTCATTGCTAAACATTCCAATGGAAAATTACTATTACTTACAATTCTTTTTGAGATAAATGGAGCATAATATGGTTTAAACATTGACTCAATTATCTTCATTATTGTACCTTTTCCAGACCCAGGATCCCCATAAAAAACAAAGAACTTTTGTATTTTTGTACTATATCCAGAAACGATACTTCCAATCATCCATTCTATCTTTTCTTTCTCTTCTGGTTCGTACAAATAACCGACCATTTGGTCCCAACTTTCAGTGCTTCCTTCTTCCAAATTATAAGGCAATTTTCCAGTGCTATAATCTTCTCTTTTTAGGTCCATATTTTTGAAGATAATATGAGGGTTTAAATCTATATCTTCATGGTACTTTTCAACCCTTTTTGTGAACTGTAAAAACTTCTCTAAATAACCAGAATCACTTGTGTAATTATCAAATTCAATATCATTAGTTATAAACTTACGATCTGCAGCAGGAAGACGTTTATTTGCTTCATCAATTTCCTTTACTTTAGCATTATATTTTTTAATCCAGTCATTGTTTAGAACCTTCATCATTTTGTCCATATCAGTGACCCAAATTTTCTTACTTTCATCATAAATTGCATATACTCCACCACCCTTAATTATGATGTCATTTGAGTCATCTAAATTGATATGAGGTTCAAGCGTAATTGTATGTCTATTTTTTGCATTACTTTTTGCTCTTACTGATAAAAAATCCATACAATTTTGTATTCCTCCTTTCGCGAAAAAGTATCATTTTTTGGCATTTTTTTCGCCGGACACGATGTCAGAGCATACTTTTAAAACTTTTTTAAAAAAAGTGTCTTTTTCATAAAGATTTTTGTAATGTTCTTTTTACCTACAAAATAAGACAACTTTTTTACTCAAAAAATCATCAAAATCACACCAAAAAATGCCTAAATAAAGTATGATTTTAGATACAAATTAGCCTGCATATATAGGTCATCATTCATATTTGAGTAAACTTCTCTACAAGGGAACAAAACAGGAGGATTTTCATTACCTTTTGGCTCTCTTCCATTAAAAGTTCCATGTATAAAATCATTCAAAATACCAGCCACAATATCCTGATCAAAATCATATTTTGTAGCCCATTTTAAACCCAAATTATCTATAAACATCCAGAAAAAATCACATCGTTTTAAACTAACAATATACGTCAATCTATCAGCAAAAGCAACCAACATTTCAAGCATCGAACAAGGTTTATTTTGTAATAGATTTAGCAATAAATTTCCATCATTTTCACCCAATAATTTGGCATAAATTTTTCTCAATTTTAGACCATCTGCAGCCCTATTTTCGTCAAGAGGAACCGACTCTAACCAAACAAAATCCGTGTTAAATAAAAGCTCGATTAAATCCTCATATAAACCAGCTTTTTCTTTATCATCAATCTGTTCAACCAACCAATCAACATACAATTTAACCAAATATTCTTCATTCATAACTTACCTCCTTGTCTAAAAAATTTACAAGGATAATATCTTTATTCATATTCTCTCCTTTCCGCCCAAATTTAAAAGGCCACCTAGGGCCTTCTCGTTTATATTATAAAACATTTTCGCGTCACATTTCTTCTTCTCTTGGTATACAAATTATTCTATAAAATGGAGCGATAATTGGATCTTCATCAAAACTTGTACCGCCTTGACAAAAGAAAACAGGTAATACATTATCTTCATCTTTACCGCTTGAAGGAATCCATCTATTCATTAAACAATAATAAAATTGATCACCAGGAAAACAAGAAAATAACTTACCTTTTCTATATCTGTCAATAATATCTTTACAGAAATCTTCTAACGAAATTTCTTGATCATCTTTGGTATAAATTATGGAATTTTTAAAACCAACATATTCAAAATTTCCATTAATTTCGTTATATTTTACATCGTAACATAGGTCTTCATCTTCGCTATATGCTCTTATATCATCATAATCTCCAATGCTTAATTGTCTATAAGAACAAGGTCTATCTTCTAATATTTCATACATATTTTTGTCTCCTTTTTCTTTATTTTTATTAATTATCTACAATCCCCCAAATCGATACTTATTATCATAAGATCTATTATCGGCAGTCACCTAAATGATCAAAGTCTTCAGTACCATTATAGATTATATGATAGTCTGTATGTATCACTTCATCTCTCAAATATATCTCGTATAAATCACTCTTGCCATCTAAACTTGCCTGTTCAGTACCAAATAAATTCAAGTTATCAAGACCAAAATATTCTTCTGTTAGATGGTCAACAATAGTATCATCGAGAGTTGCAAATATACCATTTTGTTCATAATACATTACTTCTTCTTTAACATAACCACCGGCTCTTTCATAACTATCTTTGGTGATTTGATGAGGGTATTTCGGTTCTTCTATCTCTTCTCGTTCATATTCTTTTGACAAATTTTGAAACTTATTTTTACTAATTTTTGCATAATCAACCTTAGGTCTCCAGCCTCTATCTGTCTCCAAAATACCAGTTCCAATATTAAAATCTGAAGGGTCAGGAACATCAGAAACGTCTTCAGATTGTGCATCTTGCATCGCTGTTTTAGGACTTTTATTTAATATAGTATCGTCAATTCTACCATCTTCAGTAACCTTAATTCTGGTTGTTAAAGTGGTCGTAGAAGGTGTCTTTTCAGGTACATTTTTCTGTTCAACAGCTGCATAATTTATCCCAGTTTTAAGCTTTTTTAGCTCTTCAATCTTGTTATTATAGAACTCATAAACCTCGTTTAAATGCTTCTGTTGAGCCTCCAAATCCCTCTTATATTCGAGTTTTTTAAGCTTTTTTAACACAAAAATAGTACCTACAGAACCTACAATTGTACCCAAAAAAGTACCACAAAGTAGCCCCAAATTATCATTTTTTAGTGTCATTTTTTCTCTCCTTTTCATAAAAAATCTCATAAAAATCTCATTTTTTCTCTATAAATTCGCCCGGTTCAAGGGTAGTTTCAGACTCTTTTTTACCCATTTTTGCATCAAATTCTGACTTGGACATGACATTTACACGTTCTAATTTGTCCGCCAAATCTCCAATTTCTTCTTCTGAAATGGCTTTAAAAGCCTCATTTTTATCATTTCCAGAGCTATTTACATACCCTAAAAATCCATCATAAGTGTCATTTTTGTCCTTTTTTGCCGGTTTTTCATCAAAATAATAGGCATTTTCGGCCTCTTTTGACACTTTTCCAGCCAAATTTATCTCCAAACCGGTCTCTTTTTCATCATTTTTGGTAACTTCTTCACCATCAGCCCAAGCTTTTTCAGAAGTGTACTCATAAACACCATCAACACCAGTTTCTTTCTCCAAACGCTTCTGTTCTTCCCAAATTATCTCAAAATAAGACTTCATATCGTCTTTTATGAGTAATTTTAGCATAATTTTCTTCTCATCAAGGCTCATTTTTGAGAAAATATCATTTATTACCCTATTTTTTTCTTCAAAAGTACTTGCTAAAGCCATTTTTATTCCTCCTTTTTTACTTATGGTCCCATCCATTTCCTGTAATATTTGCTATTCTAGACTCCAATAAAGCTATTTTTCGTTCAAGTGACCTTATAACTCTATTAAATTCTTCTTTTGTGACATAAGTATTATCACCAAAATCTTCTTCGACTAAGTCACTATCTCTATCTTCATTTGTACCACTTGCATACATTTCATTTCTTAAGTCTCTCATTGCAATATTCCTCCCCATTTTTCGTAAATTGTCTTCATATCATCTTTGTATTCGAAGTCTTTAGGTATGTTTTTTATAATATTTTTCAAGACATCTGGTCCGTAATTCATCTTAAGTGGTAACTTATAACCATTTACACCGTCTTGAACAATATCTTTAAACGCTTCAATATCTGTAACAACAACCGGTGTTTTTAACATTAAAGCTTCATGAACTGCATAACAATAACCTTCTTTATCACTTAATTGAACCAAATAGTCAGCATCAGCTATCATATCAAGTAAATGATTGTGTTCAATATTTGGCAAAAATGTTATAAGACCATGTTTTTTACTTTGCAAATATGTAACACCATTCCTATCTATCTCACTGTAATTAATCCATTGAAACCTAACTCCAAATTCATCCAAGTCATCAGCTAAATGATACATCCTATCAAAACCTTTATTATTATAGATCCTTGAACAAGAAACAATTCTCAATACACGTCTTGGTTCATAAGGTATTACAAATGATGAAATATCTTTACAAGGTATACCAAATCTTTTTGTGAATCCATCAGCTGCTTGCTTTGATACTGCTATAAATTCACTACCATCATTAAGATCATGAAAGTCAGACTTAACATTTTCATAATTACAATGAACTATCTTAAACTTCTTTTTACAAGTAAAGTTGGCAGGTAATGTAACAAAGTCTAACATATATATTAATATATCAGTATCATAAATAATATTAGAATCCCACTTAATTACATTAATACCTTCCTTATGCAAAATATCATATAACTCAGGTTTTATTACTTGAGTCATTATTTCAATATTATACTGTCTATGCAATAACTTGTAGAAATTACACATCCAAGTAAAGATACCATCTGCATAAACTATATGATCAATGTATATTGTTATTCGTTTCATAATAACCTCTTTGTATGCTTGTTAATTATATCAAGTGCTTGTTGAGCTGTTTTAACTCTTTCTTGTGCTTCAATACTTCTTATAGTTTTATTCTTTGTTATTATCTGATTAATTTCACTTTTTATATCATTAATGATTTTACTAGATTCTTTATTTGAACAATCTTCTTCATTTAATGGTGTTATTGGTTTAGTAACATCTTTACCTTCTGCAATACAAGTTAATGCTGAAAGTATATCGTCGCCATGATAGTTACTATGTCCTGATATTAATCCATATATATTATCAATATGTATATATCTTTTCATTTTAATTCCTCCATATGTTATTCATGATTTAAAACATCTATAGCATATTTTATACCTTTCCAATAATCACTATCTGTATGATAAGCATTATACTCACTTTCAAGAGAAGATAATTGTTTTGTTATTTGAACTGCTTTATCATATGCCATACACCAATCCCTGCAATTAACATAGTCGTCTAGTGTTAATATTTTTATTATTTTATCTAAAGACATATTATCTCCTTTTCTAGAATGCCCTTCTAACGCACCAGAATCGATTTTAAGGCCTATTTCATATTTATTCATAGATTTATACCTTAAATACCCCAAACAGGCCTTTATGGGCATTTTAGAGCGTTCTAGAGGCATTTCTATGAATAAGTTCTACAACTTCCTCATTTTTTCTACAAAATCATATACACTTCTTACAAATTTTGAATCAATTAATATTATATGTGATAACTCAGTAATAAGTTTTTCGTTTAATAAATTTGTAAGTTGCTTCTTTCTAATGTTGTCTTTTGAAGCATCAATAACTCTCATAAAAGTATATAACAATACTAAATACTCATTATAAAATATCTTTATTTCAAATTCTTCTTTATAGAAATCAATATTTTCATTATAATAGTGCTCTCTATCGTACATATTAAACATTCTATCAAAGAAATTAACTCTTGACAAGTGAGCATCTAATATATCTTCCGTCTTGTACAAGTTACTATCTGCTAAATTACCACCAGGACGATAGAAATATGTTACTGTCGGTGTGAATATTACCTTTCTTGCTTTGTAAAGTAATTCATGAGCAGTAAAATTGTCATCTTTTGTTCTATAATCAGGAAATCTTACATCATCAAATAAGCTTAATCTAAATATCTTATTCCAAGTAGCACAAAAAGCAACACTTGGTTTAACTATTTTATGTCCTGGAATCATATATGGGTCACATAATATGTCCAAACTCTCATAATTATTATAAATTTTGAATGGGAAATCACTAATTTCAGCATCTCCATTATAAACTGCCCTATGAAAATCCCTATTTTTGACCCATTCTATCTCATTTCTTGTAAAATTACCTATAGAAATATCTATATTTGGGTCTTTTTTCATATTATTCCACAAAAATTCAAGACAATATATACTCAATTCATCATCTGAGTCAGCAAAAAACACATAATTAGATAATTCAGCCATTCTAATATAGTCCAAAGCCCAATTTCTGCAGAAAGAATGACCATGATTATGAGTCATTGTGTCTATTGCATCACTTTGAGGACGTTTCACAAGGTGTAAATTATCTATATTACGCTTTGCATTGGTCCATTTTTGCTTAATTTTCTCAAAAAGTGCATCAACATCATAACTTGTAGACCAATCATCAATAAAAACAAAAGAAAAGTTATTAAATGTTTGCTCAATTACTGAATTTATAGCAGATAATAACTTATACTCTTCTGTATTATAACTTTGCATTACTACACAAATATCATTTTCCATACATTTTCCTCTTTTTTATACAAGTCAATCCCAGAATGGGGTCCTTAGATGATGGTTAAAATACAATCACAAATATTTAAAAGGATTATAAAAGTTAATGGGGTTCTCACATGACAAACATACGGATAATCTAAGGACCCAACTCTAGGATCAACTCAAATATCTTTATTTTTCACTACCTAAACCAGTAACCCAACTTATAATATTTAACCAAAACATTATCTTAAAACAATATTTAATCGTCTTCCACAGCATTTAATAAATCCTCCTTAATATTTTCAACAACTTTTTTAAAATTTTCAGCAATAGATCGTCTTATTCTTGTTTCTTTAACATCACTAGCAGTCTCGTTATAAGAAGCAATATACTTATCCAAAAGATTTATAACAGTTTCTTTTTTCATAATACAATTTCCTCCTTTATTTTACAATAGGACTCTCAAACGTTTTTGAGTATGTGTTTTTGACAACGATTGTGAACTAGTTATTTTTTTATTTTATTTTTTTTTTTGTGTTTTTGGGTTATTTGAGAGCCCTATTCTAAAATAAAAGAAGCTTGACAAACTCAAATAACGAATCCGCCAAGCCTCTTATATAATGTTATTGAAACAACCGCAATTATCCAATGACTACAGGATCCAACAGTCTCACTACGTTACGACGTATTTATCCTATTACTACAGGATCTTGCAGTCTCACTATGTTACGACGCAACGCTCCATCGCCATTAGCTAAAAATCAGCCAATGACTACAGGATCCTTACCTATCTTGCCGCCCATAACACCACCATCAGCTTTGTCATACCTTAGATACTGTCTATATTCTGCAGTATACTGAGCTGATACATGAACTGCACCATCAAGAAAGATCTTCATAATCGGTTCAACATCTTTATTAAAACCATATCCACGAGCAAATTCAGGATTATGGTCCGGGTCATGAAGCTTAAAGTTAGGACAATCAGTCAATCCCTTTCTCCAAATCCAGCTCCATCCACCTGCAATTTCTGGATGACCACATGCACGCATAATATCATTTATATAAACTGTTTCACCAAGTTCATATTTCATCTTAATCTCATCTTCGATATTTTGACACATGAAATCATTAGCCTGAGGACATCCTTCAGTATACTCGCTACAAGAACTATTATATAACAAATATGAACCATTCCTAAATTCACCAGCATATTCACCAATTACATTTTCATTCGCCTGGTCAATCTTAGCCTGCTCAAATATCTTTTTCTCTTCATCTTCACCAACTCTCTCTGCAACTCTTGCTCTATACTTATTCAAGAACTGCTCGAGACCGATATATGCAGACATTAATGCTTCATTCTTTGCTACTTCAATACAATGTGCTCTGATGATTAATCCATAACCAACTGTTAACAGACCTACTGCAGGCCAGAACTTTCTTACATAATCAACACCGATATGACGATAAGCTTTCATTACTTCTTTATGTGTAGACTTCTCATCCATACCAAGTTCTGCACAATTTGCTTTTGTATCGTCAACAAGTTTCTTATGTTCATCTGCCTTATTTGCAATCTTTAATGTTGCTCTACAAGCTAATACAGTTCCTGCCAAACCAGCAACAACACCTATACCGGTTATAAGACCTGTATGAGACTCTACATTATTTTTAAGTTCGTGGAAGTTATGCCAAAAATCCTGGCAAAATTCAGCCATCTTACCCATTTTGTTATTTCTCCTTTTCTTGTAAATATTCATCAAAAGTTATTTGATGGAATCCTTGTCTTGCTTCTTTTATTTTCTTCAGTTCTTCTTTAGTCTTGAAGAACACATTACCGTTATCATCAAAATTTATAACACCATCTTTACAAAGTTTATCAAATATTGCATAAACCTGCTTTGGCTGCATTTTGTCAACTCGGTCAATCCATTTTCTATCACCATATGCTAACTTTAATGCAGACCTTCTTTGTTCAGTTGTTAAATATCTTTTACTCATTTATCACTTCTCCTAATAAAACTTGCATCTACTACAGACAATACTTTATGTTTATTATTCATCGCATCTAAAGAGATACCAGTCTTAATCCTAAAACTTGTTTCATTAGATATCATGTTTATTACTCTATTATACCATATACGAAGTTCATTATCAGACATTTCTAAAATATCATTTATGTCATAATTCATCAACTTACAATATCTTATTATGTTTCTGAACTCCAAATAAGGTTTCTTTTTCTTAAACAAATCCAATTATAACGGCACCTCCTTATTCAAAGTTTCCCAACCAATTCCTCTGACACACCAAGTTAAAACTCTTACTGGTGTAACTATACCTGTTGCTATTCTTGTACGAATCTCCTCACTGATTCTTTGTTTCCAGCACCAAATGTAATCGTTATAATCACCATTGTAACTTGTTAAAATATCTATAATGTTTTCGCCATTCAAAGTTGTTAACAATGTTAAATCTTTTAATTCATCATTTGATTCATTATTCATATTTTCACCCCACATTTGCTTCGGCCATTAATACTTGAAAGAATATATCTGTATTAATCTTTGTTGTAGGCACACCGGTTTTTATTCTCTTGTTTAATTCCTCGCGAACGAACTCAACAAAAGCTTCATAATAATCATATACTATTACCTTTGGAATGCCATAAATGTCTGCCATAAACAATGCTTCTTGAAACAAACTATCAATATATTCTTTATCGTCATTCTTTTCCATATTTTTATCTCCATTAACTCTATTAACTCCAAATATCTTTCAATTCAATTTTGTTAACAGTTCCAGTTCTTATTCTATTTTTCAGCTCTTTCTTAATACAATTTAAATAATCAACATACCAATAAGGAAAATTTCTTAAACTACCCTCACAATAGCTTAATATCTCTTCCGGACTAGCATTGTGTTTCCTACAAAATTGTAAAAATCTTTTTCTAATCACAGTATACTTATAAGTATATTCTTTCATATTATACCTTTCCTAAGGGACTTGGCTGAGGCAATTTTAATATAAATGTACCATCTCCAACAGGTATTACCCTATGCCAATCAAAACCGTACCATCCCCAATTCTGAAGAACCATTTCATAATTAGGAATACCACTTAAATTCATTAAATGAGCTACAGTTGCTACATTATACAAACTAATACGTTCACACATCTTAACATAAACATTTTCAGCATCCTGCCAACTTGCATATCTTATATAATCTGGGTCATATACGTCCGCGCTTGTATACTTTCCAAAATTAGCATCATTACCTACAGATACTTTAGGTCCATTATTTGTTACGACCTGGCCATTCTGAATACGAGTTATGTTACTATAATATGAAGTATTAGCCATTGCTCCACCAGACCAAAGTGGCTTAAATAATCCTCCAGGTCCATTAGAGTAACCATTTTTACCAAACAACCACATATAAACTCCACTTGTGATTGCGTTTGCAAGACCAGTTTTGAGAGACGGAACAATAACATCTTTAACAATATTTGTCTTAACAGTCTTTAAATCCTCGACAAAGAAACCACGAAAGAGTTTCTTTAATCCAGAAGTCTTTTTAACTGTTACCGAAGACTGTACTACAGAATTTAATTGTTCTGTCTGAGATGCTTGTAACTGTCCAGGTGTTGCTGTCTTGCCAATACCTACTACATCTCCTTGCACTTTTTCTACCAATGATTTGCTCTCCTTTCTTTAAATACTTTAAATGAAAAATTGAGAGAACCATATTTCTATGATTCCCTCTTGGTGTTACCTGATTAAAAAATTACTTCTCAGGAGTTGCCTCTGCAGGCTTTGTTTCCTGAGACTCTGCTGCCGGCGCCTGTGTTTCAGCTGTTGCAGGTGCTGCTGTTGTTGTCTTTGCATTCAGAGTATCCTCGAGCTGCTTTCTCTTCTTGTGTTCTCTGATCAAAAGCCAAATTACTATCGGTAACCCAATTCCTGATATTCCTATCAGTCCAAGGATTACGTAGAAAATGACCTTATGACCAGTGTCCACAGAATCATCTGCAACTACCGGACATGTGTCCTGCTCAACAACGTTGCTAACCTGTTCTGCTACGGGTGTCATTACATTGTTCTCATTCTCCATTTTTATTTCCTCCGTTTTTTAAAATAATTTTATATCAAGGTTTCTACCTCAATATACATGCATAAAATTTCGCGTCCGAAAGTGGCGAAAACAAAAGAATAAGAGGACCATACTTCAGTCCTCCCTTCTTATTCATACCACCTGGCCATGTGGGTCTAAATCATCATTTCTTATCCTTTATCTCATCAATAATCATCTTTAACCCAACACAGACCAATAATACTCCTAAAAACAAGTGCATACCTTTGTCCTCCTTATTCTTTGATATCTATGTCAATTTCTATATGAAGCTCACTTCTTTATTTCGTTCCGTGAGCGTCTCATTATATTGCCATAAAAAATCGCGAATTTCAGACTTACATAGTAAGTATGTTAAATGCTGGTTGTTTACTTGTAAACCGAGCGAATTCTGTACTAAATTAGTACAGCGATTGCGTCAGTTTTGTTTATGAAAGTGGCGTCTACTTGTAATATTAGAGGACTAAAATATCATTTTTAGGTATTATTTTCCATTACACCTACTACATAATCGGGATCAAATGATGCAATTAAATATTCATTAGGTACATCATCTTCGTCATCATTTATCTTTTTCTTACTAAACTGCAAAACATTATCACTAGTATAAGTCCAATCCATTGCCTTTACATCAATATGAGGTACTGCAGATCCACTTGTAAATATTACTCTAAAAGATTTGTATTCCATTTAATTTAATCTCCTTATTCACTCATTTTCTTTTTAAGATCATATACTTCTTTATAATTCTTACCAGTAAACCGCATAATATGTTCATCAACAGAATCAAATGCCGCAATCTCGGTTAACTCTTCATCTGCAGCATAAAAATACTTTATATGGTCATCATCATCAAGATCAAAACCAGTTACAACCCATTTTCTGTTATCGTGAATAAACTCATCACCAAGATTAATTCCATTACCATTAAAATCATAAGCCTTAATTATCATTTAGTTACCTCCTTCAATTGTCATTCTGCATTTTATTAATAAATAATCTAACTTCTTCACCACATCCCTTACAAACATGAATATCTTTAACATGTTCGGATATAGGCATTTCAATTTCCCAGTTATTACTATAAGCCATTGTTATATGCATACAAGATTTCTCTTCTTTTGGATTTTTTATTTCTTTCTTGCATATATCACAAAAATACTTAACCTGTTTCATTAATATCCCTCCAACATTTTATGACAATCAGGTTTTAAACCATGTATTATTTTAATCTTTGGATAAATATCTTGATGCTCAATCATAAAATCTTGTGCTGCTTGTTCATTTCTAGCACCAACATATTCAACAAGACGATTATTTTTGTCGTAACATTCAATTGTACATTTCATAGTAATACCTCATTTAAATCTCAGTTACATTTACAAGTTTACTATAACCAGCTATCTTACTTTTTAAAAACTGTGCTTCTAATGTTTCTTTTGTATCAGCACCGACAGGACCTGTAAAGCGAGTACTATAAAAGTTAATATAGTTATCGCTATCTTTTATTTTATCTGCATTAATTATAGTATGCTTTCCGTTATCAAAAAATATTGCAAACTTTTCCATATTTATTCTCCTTAAAAAATAAGGAGGAACATAAATCGTTCCCCCAAAATGATCTTTTGTGTCAAGTATTACTCTTCCTGATACTCCGGCTTGAGTACATACTTATAGTCTATGTATGTATGCTCCTCTACCGGGATTTTATCATACTTGTCCATTATTGTAGGGTCGGGGAGTTTCTCAACCTCTACTACTGTCTTCTTACTAAATGCCTTAGCTCCAATCCATGTAGAGATCACTGCTCCTCCGATTACTCCTGCAATCGATGCAACTTTATGATCTCTTGCCCAGTCAAGAGTCTTCTCATACCAAGACTTGTCCTCAACTGTTGTTTCCTGAGTATCGTTTACCTCTTCATCGTATAACACTTCATCCTGAATCGTTTCGTTCTCATTCATTTTATTTTCCTCCTTAATATTATTAAGTCTTTCGACCTATAATATACATATTAATTTTCGCGGTGTCGCTTAACAAACTTCTTATAAGGTTTAGAATCCTGGATAAAGAAGATAGTATCGATATATTTCTTAAAGTTATCTAATACCATTAGTCCAAGAGTTCTACCATATCCTTCATTCTGTGAAATCATCTCGAATACGTTATCCGGAAGCTTTAACTCCTCATCATATACCACTCCATAAGAAGTAATGTTAATATGCAGCGTATTAATGTCCGTTTCATTAGTCTTCTCCTCCATCTTGACATAGATATGAGCCCGGATCTTGTTCTTAAGAACGTTAAACACGATGGACTCAATCTTCTTCTCGATAGTAGATACATCAGTCATTACAGTTTTGTTGTTTTCATTGGTTACTTCATTCATTGTTTTGTTCTCCTTCATCAGTTAAGTCTTGTAAATCTTTATAATAGTCCTGTCCTTCAGTATATATGTACAGGAATCTATCCAGTTTGTCGCAGCAATCCACACACAAATTTATTTCTCTTGGTTGCGAATTAAAATCATTATACCGTTGTATAATGTACTGTGGAAATGAAAATGATGAAATATCTTTTGAGTTATATGTCATTTTCTTAAATGTTTTTCCGCATCTCGTACAAGGTATTTCATCATTCGTGTTTGCTTTTACTTTCGGCATTACGACCCTTCTTTCTTATAACACTATACACTAATCTTTTAGGTATTTCAAGTTCATATGCTATATCGTCCGGCTCCATACCTTTTTTGATTAATTGTTGTATGTCATTATATGTTTTGTCATCCATAGACTGTACCTCATAAAAGAAATAGAGGACCATAATTCAGTCCCCTAAATCTTAGCTTAACATTTATTTTGTTTCAGTTGGAGTTTCCTCCGTTGTTTGTGTTGCAACCTGAGCCTGAGCCTGAGCTGCTTTGTCGGCGTCATAAGCATCCTTTTCTTTCAATATCTTCCAAGTGCCTACTGCAGCACCTGAAATTCCTGTCAAGATTGCACCTACCAGACCGACAATCTTCAGTCCAGACTCTGTCTTATCAAACTTTCCAAACATATTACAGTTCCTCCTTATATTCTTTAATATTTGTCTTGCTATAATGCAATTAAATAAGTTCGCGAAGTCACGAATCACTTTGTATAGTATTTAACAAACTATCAAGAATATCTTTATCTGTTTTGTTTGAATCCATATAGTCTTCTTTACATAATGTAATTGTTTTTAGTTGTGAAGGTATTCCGCCACTCAAAAGTTTATTTGTAGATAACTCAATCTCATCATAATCATAACTCATCATATAAACAATATCTTTATGTTCTTTATTTAAGTTTATACAAGAAGTTAAACATTTTTCAACAAAGTTATCCCATTTATTATCGTCAGGCATTTGTATTCTCTCCTAATATTTCTTCTTTTATATCGAAATGTCTTGTATCCTCTGCATTCCACCATTCAGGAGCAGTATCTGATGTAGTGAATATTAAGTATTTCTTTTCTCCAGTCATATTATTTGTAAACTCAGTAGCATAATCGCCATTAGATGCATATTCAAGCTGTTTCTCACCAAGTTCTTCCATTGCGTTATATGCATGCATGTTTACAAGTAGTTCATATTCAGGACTTTCAAAAGCCTTCTTCTTGCCAATCTCATAACATATTTTACCACTAGCTGCAGCGATACCAGCACCAGCTCCTACACAAATTCCTGCAATCTTTAATATCTTTTTAAACTTTGCCTTCCTTATAACTTTCTTATCTTCTTTAGTTAATTCTGCCATTATTATTCTCCTTTTTTATTTTATACTTTATTACATTTTTCAATCTGAAAAGAACAAGGGACCATATTTCAGTCCCTTTGGATATATTTCAATCCTTAACTCTGTTTAGTCCCTTGCTCTCTTGTTACAAAATTTGTTTCAAAATATTTTCTGTCCATAATTACAACATCCGGCTTTTTCTCCTTCTTTAAGAACATCTTTAAAATTCGTGTTACTAATATTGCTATAATGACAACCGGCAACATCCAGATGCCAAAGCTTAGCAAACCAATTGCCAATGCTCCTAAAGCAAGAAGAAACATTATACCTAATATAATTGTAAACATGTTACTACCTCCTTTAATATTATTGAGACACATTTCGTCCCTATAATATAGATGGAGATTTTCGCGTTTTAAACCCTTCTAGCTCTCTTACTTGCAGGTAATGATTTGAATATGACATCTTCTTTCTTCTTACCTGCTGCATTTGCTGCTGCATCTCTCTTAACTTCTCTCAAAGCTAAGAACTTCTCTATTGTTTTACTGTTTCTGTTCATGTGTTTTGTTCTCCTTCACATTTTATTTCTTCCAGCATTAAAGCAATATCACTCATCATCAATCACCTCAAGATCTTTCTCAATACTATCTTCTGATTCACCAGTTACAATCTTTGGATCTGGTACAGATATATTACCATATTTGATAGACTTTATATCTGCTTTCTTCTTTTGTAATGCCTGTGACTTCATTATAGATTTCTGAAAGAACTGTTTCTTATTATAATTATTTTGTCTTGACATATTAATCTCCTTGTATAAAGAAAAATAGAGAGTACCAAATATCTTTGATACTCCCTTTAAAACCTAAATTACTTTAAGTTTTTATACTTCTTTTCTTACATTCTCAAGTTTCTTAATGGTATTTGTGATACCTGCTTGAGCCTGCTTTGATACTGCGGTTCTAAATGTACCGGTTTCCTCAAAGTACATTGACTCCAAGAATGCCTTTCTGCTAAAATAGATACTCAGACCTGTACCGATTAATCCAATACCAGCAACTCCCCATTTAGCAATCAGATCTCTCTTAGCAGCCTTCTTCTCATTCTCGGCTTTTACTTCTTCAATTTTGACCTTCTTTTCCTCGATCTCTTTCTCATTATCGATTCTTTTCAGTTCAAGTTCTCTGTCAGCATTAGCCTTATCCTGATCAATATTAAGCTTACGCTCTTCGAGTTCTAATTTCTTTGCCTCATTAGCGAATTTCTGAGCTTCGTTCTCTGCTTTCATCAACTCAATCTGAGCCCTCTTATCATCCTTCTTAGACTCTTTTACTTCTTCTTCCGGTTCATCGGCGAGATAATACTCGTCTTCTACCTCAGTCTCTACTACATTCTCAACAGGATCAACTTCTTTTTTCTTTCCCATCATTTATCTCCTTTCAAATGTACGAGCACTTATCGCTCATAGTATAGACATAAAAATTAGCGTTTCGGTCTCTTAGCATCTGCAACAGCTCTTGCTATGTCAACTGTACCCTTAATGACTGCTGCAATTGTAAGATAACCCCAGAAACCAATCTTGAAAGGCTTCTTCTGAGGTGTGGTCTTAGGTGCTTTAGGTGCATCAGAACTCTTTTTAACTGCTTCAGTTATAGTATCAATAAGCTTGTCAATAGAATTCTTTGCTCTTTCTGCACTTTCGTTAAGTTCCTTATCTTCTTCATTAAGTTCCTTATCTGTTTCTTCGGTTTCTTCAGGTGCAATATTTGTTATGTTATCAAAACCATCATTTCTGTCAGCTGCTTTGAAATCATTACAAACCTCATCAGTTACATTAGTACAATCCTTAAACATCTTGCAATCCTTACATTCCATCTTTGTTAGTCTCCTTTTTATTTAATATTTTTTCAAGTTCTTCAGTTGTATATCCTATTTCTTGTATCTGTTTCTTAAGATCTTCAAGATTATAGAATATATTCTTATCACCAAATGTCATGGTTATTAATCCACTCTCAGCATCAAACATTATCATAAAGTTATCATCTGATGTAAAGTTTAAGTGAGTTAAGTCACCACTATTCCATGTTAAAATACCATTATTTCCATTAAATGTTAATGTTCCTTCATTATCAAAAGTTGTTTGTATACTTCTTGATTCAATTACTAAACGTCCTTCAGCATCTTCTGTTTTGACCATTGGAACATTAACTTGACTATGTCGTTTTCTAGGCATATATTACCTCGCTTTATCTAATATCTTTGTGCGGTCATAAAATTTCATTTCTTCAGGACCAACTTTCTTGACTGAAAAAGTAAGATACTTATACTCGTGCCAATGAGATATTCTATATGGTGATTCTATTCCGATATGGTCTTCAGCATTAATACGATAATCAATCACCACATTTCCAGCCCAAGGTGCTTTCTTATGTATATGTATCTTATTTATTACAATACCGATTATTATTCCAACAATAAATACTACTGCACAAACTATTGACTGTTCTAAGTTCATTTTACTTTCCTCCTAATTTCTAAGGAAGTTTAAGAGTTTACTCGAAGCATTTTCAAATAGAATATTTGTTTCATTTCCTTTCAAGTTAAAAACTATTTTATTATCTACAAATAATTCCATTACCCAATAATTTCTGTAGTTTAATTTTAATTCTACATTTGCGTACCGTCTTCTAAGTTCATCAAATGCTTTGTAGAAATTCTCAACACTACCTTGCATTCTTCTTTTTCTCCTTTTCTTTAGATTTACGATAATTATCAGATTCTTTAAAATATACTGGTCTTTTACTATCTTCATTAACTGGTTCGTCTAAGCATAAGTAACAGGGATTATCTTCTTCCTGATTATCTTTATACTTGCAATTCTTACACCAGTTATCAAACTCTACAATATGTGTCATACCGGTTTCTCCTTTAATTCACCTATTACTCCTGAATACTTTGTAATATTGCAATCCACAAACTTACCATGAAATGCAGAATAAAATGTAGGTGATTCAAATGTACAATTTGTAAAATAAGTTTCTCTTGTAATATGATCAAATATGCAATTAATAAAAGTTGAATTTCTAAATTGCTTATTTGTGCACAAACTAAAAGTACAATTTTCAAATATCATGTGTTCATTGTGCATAATCTCGAGAAATTCATTTAATTCTCTGTCATCGTCTCTTGTTAAAAATTCTTCGTTTCTTTTTGTCATATCTTTATCTCCTCTTCATTCTTTTTAAAAATGTATTTAAGATTAAACATACCATATATTTCTTTCCAAAGAGCATACATCGCTCTTAAATCTTCTTTAGTTTTTGTTCGGCAACCGCCAGATGGTTTACCATATTCGTATACTTCCATACTAAATGGATAGTTTGGATTATTTTCTTCAAGGAATATAAAGTCAATAGCTTTTGCCATATTATTTATCCTTTCATCGCATGAAATTAGTTCTTGCCCAAACTAATAATCTATCAATTTCTTGTTCTGTAGTACAGCTTTCAAGTTTTTCTAATATGGTTGCTGTATGTTTGCCATCAATTCCGTAAAGATCTCTTATTATTCTTCTTGTAGTAGCTTTAAATGAATTAAAGTCGGTTTTAACATTTTTTTGGTATGACATAATTATATCTCCTCTTAAAGAAATAATAGGACGCCTAATAATTCTAGACGCCCCATATATAAATATCTTTAATACAAATAATTTATTTCATTTCCGGATGCGTTCCAATATGCTTTATATCTTATCTTTGCATAGAACTGTGTTCCGATTCGTACACCTTCATCAAACTTATTACTATAATCTATGCCATGATAACCGCATCTATCATATGACCAACCAGCTTCTTGTGCTTCTGGACAACTTGTTGAATCATATTTAACTTCATTTTGTGCATACCGACTTAAATTATACAAGAAGTCTGCAACAGGTACAAAGTCTTCTTGACCGGTCTTTATACGATAATTTATCTCTTCGAATGCTCTAACTATATCTGATTCACTACAATAAATAGTCTGCTTAGTTAAAGGTTCAAAGAATGCTGCCGGTCCATTATAAATATTATTCTCATAATTACTCTTTTGTGTCTCTAAGAATTTCTGTTCTTCTTCTTTCTTTACGGGATTCTCGAGAATATCGTTTTTCATCTTTTCTCGTTCAATCTCTTTTTCCTTTTCACCTAAGACTTTCTCAGCTGCTTTCTTATAAGTTTCAAACGCTTGATTAGTTGCTGCTAATGCTGTAGTTAATCCAGCAATCTTTGTTGCACTTATCTTGTAAGACTTAACAGTACAATAAATAGTTATAGTTGCTCCAAGTACTACTGGTGCTAATGCAGGCCACTTTTCCTTAACATGTAATATAACACTATCTTTCTTTGTAACAATCTCACCAGCGGCTTTCTTTTCTTCAATCTTCTTCTTTACAATTTCATCTTTTTTCTGAAGTTTCTTTCCTGCAAAGATAGACACTACCGAAGTTGCTACAACTCCTACGCAGGCAAGTCCTGTTAAAATAAGAGGACTGTCCTTCTTCATATCAGACCAACCCTCTTCAAAAATTTTGTACAAGTTCATTTTTACTTATACTCCTTTCAAATATTTTATTATATAAAAAATACAGGACCCATATCGTCCCACTATAGCACTAAACATTTTCGCGAAGTTCTTGCGAAGTCAAGAGCTTTCATGATTAGTCTACTTGTTAGACTGGTCGCGTCAAGGATTTCTAGAATGCCCTTCAGACGCACCAGAATGCCCATATTCGGCTTTTTAGTATATTCTTGGTATAAATCTACCTTGAAATATGAAACAGGCCTTTACGGGCAAATCTGTGCGTTACAGAGGTATTACATAGTATCACTTTTCCATCTTACAATTGGCTGAGGACCTTTTGCTAATAACCAGGCATTCATCTCAATTATGCAACCAGGTTTAATACTTCCATCCTTTTCAGCAAGTAAGAAAAACACATCACAATTCTTCATCTTGTTGAATGCCTTCTCGAGATGATGCAACTTTGGATATCTTGTGTTGACAGGCGCAGGAGGTTCATCAAGATTACTTTCAATATCTATTATATCATCTTCGTGTATTCCTTCGTATTCATTTCTTACTGTACGTTCAACATATTCATAAATATCATTTTTCTCTGATTCTGAAACACCACTTATAGCTGTGGACAGAAATACTGATAATACCATATATACCTCCCATCGTGAAAGCCAAATGCCATTACTTCTCTTTGTATTAATTCTTTTTCTTTAGCCATAATAACACTTAATACCATCTGCAACATCATTAACTGTAATAGTCATGCAATATTCTCCGTTTCTTTGTAAAGTTTGTAACCGCCGAATTCAATACCATCATTATAACAAAAAGATGTATTGAAGTATGCCCGTGCATTCTCGTATGGTTCTCTTCTATCTGAATGAGCAGCTATACTTAAGGTAATATGATATGGATGCTTTTCAATAACTTTTGCTCTATAAAAATATCCTGTAAGTATACCGTTTCTTTCATGATAGATAACTTCGTCACCGATTTTGAGTTCGTGTACTTGTTTTTCATTTAATGCTATCATTTTATGCCTTTCTTTTTTAAATAAATTTTGTGATAATAACAATGCTCACATTTAGAATACTCTGGGTCTAGAGTATCCGTTAAACCACAACAACCAGACCCAGAAGCATAGCCTTTATGGAACATCTTTAAATAACATTTATACAAATCCTTATCTTTATTCATTTTCCATTCTAATAAAGATGAAAATACAATAAATAGAATTAGTATACCCATTATAATAAAAACAGATTCCATTTACAAATCCTCCTTAAATAGGATTATTACGCATTCTCATTATAGCTGCTGCACTAACACCAAGCATCTGTCCAAGCTCAAATGCAGAATAACCATTACCATAGAATTTATTTATTGCAAAATGTTTACATTCTCTATCAAAGTATTTTTGTAATTCAGACATACATTTATACTTGCCTTCATACTTTACTTTAGTCCTTTCAAGAATATCTTCTGATTCTTCTTTGGTAAGATAACTAGGGAATGCTATTTCGGTTAATCTTTTGTGATAACCACCACGAGGTTTCTTTTCCTTCTTGGAATTCTTAACCGCTTTCTTAAGAATTCTTGCAGCTTTCTTCTCAGTCTTAGGATTAGTATATGCATCGAGATATTTCTTTACAAAATACTCAGTCAATCCTAATTCTTTTGAAATCTTGTTAATAGAATAACCCTTATTAAATAAATCAATAATATTCTGGTCAGTAATTGTGTCTTTCTCTTCCATGTTACAAGGTTTATTATCTGGAATTTTATTTACAGAATTAGTGACTTTCTTTAAATCATCTAAATATGATAATAAATTTTCTTTTGCGGTTTCCCAAACAGTCTTATTTTTAGTTTCAAGAATATCTTTAACTTCACCTTTAGTAATACCAAGACATCTTGCAATCCTCTCAACCGAATAATCAAGAGCTTTTAATGCTTTTACTCTATCTTCAGTTTTAAGATTTACAGCATTATACATATACTTTAATACATAGTTATAATGCCAGTCTTTATCATTTTTATAAAAATAATCTTTAACAATAGACATTGCTATAACTTTTTCAACATCTATTTCATCTTTATAAGGAATATCAAATATTTCAGTCCATTTATTACTATTATGAATATACTTACATAAAACCATTAAGATTCCCTTTTCAGGATCATAGTCATCTCCAGGTCTACACTTAACAACCACTTTCTTATTATCTGTTGTGAATAAGATAGTTGCAGGTCCATTCAGCTTAATATCTTTAATCTTAGTCATTTTAGTCTCCTTTTTTGACATGTTTAAAGGTTTACAATCCCAACTCCATTGTTTTTCCAATTTATTTGTTATTCTAGGTTCTTCTTTCTTAGATTTTGTAAAGCGAATACAATCATTTAAATCAGTAAAGAATTCTACATTTTTATGACAAATATTGCCATAATATATTACTTTTTCATATGCATTATGCAAATTTTTATCTGTTAAGAAATTTCTACTATCAAATTCTAATATGCGAAATGTTAATAAATCTGAAGAAGTTGAAACTGTTATAACTGGTTCAATCGGAACATATCTTAAAGTAAAATCAGTGCGATAATTATTCCAAATAGCAGTTTTAATTGCTCGAGTATCACCATTTTTATATACAAAACTATCATATTCTTCCTTAGTCAAAGTAAAGTAATATGTTTGTTTATCATTCTCAGACTTTGTTAAATTATTATTGTGCAAAGTGTATTTATAATTATCACGTATATAAACACCAAATGCAGAATTAAATAACTTTACTCTAATCTCTTTATTGCAATCTTTAAATGATTTTAAAGTTATTAAACTTAATGGTTTCAACGCTTGAAATTTATCATCGAAACCAATTATTGCAAAAGGTTCAGCAAAATAAGTTATTTCAGCTATAAATGTTCTTACAAATATACCATCAGTTATATCTATAAAAACTTTGTCATTAACTTCATATTTTCCATTTTCTTTTTTATCTACCAATTGACAAAATTCTTTTAAATCATTAATATCTAAACCAAAATATAAATGCATATTCAGCTCTCCTTTTTATATTTTAATGCTTTTCTTTGCATTTCTAGATCTTTAAAATCATCGTAATCATAACCAGTTTCATAAAAATTATTCCAGAAAGTATCTTCATCAATAATACCTGCTTTTACTTGTTCATACCAAGCCATAATTTCATTATCAGTTTCAAAATCATTTTTAGTTTGTAAAATGCACATATTATTATTTTTACTATTACTAACAAGTTCTATAGTAACAAATTCACTATTATCATCAAACATATTATATAATCCATCATCAGCGTATATACGCATATTATCAGGTAATTCCGCAATCATTTTCTTCAAATAACCAATTGTCATATTCAATTCTCCTTTTTATTCAAGATTCACTTCGTTACAACATTTTTCTTTCTCAACATATGGAAGGTCATTTAATTCAGGTTTATTCCTTACAGTCCAAAGTAATCCTAACATATTCCAAAGAAATGCTCGGTCGTGAGGTTCATCGTCCCATTTGTCAATCCATTTTAGAAAATGCCTTACTCCAGAATCAACATAACAATGTATAGGAATTCCTTTCTCCCAATTTCTTTCAGCATACTTTTTGGCACCTTCTTCGTAATGCTTAGATACTTCCATAAAAGCTTTTGATGGTGACCAGTTGTTAAGGGCAATAAATAAGTCTATTGCTTTATATATTTCAAGTTCATCACCATTTCTTATAAAATTATTTATATTGCACAATATATTTTCGTAATTTTCGTTTTTTTCATTTATGTCATTAAGTGCAAAATACTCTCCGATAATGTCTAATGGCAATAAATCACATCTACCACGTCCGTCAGCACTGTCTCTAACAGCACCAGTTTCAAACTGTCTTCTTACTCCACTGTCAAGTATCTTTCTTTCTGTCTCATAATTATTTGTTTCTGTGTTCATATTTATTTGTTCCCCTTTTCTAAAATAGTTATTGAGTTATTTTTTAGATTTGCTTAAACGTGGTTCAGCCAGTTTAAACTTCTTGCATATATAATTGCACACATTTGCACAACCACAATTATAATAATAATCTTTTATATTATCTCCTGTTGTTGTACCATTTACTTTGTCAGTGTCGTGCAGACGATATAACTCATTAATTACCTTTGCTAATTTTTTCTTTGATACAAATCCTAACATATTATTTTTCTTCCTCCTTTAACTGTTCCAGAACCTCGGTTATCTTATCAAAATGACGTCCTGTCTTTTTTATATCTTCTAATTTCCTTCTTCCGGTTGAACCATCATACCATAATACGTATAATGTTAATGGAGATACAAACGTCACTATTCCTTTTCCAGAATTGAAAACTTCTCCATCTACCACTTCATCGCCAACCTTAATCTCATTGTCAGCTCGTTTCTGCTTTTCTTCATATTCCTTGATTTTTGCTATGGCATCGGATGGTGAAAAATTCAAAAATATGTCGCCAATCCTTGCAGTATCAAATATCTCTCTTAGTGCGTATGTAGAGTAACCACCAAGACTTACATTACACGTTATCTTCTTTGCGCATTCCCAAGCATCATTTAGCCCCGCCTTGTGTCCATCTCCATATTTGCCATCATTTAGTTCTAATATACGATTACAAGCGCTATCAATTATTTCTTTCTTAAATCCTGTAAAATAGCACTCAAGTATTGCCGTTATGTTTTCTTTATCTGTCATTCACTTACCTCCTTAAATTAGATGTTTAATTGCCTCAGTCATACCTAAAAGCGATTTTTGGCTATCGGATATGTTCTCAAGCTGATTTTTATATTTTTGAATGTCTCTCTTTAAAGTAAAGTTTTCTACTTGCAGACTTGCATTCTCATTTTTTAACTTAATTATATCCAGTTTTAACCTTTCAACTTCGCTCTTAAAATGCTTCGATATGTCTGCTCGGCATTTTTCATATTCTTTACTTTTCATTCACTTACCTCTTTATCCAAAATATCTAGCAGCATCAATTTCATTATCATAACATTTGCAACCCCAAAATGTTTGATTTTCCGAATCATAATATTTTTCAAAACTTTCTTTACTACACCATTTCTTAACTGCAATTTCGCAAGCCTCTTTAAAACTTTCAGCTGTAACTCTACCTATAAACTCATGAGTTTTAGATGCTTCGGTACAATTATAACCTTCCATCCATACTTCATAAACTTTAGTCATCTGTATCACCTCTCTTCTCAATGATCACCCATATTACCAAAATTTTTGTAGTCCGGAGCATATTTACACTTAAATTCTTTAACTTTACATTTTCCATTATCCATTTGAAATGGACACTCACGGCATCTAAATTTTAAATCACCAAATCTCTCGTAGTCATTTTTATATCTGCAAAATGTCTTTGCAAATAAATCCAACAACATTATAGATTGGTTAATATCCCTTGCGTCTATTTGCTCTTGCTCAATTTTTGCATCAACCATCTGTATTACGCCAGCCATGGATATCTCTCCTTTAAATTTTTTATTTTTCTTTTAAGTTCATCATATGTTACATTCGCCTGATAATGATCAAGCATATCATATATTTCTTCTGCTATATCTGAAGGAATACTGTGAAATGTCATTTGTTCACCACCATCAAATCTTATACTTACATTAGCCATTATTATTTACCTCTTCATTGTCTAATTCCCATAAATCGGTTCTATGATCAGTTCCATAGATACAAGAAATACATGGATACTTGCCGTCTGATGTGTTCTTATGTTTACATCTTCCGCAAGTGTGATATTTCTCATTATTTATAAATTCTTCGTTTGTCATTTAATCCTCCCCATGTAAAAATCTTTCAAATTCGTCATGTAATGTATCAGCACTTCCATCTGATTCTTCAGATTTGTCATTCATATGTTCCATTTTTCCTTTTAATTCATCAAGAAGTTCTTTAAGGGAATCCATTCTTTTAAAAGCTTGTTTTTTAGCTTCTTCAACTTGTCTGTCAAGTTCTTCACTTGATAAGAAAGCACTTTTAATCATTTTATCAAAGAAATCTTTATATACTTCTGCAGCTTCTGGATTTTCTTCACTAATGGATCTATATACGCTTCTTATAAAAGCAAGTGATTCAACAGAAAGATCTATAACACTACCAGATATTAAAAGTTCTCCTTTTTCACTATCAAATCTAATCATAATTTCTTTTTAACCTCCCAATAATCTCTTTTATCAAGTTCTTTAGCCATCTTTGAAAATTCTGGTTTAAAATATCCTGTTAAAGTTACATGTTTCATACTTTGAATTTCTTCAAACATATCAAATTTGCTATTTATTAAAAATAGTTTACCTACTTTATTATCTTGTCCAAGTTCAATTTTTGTAATATACCACAGGTCTGCTCCACCTGGTAACAACACCTCCATTCCTACTTTATATTTAGTTCCCCTTGCATCATATGCTTCAGTTGTCATTATCTTCTCCTTTTATTTAATATTTTTAAAGCGCTCTCGGGCCATTTTGTTTCGGCACACCAATTTGGTACTTCATGTGCCATCTTATAACAATCAATAAATTTTCCATTAATACATAATTTAGGTGTTGCCCATGTAGATGATAAATATGTATATTCATCTGTGACAGGTTCACCATTTTTATAAATTACTCCGCCAGTCCATTCCCAATCTTCATCAAGACCTGCTGATGCATAATCGGTTTTATTTTCTTTTATTAACCTTGCAGCCTTATTCCAATCAAATACCATAAGTTCATTTCCTCTGTATGCTTGACCCATTACCATTGCATATATACTGTTCATTATCTTCTCCTTTTAAGTATTTTTAAAAGTTTAAAAAGAAACAAGAGTCCCCACACTATTCATTTTATTCATAGTGGTCCTCTCTTTAAAAAGAAATAAGAGAAGCCAATATTTCTATCAACTTCTCATGTTTGTTTCTAAATATCTTTTACTTCTTGGTACTGGTTGAAGTAACAAGTTCTCCAAAATAACTTTCAGTTGTTACTTCATAAGAATTGTCAAACCACTCAGGTTTCTCATCACAGAGTACAAGTTCTGCACATGTTTCGTTACCATCCTGATCAATAATACCAACACCAACATGCTCTCCTTCTTTTAATTCATTAACACGATCTAATAAATATCTGTTAATTGCATTATCATCTTTCAAAGTATGCTGGTATTCGGTATTGAACTTTCCTAACTTGTAAGCTACAATGCTTCCTCCCACAGTTCCGATACCACCTAAGATCCACGGTAATGTCTTCTTCATCTTTTTCTTAAAAGTTTCTTCAACCATTTTATTTACCTCCATAAAAATATTTAGGACCTATCATCCCACTATAGCGTTAAATAAATCCGCGAATTAGTTAGATATGTAGTAGCTAAATTATTGTATCAGTTTCGTTTATGAAAGTGATGAATTATTCATCTTTCAAATAAATATCCCATTCATACCAATAAATAAAATATCTTGTACATTCATTTTTTATAAAATAATTCTTTTCAGAATTTTTATGTATAGTTATTTTTGTTGGATCAATTTGTTCAGTTATAATCTTTCCTTCATTATTAATATATGTTACATATATAGATTCTTTCTTATATTCAAATTTTTCAATATTATACGATGACACTGCTTCACTTCTTGTATATTCTGAAGTGAATGCATTACACATTTCTTTTGTTAGCTTAATAGATAAGACTGTACCACCAATAGCAAATAATAGTATAAATATTGATCCTAATATTAAATGACGCAATGTAAATTTACCCATTAATATACATAAGAATAGCACAAATCCTATTAATATGATTACAAATATTGTTTCCATTACAGTAATACTCATATTATTTCTCCTCAATATTTTTATTATAGTTTCCTTTATTCCAACAAACTTTACAAGTATCAAATGAACAATATCTTGGATTGTTTGGGTCCATATTACAATTGTGGAAGAACTTTTTTCCAGGTTTGTAAAATTCACAATGCAGTTTCATTTTATCAAATACTTCAAAATTTTCCATTTATTATTTCTTTCCTCCTAAATCAATAACAGCTTTATAATATGTTTTCACGGATATCTTTATCATTATTGAACGATAACATAGTCTTTTTTGGAAGCATTTTTTCTAAATCTTCAAAAGCTTCTTCTCCAGATAAATATAGTTTTGATGTATAAATATTACAAGAGTTTTTACCATTGTCTATTTCTTTTACTTTCGTCATAAAAGTTTTTGCTACAGTTTCATCTTTGAATAAAAACTCTCTTGGTCTATCTCCTCTAATCCAAGCATATACGGAATATATTACCATAGTTTTCTCCTTATCTCTGTTCCCAACATGTGAAAACATTTTCAGGCATTTTCATTTCTGTGATAAGAGATTTATCCAGATTTTTGTTTGATTGTAACCTTAATTCAAGTTCACCAAAATCATGCATATTCTTATCTTTTTTATCTAGGAATTCCTTTGCGTCATCAATTGCTTTATTAACAAACCATTTAATGATATCATTGTCATTCATATTATAATCTGTTACATCATCAACAATAGTAGAATACCGGCAATATCTTCCATTTGGTTGTTTATAGAATATTGTAGCCATTATTCGATCCCTTCTTTAATTTGTAATTCATTCACCATCTTTGCTCCGCAATTAGGACAGAAATTAGGTTTAATCCTATCCCACCAAACTTCTGTACCACTAACAAAATATTCGGCATACTTACCACACTCTGAACATTTATATGTATGCCTACCAAATGCAGCATCTACTTTATCAGTATCATCAATCCAATGACCTGTCTTTTCCTTTGGTGTGACACTTTTTATTCCTAACTCAAAACCTTGACAGAAACCATAATCTATTTTGTCGTCAATGTATGTTAAATCATTTATTCTTATCTTATCTAGTATATAAGCTTGTCCATCATTATAGGCTTTTACAATAGCGTGGTCATGCTCATATTCAGATTTAGTACCATCTTTAATTCCTTGCTTATAACCTTTGTCATAAGCATTTTTGATACTTTCCTTGACGTTTCCAATTAAACCTTCTAAATTGCTATAATCTTTGCTCATCATCCAATCTCCCATGCCTTTCTTTCTTTCAAAAACGCATCTAAATTTTCTCGATTACGAAATACATTTCTAATAACATAATCATAGCACATTACAATAGTTTCTCTATTTTCATCTGATATAATATCTCTATTAGCATTGTCTGCGCACTCATCACTGCCGGTATGAATCAGATTTTCAAAATAATGTTCTTCTCTGCTCATTTAATTCTCCTTTGGCGGTTCTACTGCTCTAATTCCTCTTTGGTATTTTCTAGCCAAATTTATTTCTCCTTGACATTCAAAACATAAATCAAGCTTTGTAAGGGCATACAGAGCTTCTATATCGCCTTTTTTATCGTTAACCATTACACTATATTGAATCGGCATAGACTCATCTGTAAAGAAACTACCGCATAGATCACATTTATATGCTTTCATTTTTTACCTCCGTATTTTCCTTAAAATGTATTTTATTTTCTTTGAGTAAACAGTACATTTCATCACCAAGTGGTCCTTTTATTGCCCATTTGTAAAAATCTTTCTTTACTTTATTTTTCTTCTTGTTGCTAAAACTTACAGATGACGAAACAAAAGGACCACATATATTAATGCTTATTCTCCATATTTTGGATTCTTTATTATACCATATATAAGGTTCATTAATATGAATTGTTAAATCCATTAAGATTCCTCCTTATCAATATATCTTTGTATAGTATTACTAATTGAATCTGCAGCTTTATCCAAAACGTGCAGATAAATCCTATTTGTACCATCTTTAGTTGTCTTACACATTAATATATTTCCACTCTTGAAATCATTATTGTCCTTAAACAGTTCAAAAAGATTGTCAAAAGTTGTATCCATATTATTCTTATTATCAAAAGTAATTGTAAATGTTTTCATATTTTTTATCCTTATCAATTTCCAGCCGCCAGAAAGTAATACATGATCTTCCAGCAGCTGGTTAACTTATTTCTTTATTATTTCTTTTCCTCTTCATAGAATGTTGTAATGCTTGAATTTACAGGCAACTTGATCGGAATATCTTTACATTCAGATTTAGTTGTTATGAAGTTAAAGCTCATAGGCGCATCAAATGCATTTGCTATAACTATTGCATATGAACCTGCTGCCTTATCTGAAACATGCAGATAGATCTTATTTATACCATCTTCAGTTGTCTTACACATTACTATTTTACCTGTCTTAAGATCATTACTACCCTTAAATACTTCAAAAAGATTGTCTAAAGTTACGTCCATATCGTTCTTGTTGTCAAAAGTAATTACAAATGTTCTCATATTTTTATTCTCCTTTGTATGTATGTTTTTTATTATGTTTTATTACTGGCTAGAATCTCTTTTAATTATTAAAATTCATCTCATGTATTATATTTTCTACTGCATCTTTAAGTATTTCATTAAAGCTATAAGTTCTTTTGAATCCTTGAAGAATCATCTCAAGTGTCATTACTGCCATTTCCAATTTTATCATTCTCCTCCTTGTTAAGTATCCAAGCATTATAACACTTAATGAAAGCTTCTTTTGTAAGTATTAATTTTCTGTAACCAACAAATTTAGAATCTTTATCATTAAACTTGTCATCTTGTCACCAGTTTCTTGAATATAATTTATCATCTTCTATATAATATTCAATACCTTGATCAATAATCATATTATTTCTCACTTTCTTTCAGTCTTTGCAAGGCGTCATAATAACCTTTTCTATATGCCTTTTCTAACGCACTTGCATTTTGTGTAGCCGTTGTCCATTTTTCTGTCACATCTACACCATACAATGTATAGTTAATAGCATAAACATACGCTGTTTCTATTACCATTGGTGGCATCTTTGATAATTCATCTATTAACTGTTTGGTTTTATATTCCTGTATCTGTTTTTCAAAATCTTGAATCATATTATTTTTACTTTTTAGTTAAATCTGGTAAGTTATATAAATAATCAAGACTAACTGCTTCAATTGCTGTACCATTGATATTAATAGTTATAACTGGATTATCTTTGTCGATCTTATCTTCATCTATTTTACCTAAATCCACAATTTTTCCATGATTTGCAGGAAATGGTGCACTGTTTGCAATAGCTTCATAAACTCTTGATGCCAGACTATTAAAGGGTGCTTTTTCATACTCTTTGAGTCTTTCATAATCTTCTTCTGATATTTTAATTACTAATTCCATGTCCGCCATAATTATTCCTCGCTTTCTGCTTTATATTTATCTATTACATCAAGACACCAACATAATGCTCTTGCTCTATCTGTATTTAAATTTTGGTTGATTTTTGCACGCTCCTCTATATCTGCCCTTATCTTATCTAGAATAAATTGTTGTTTCTCATGTTGCTTCATTTTTATCTTGTAAGTTAAATTATCTATACATACTCCAGTATAATAATAATCCTTACAAGTTGTTTCAAGTAAATATGTTGGATTATCCCATTTGTTTTCATCAATATCAACATCTGTTATATCTATAACAATTTGCCATAAAGGACTACGATAAAGATAATCACGTATAAAGTGTGTTACATCTTTTAAACTATCTGCAACAAACCATATTTGACAAGGTTCTGTACCATGACCGCAACAACATTCAACAGTTTCTATACCTTCTATATTATTCATACATTTAATTAACTCAACTAATTCATAGTCAATATCATTGTATGGAATAACAGTATTACTTCCTTTTTTCATTTATTCATCATCCTTTAAATTAAATTATTAATTGCTTCAGTTAAACCAAAAAGTGACTTTTGGCTATCGGATATACTCTCGAGTTTGTTTTTATATTTTTGAATATCTTTCTTTAATGCAAAGTTTTCAGCTTGTAGGTCTGCATTTTCGTTATTCAATCTAATTATTTCTAATTTTAATTTTTCCATTTCATCCTTAAAATGTTTTGATACTTCAGCTCGTATTCTTTCATAGTCTTTCATTTATTCACCATCCTCACTTTCTTCAAGTTCTTTTAAACTTTTCTTTACATATGATATAGTATCTTTTAGAGTATAATCTAGTTTATTCTCACACATTGAAATAGCAGTATTAACGATGTTTAATAACATAAGATCTTTTTTATTTTTAGTTTGTTTTATATCTTTATCTTCATCTGATTCTTCTTTATATTCTAATAATTCTTTAGGAGAACCTTCAAAAAGAATTTTATCATAATGTATAACTTTTATATATATTTCATTTTTACAACCATTATACACTATATCATAATTGTAATCTCCTTTAAAATCTTGAGGATAAATATATACCTCACCGGGACCCTTTTTTACATTACTAATATATTGCGCTATTAAACATGAAAAACCATTTGCAATCGTATTCATATCATCAAAACATATTATTCCATTAACTATCTTTTTAGATAATAAAAACTCTGCTAAGTCATGTCCAACTCCCTCGATGTAACCGTCATAATGATGATATACATTAACTAAAATTGAATTATCTTCTTCATATTTAAATCTTATAGCTGCAGTTGTTCCCATTTAGTTCTCCTTATCAAATTTAATTACATATTCATTAATTTTTCATAAATCATATCTAATTTTTTGTCAATTGATTTTGTTTTAAAATCTTTTATTAATTCATCATTGTGATGTGTCTTATTTTTTTGATTAGTTGGTTGATATATTTCTGTAGGTATATGTTTTTGTGGGCCATCCATAGGACAAGATAATACATCATAACGATTGCCAATATTTGCATAAACTGTGCAATCTTGTGCATACTTACAATGGATGCATAATGATATAGAATTTTTACTTTTTTGTATTATATCCATTATTTATTCACTCCTTTTTAATTATCTCAGTACACTCGCTTCTGCCATTCCAGTTTATTATTGCTTCACTTGTACGCTCGAACTCCTTTGTTTGCATACCGCATTGTGGACATATTATTTTATATTTTGTACGAATGTCGTATGACAAAAATTCTATTCTGCCATTACATATGCATATCTTTGGTATATATGTGGAACTTCATAAAGTTATTTTTACATTGTTACAACTTGGACAAGACAATAAACCAGGAAAATCTTTGTCATCATTTGTAAGATTATTATAAGATTTAGATTGATTTAATTTTTTATCATATTCATTAAATATTTTGTTTTCAGTTTTTATTTTTACAATTATACCTGTTATAAATGATATAGTAAAGGAAACTGCAAAACATATCCAAAATACTGCACAATTAGTCATTTATTCCTCCCTTTCATAAATAATTGTGTATGTTGTTACTTCTTTATCTGCAGAATCTTTTATATGATCCTGAAATACATTAATGATTGTATAACCGCATCCTTGAAGTAAATATAATTCATGACTAAGATCACCAGGTTTTATCATTTCTGAATATACTTTTTTCATTTATTTCTCCTTATTCATAACCACTTTCTTATCACACTTTTTATTCTAAAAACTGAATTTTTCATTACATTCAAAATTAAACTGTACTACTTATTTTATTCATAGCAGAAATATTCATATTTTATTTTTTCATTTGGTGTTGGAACTTTATCATATAAACCGCTACCTAATTTTGAATTCTTGGATTGATATACAACATTAGACGGACATATAGGTCCAAATATTAATAAATACTTAGCTAACATTTTTATTCTTTTTGGAACTTTTACAGTTTTATAACCATTTACAGTAACATTTGCATATTGTCCTTTTGTTGTAATTATTTCGTCAATAGTATCGCCTTTCCAGCTCTTTCGATATACTCGATTAAGTACAACAGAACCAGTGAGTAAAAGGCACTTATCACCATTATCTTTATTTTCAATAGTCATGACACCACCAAGACTTTGAACATCTTGCTTTGAAGGTGAGCCAAACATATCAAACCATTTATCAGGGATTGTTCCTCCTGATAAAATAATACTAAGCGCTACTATACCAACAATTGTTTTTGTTATCTGAGTTACTTCCATTTTTATTTCTCCTCCTTTAATTTAAATTATTCCTTTCTGTTCTGCTTTCCATTCGGCAATTTTATCATAAAATATCTTTTCAGCATGTTCTTTGTCTTTTGCTTGAATATATATTTGGAAACCGTAAGGACTTCCATCAATTTTAGTTTTATTTATGACTTTATTTATTTCTTTTAAGGTAGAAACATACCAGTAATTTTCCCGATAAATTTCAATTGATTCATTATGAATAATCTTACCATCTATAATATTTCTAGTTGGTAAATTATACTCACAGTTCCAACATGGATCATTTATTAATATCTTTGGAAAATCATCAGTATCATATTCTTCTATTCTTTCTTCAGGAAATACATTAACCATTTTTTCTGCTTCTTCTTTATCTAAAGTAACCGCATCAATACAATAATCAGAATATTCACCAGATGTTATAATATATACTTTCATTTATTTACCCCTTTTCTTTTAAGTATTCATTAATTATGTCAATTCCTTCTTGAATTTTATTAAGTAAAACATTATATTCTTCTTGTGTTAAAACAAATTGATCATTATCATTAGATTCTTTTTTCAAAAATACTCCACAAACTCTTGTAAAACTAACTTTACTTTCACTTAATTCAAATGCTGTCATTTTATTAATCCGTCCTTCCCATATAATTTATCTACATTTTCTTTATATTTTCTCAAATCTTCAAGTTCTTTTACTGCTGCATCAACTTCTCTATCTTTATTAACAAGTTCACGATCATAAATGTATTTCTCTGATGTTTTTTCAATCATTTCTATAACTCGATTATAAGTTATAATTTTTGCATAATTTGCTGCAATAGTAATACTATTAGTATCATCGGGATCTGCTGCAGCTGATACTCTATTTCTTTCATCTGAAATATTTTCTATAATTATATCTTTTAATTGATTTGCATAATATACATGATCTCCACTCATATCATTCACTCCTTAATTCAATGGACATTTTGGATCTCTTTGTTTCTCGTAATCTGTACTATCATCCATTAGTAACATTCCGTAATCAAGACCGCAATAATCAAAAAGACCATCTTCTACATGATACACACATTTATCACAAGATTCGGGTTTATATTCTTCTTCATTTTCGTCGGGAGCACTAGGATTATCACATTCCATCATACCACATTCATTAGGTCTTTTATCAGTTACTTCGAAATGTTTCTGTCTTGCATTACAATATACTTCTTTTGGTGTTATATGTATACTGCAAGGACATTCTCCACAATTTTTTGGAATATCTTGTAAATACTTTACTAAAAATGGCATTTATTCCTCCTTTAGAAAACCTATAACTTTATTAATATCTATACTATCGATAATTCTATACTGATTAATCCAATCTTTACCAATAGCAACCGGTTCAAAATCTATAGTATCAAGACAATGGAAACTATTTTCTCTTTCTCTGAGTATTAAATAATGTGTATCATCATTCGGATTACATGTATCGACTATAATATCTCCCCGTTTGAATTCTTTCATTCTTTTTCTCCTTTATCATTTTAAAAATCTTATTTATTATTTTTTCGTCAATTTCATAATCTTTAAATGAACCTTCAGAAAAAACTTCGGCATATACACAATTAGTTTTATCACTTTTAAAAAATGTAATACTACTAATACGGTTTAAATTACATATATTATCATCTTCATCTTGAATCATTTATTTACTCCTCCTTAACAATTAAAATATTTTTCACATTTTATTTCTTTATTATATCATTTACAATTTTTTAACATTCTTTTAATTTAATATATACTGTTTTTCCATCATGTTCAACTTCATAGGTCAACTGTCCATCACCTTCAATATACAATTTATCATACTTGTGACTAATTGTTAAAAAACCAACAGCTGACAAAATATATCTTATATCAAAAGTTTCAAAGTAAAACCATTTTTTATCTCCAGGTTGTATAGGTATCTGCATACTATTTAAGTATAATATTATATTACTATCGTTTATTACTGTATATTGAGTCATTAATATCTTTCCTTTCTATCTGTGTACAACAATTGTTTCTCGTAGTTCGTATGTTACGTTTGTTACAGAATTCTTTATATTTTACATAATGTTTACAATTAATACATCTTGCTTCTATTATTTTATATTTCATTATAGTATTTACATCCTTCCATTGACATATTGCATAAAAATCCTCCAGTACATTTATTACCAAATCCTTTAAAATGCACACAATTTTCACAAAGTCCACTATCTTCATTATAATATTCTTCTGGAACAAAGTCTTTACAAGCTTCCTTACCTTGTTCTCCCAACTGACATTCATAACGGTTATCACACTCGTCACAAATATTTGTATGCTCTTTTTCTTCAATACAGTTATCTTTTTCATCTTCTGACTTAAAACTTAATCCATAACTTAACAACTTATCCCGTATCTCTTGTAAGGACCTACGACCAAGATTTCTTACTTGCATTACATCTGATTCGGTAGCATTACAAATATCTTTTATTGTATTATAGCCACCACGCTTAAGACAATTGTAGGTTCTTACGCTAAAGCCAACTTCATCAAGAGGTAGAGAATAACTTATTTCTGTCTTTACATCAGTTTTTACTTCTATACCAACATTATTCAAAGCATCAGTTAATATCTTTATATGATTCATTGATTCAGTTATAAGATCACTTAACTCATTCTTCTTTAAAGTTAATACATCGGTCTTTTCTTTTATTTCCTGAGAAAGTTTAAAAGGAGAGAATATTGCCTTAGCTCTCATTGGATGTCTCATTTTTCTTAAAGCTTTATTCTCAATCATCCTTATTCTTTCTCTTGTAACACCAAATCCTTTTGCAATTTCACCAAGAGTTAATTTTCCTCTGAACCTCATGCGAAGAATATTTGCTTCTTTTGCTTCCATTAAGTTGTCTAAGATGTATTCTATATTTGCTTCAACTTCTTTTATAGATTTAGCATCATTTATAGCTATTTCATTTTTATAACCAAATATACAATAAATAAGATTCATAGGATATTCAATATCAATATCACAATCTTTATCATCTTTACTATTTAAATCACCATATAACAATTCCAATAATTTTGCAAGTTCATCATATTCTATATTAGTTAAAGCGCTATGATTTTTACACTTATCTGTTATTACTTTAATCATAAAATTATCAGACATTAGTTATTCTCCTTTCAAGTAAAAAGATTCTCAAATGTTTCATTACACAATACAGACATGTTTCTAACACCATTAACAATTTTAAACCAATCTTTTAATTCAATACCGCCACGATCATAAAGTTCTTCGAGTGAAAGTATGCACTGTTGTAAATATCTTGTAGACATCCAACCTTGAAAAAGTAAATTATAATCCACTATCACAAAATTATCATGTCCACAATATTCAAATAAATGTTCATTGAATCTATTTATTGTGAATGGATCAACTTTAAAATATCTTTTTGTCATTTCTTTATATACTAATTCCATTGTATAAGTATAGAAATGATCAATTGGATATTCAGTTATAACATTAACCAATAAATGATTCGGTGTTCCAAGTGTTGCTAAGTTACTTGCTATTGCACAACATTCACGCCATTGTCCCAATAATTGTTGATCAGGTAAAAACTCGATTAAGCACTTATGCCATAAACGCATTATGTCTCCTTTCTTTTTTTATTACGATATATAACTTTCCGTTTTTCATTTATTTCATCTTTATGTTTCTGATAATACTCTTTGTTGTATTTTCTTTTTTCATCATTATGTTTCTGATAATACTCTTCAGAATATTTTTTATGCTTCTCAAGTAATTCTTCTTTATGTTTTTGATAATACTCTTTATTATACTCTGAACTATTATGCAATGGTTAATCCTCCTTTCTAAATTTAAGAGCTTCTTCTTGCATTTTAGGATCTACAATATCATCATAATCATAACCTAATTCATAAAAACTTTTCCAGAAAGCATTAGCATCAATACCATTATTTTTTGCAGTACTATACCAAGCTGTAATTTCATTATTTACATCAAAATCATTTTTAGTTTGCAAAACACACATATTGTCATGAGGAATAGCAAGAATAAATTCACTATTATTAGTAAACATACCTTTTGTACCATCATCTGCATATATTCGCATATCATCTGGCAAATTTTCAATTATCTTTTTTAATCTTTTAATTGTCATAAACTATTTTTCCTTTCTAAATTATTTTATTTGCGATCATTCCAATAATCAAGAACTCTTTGTGTTCCTTCATCAATACTAACATCTTTAATAAAATTCTTAAAACCTTTTAATCCGCAATCAGCACAAAAAATATTAATGGTATATATAAAATCTATTTTAGGAGAATCTGAATAAATTCTTTTTCCACCGCATAAAGGGCATGGTTTTGCTTTTTCAGATAAATCTCTTAACATATAGTCTCCTTTCATCATTGAATGCATAATTTTAAAAATAAAAAGAAGAAAGCAACCTAATTAATTTCTTAAGTCACTTTCTTCACACTCGAGGGCTTCCATCACCTCATAACGGGAACAGACTTTTTCGCGCTAGCCCTCAATTTGCTCAAAGAACTCACAAGTATTCAAAGCAAATGTTTCCTTATTATCTCTTGTACAAGTATATTTTGCTTTAATAAGATTTTGTCCTCTACCAAATTGTTTCATGCATTTTGTACAATTCATACAACATTTAGATATAGTTTTATTAATTTTATTATTTTTATATATTTGATGTTTGAACTGAAATACATCTGTATTACCAAGATTGAGTGATTCATTTAACATTATATCTTCCATTTCCTGGAACTTTAATCCTCTTTCAATTGTAGCAATATCTTTATCATCAAGTATATTTGCTTCAATTATTTTGTTAAGTATTCTATTAGATTCGTCGAACATTTTAAATAATCTCCTCTCCATAAACTGTGAACACTGATAAAAATGCATCTATATGATTAATTTTTCTAGGTTTTCTATCATTCCAGAAAATCCTGACAAGACCATTTTCACGTTCAACATCAATGCTTATACCATTTCTACCAAAGTTCATTAAACTAGCAACATCATGCCAATCGCCAAAATTATAATACTTTTTAGCATTATCTTCATCATAGTTATAACCAACTATTTGCATGCAATTATAACCTGAACCATCATCAAATTCTTCATCTTCATCTGTAGGAATTACATAGAAACCCCTGATTTCAACTTCCTCAAAATCTTTAATCATGTTTTTAAGAATGTAGTCTTTTGTGTCCATCATGTTTTTGTCTCCTTTTTGTATGTGTGTTTTTATTTGTAAGAACAAGAGAACCGTAGTTATCCACTATCAGCTCTCCCGCTCTTCTTTGGTAAGAGGTAGGATATAGATATGTCGACCCTAGTTGACTAATATCAATTATTTATAAATTTCATTAAATAACTAATATTAATCAATTAAGTTCATATATCTGAGGCCCTACCTCCTCAATATACGGTAATTAAATTTCGCGAATTGATTATTTGTTAGACTGTTTACGAATTAAAAAAAAAAATAGAGCAGTTTAAAGTCTTGCTCAGGACCTTGTGATAATTACTTCTTTGTACTAGAGGAGATTTTTGTTTCAACTTCCTTAAAATTATCCTCAGTAATCTTAGTACGTGCCTCAACTCCGTCCAAACGATTGTCTAAACCCACTATGATTTTCTTTAGATCATTTACTTCACTCTGTGTCTTATTCTTAGACACTATTGTAAAATACTTGTCTATTGCTGTCATAGCAATGTCTACAACCTTTGAAAGGTCTTCCTCAACGTTTTCACTACTGTAATTAATCTGTACATCAAACTTCATTGTTCTACCTCCATTTTTATAATGTTTATTAACTACCACTGCATAATATAGACATTAAATTTCGCGTTTTGTTAGACCGTTTGCGAATTTCAAAAAAAAAAAAATAAGGACTTATTTATAGTCGCTCCTTATACGACTTTATTATTATTCCTTTGTTAAATCTTCAAACTCAGTTAATTCCGATTCTATAAAATTAACTGTATTATTGTACGCTTTCACTACATTTACATACATTTTTTCTGCTTTACTTCTGTTAATACGAATTAATATCATTGGCACTACATCAAATGCTACTAATAATACCGGCCATAATGCTACTAATGCTAATGTAAACTCAATAATTCCTAATGTTTTCAAGAATTTACCAAATTTATGATGTCCTTCTAACATCTTTTCATAATTTTGATAACTCTTTGATTCAAACATATTCTTTACTGTTTTTGCATTAATTAGTGCATAAATGATGCCGATTAATAAATATGTAGTTATCATATATACTCCTTTCTGTATTAACCTCCAGTTGCATAATATGAATGGAAATAAAAACGAAAGGAACCAAATATCTTGATTCCAATCGTTCTGAATATTTACACAACAAATGAATTACTTACAATACAAATAATTTCTTCTTCCGAATCTGTAAACATTTGCAAGTTTGCTAGCTCGTTTGCAGTGGTGATCAACTTTTCTCATTCCAAGTTCGGGTAGATCTACCGTCCCGCAATCCGCTTCCATTTTTGCTATTACTTTGTTTACTGATAACTTGCGAAATTTTTCTGTTTTCATAAGCATATCCTCCATGTTGTTTAATAAGCTACCATTATACAAATAGAGATTTTAGCGAAAATTTATAGTAATATTATGAGAAACTCATTAAATATTTTTTTATAAAATAGGAGGTATATTATGGAAAGAACTAGTTACATTTGCGATAAATGTGGTAAGGAATTTAAGTCGTATAATGAATTAGAAAGTTATTGGCCTTTATGCATTGAACAATGCTATAAAAGGAGTAGTAACTTTAGTAGGATCAATGATAAATTAAAAGTAGATTTATGCAATGAATGTAATAAACTTTTTAGAAAACGCATCAATGATTTTATAACAGAATTAAGTAAAGAGTTTAATTCTCAATAATAAAGTAGGTAGTCTTGTAGAAATACAGGACTATCTTTTTTAAAAAATTTAGCGCCAAATTTCGACGCTAAATATCTTTTGAAACTACTTTAGGATCAAACCAAGAAATTCAGTATGGTTATGATCAATTATACGAGTCAGTAATACATTATATTCATCATATTTCTTGTTAAAGGGAGTATATCCTAACTTCTTGTAGAATTCCACACAAAAGTTAAGATCATTTTCCTCTTCATCAATATTTCTGATGAAACCATAATGATTACCATTTGTCTCGTTTAACATCCATGTTTCTTTTACTATCATATCTTAATCCTCCTTTATTAGTTTCTATAATATAGGTAAATATCTTTGCGAAAAAAATAAGGGGAAAATATATCCCCTTTTATGATAAACAATAAATAGCTTTATATTCGTGATATAATATCTTCAGCAGTAAGCCAACCTTCATAGCAATCGCCATTTCGGACAATATCGCCCATGATCTCAAGTAATCCATCTAATCCACCGTAAGAACAATAATGACATACAGCATCCCACTTACGTTTATCTATTTCTTTATCATATTTTGATTTATAAATAATTATCTGGTGGAATTCTCTTTCATCAGGGTGTTCATATGTTGGATATTGATCGATTCTTTTATAAATTAAGCCTTTATCCTTACAATACTTTTCGAGTTTGTTTAATTCCTTTAAATTTATCATATCTTAATCCTCCTTTATGTGCAAAGCTATTTATATTGCTTTCAATATATACTTATAAAAATGCGCGTTATTTAATGTTCATATAATGAGAAAGAGAGGTGATATATAATGTTAAAAACATATCTAATTGTTTACGTCATTGTATACATAACTTGGTATCTGATCAATAAGGTATTTGATGGACAACCTGATAAATATCTTAGGGCAAAGATCTGGTACATATTTGAAACACAATATGGGATCATAGTACCTGAAGATATGAAACAGAATCCATTAAAGTATCTGTTGGCAGATCTCAAGAGTATGTTACATAAGAAAGGAGGTAAAAAACATAAAGATGAGTAGCAGTTATATTTACTACTCTCTTTTTTACAAAAAAAAAAGAAAGAGGAGCATTACGCTCCTTCTTCCTCTTTCTTATCAGATACAGTAATTCTACCAAGAATATATCCATAAGCGATAAGTATCAGTGATAAGAAAAACATTCCAATATTCTCTTTTGTTTTCTTACTCATAATAACTACCTCCATTTTGATTTATTATTTTGTATATTACTTTATCTTGCTATAATATAGACATAAGTTTTCACGAAAGAAAGGCCGAAGTACTATGTACAAGCTCCTTATCTTTTCAATTTCCTAACTATGTTAGAAAATAAAAAAGAAAGGCCCTTAGATAGCTTCGAACTATCGTCTCTCACATAAGTGAGCGTAATATCCCATTATACGATATTAACAGGGTATAACTCCCTTTTATCCTCCTTTCCAATATAAAAGAGTATGTTTTCGCGAAATATCTTAAAAAAAAAAATAAGGAGATAATATACTCAATCTCTGCTCGTCGTGTATTCGATCAATATCGGTTACACCGGACAATCTTTCATTATATCCTTACCTCTTTTCCTTTGTGAACAT